ATAGTTGCCGCACCACCTGAACCAAGTGTATATATACTTGTACCAGTAGCATTTTTAATAACAACATTACCAGTAGAATTGTTATTAAATGTAAAACCTTGACCAATTTGCATTGAAGCATCTGCTGGCATATTGATTGTGTAACCAGTTGTACCACTGATTAAGATATAACCAGGTGAAGTTGTAGTCAATGTTGTATTGCCACCTGCACTTGTTGTAATACTTAATGTTGCTGGGATAAATGTTACACCGTTAACTGTACCAGTAAAGTTAGCGTTATTTGCTGAGATATTACCAGTTAACTGACTGTTACCAGTAATATTCAATGTACCTGTTACGTTAGCACCAGTACCAGTAATAACTAATGAAGAATTACCTGCAACTGTTGTTGTAATATTACCATTTCCTGTAATAGTGATATTACTGTTACCGTTCTGTAGTAAGCCACTGTTAATTGTTGTGATATTACCTGTTGTAGCAACTAATGTAGTTGTACCCAAATTACCTGTGTTAGCATTACCACTTACGTTTGCTGTACCAGTGATGTTTGCACCAGTGCTTGTTACTGTCATTACGTTAGCAGTACCTGTAACACTCATATTGATGTTACCGTTGTTTAAAACAGTAATATTACTGTTGCCGTCTGCTAATGTGTTGACTGCTAAGTTTGCCGCAGTCAATGTACCATTAACAGTTAAGTTACCGATGTTAGCATTGCCTGTGTTAGCATAGATATTACCTGCTGTGATACTTGCTGTTACTGCTAGACTGCTCAATGTGCCAACACTAGTGATATTTGGTTGAGCGCCTGTTGTCAATACTGCATTTGTATAGTTAGCAGTTAATAAGTTACCTGCATTGATGTTACCGGCTGTGATGTTACCTGTACCAGTGATTACGCCTGAACCAAATCCCAAATTACCAACGTTAGCGTTGCCTGTAGTAGTGATTGTGTTACTACCAGCCGCGATTGTACCAATAATATTGCCACCAGTGATGTTACCTGTACCTGTGATGACGCCTGAACCAAAGCCCAAATTACCTACGTTAGCATTACCGGTAGTTGTGATTGTGTTGCTACCTGCCGCAATCGTACCAATTACGTTACCTGCTGTAATATTACCTGTACCAGTGATTACTCCACTACCAAATCCTAAATTACCGACATTAGCATTGCCTGTAGTAGTGATTGTGTTACTTCCGGCTGCGATAGTACCAATGATGTTACCACCAGTGATGTTACCTGTTGTAGTAATTGCATTGCTACCTGCCGCAATTGTACCAATGATGTTACCACCAGTGATATTACCAGTAGTAGTGATTGTGTTACTTCCGGCTGCGATAGTACCAATGATGTTGCCACCAGTGATATTACCTGTACCTGTGACTACTCCACTACCAAAACCTAGATTACCTACGTTAGCATTGCCTGTTGTAGTGATTGTGTTGCTACCTGCCGCAATAGTACCAATAATATTACCACCGGTAATGTTACCTGTACCAGTAATAACACCTGAACCAAATCCTAAATTACCAACGTTAGCATTACCTGTAGTGGTAATTGCATTACTTCCGGCTGCGATAGTACCAATTACGTTACCTGCTGTAACATTACCTGTACCTGTGATAACACCTGATCCAAAGCCTAAATTACCTACGTTAGCATTACCTGTGATGTTTGCTTTTGTTAAGTTAGCGATATTTGCGCTAAGATTACCTGCTGTAGACAAGTTGCCACCAGATACATTGCCTGTTGCGCTAATTAATCCACCTGAATAAATGTTGCCACCTGCACCAATACCACCTGCAACTTTCAATGCACCTGTTGTGCTACTTGTTGAAACTGTAGTAGGTTCAATTTTAAATTGTTGTTGTGCGTTACTAAAACGCATTACTTCGTTGGTTGTTAAGAAACCACCAACTGCAAATACGATATCATTTGTTGTGCCTGTTCCACCTGTTGCAAGAACTAAGTTACCGCCTAATCCAGGAACACCTGATGTGAATAAATAACCATCATTTGGTGCAGTGATTGTAAAGTTTGCATCATTATAAGTAGAACCAGTAAAGCCCATGTCTACCCAACCAGCAGCAGCATTACCATTATCTCCGTAACCTACCCAGTCTACACTAGCGTTTGCGTTTTGATTAACTAATGAAGCTGCCGAATACTGATCAGCGTTTGCACTACCGATCAATACTGAGTTGGGGAAACTTGCTTCTTGTGAAGTATTAGAACCAATAAACAATGCATTACCAACAAGCATGTTGTTGTTTGCAATGATGTTAGTGTTAGATGTGATATTGCCATTAGCAACAATAGTATTTGTGATGTTTGCATTGTTACCTGCAATATTACCGGTTACCGTTACGTTTTGTGCAAAATTACCATAGTTAGCAGTTAACAAGTTACCTAAATTTGCATTAGCAGAAGTTAAGTTACCTGCAATAGAAACTGCATTAGTTGTTTTGTTGAATGTAAAGCCCCCTGTTGAGTTAGCAAGACCGCTATCATTGAACACAACATCTGTGTTGCTACCTGGAATTACTAGATTACCTGTAATGTTACCTGTAATGTTACCGTGAATAGTTCCACCAACATATAAGTTACCACCGACACCAGCGCCGCCTGCTACTGTTAATGCACCAGTTGTTGTGCTTGTTGATACAGTAGAAGGTTTGATTTGGAATGTTTGTAATGTGTTTTCAAAGCGCATTACTTCATTACCGGTGTCATATCCGTTACCAAATACGATATCATTGTTTGAACCAGTACCTGCTGTAGCAATAACTAAGTTGCCACCAAACCCCGGAACACCTGAACCTACTAAATAAGCATCACCTGGTTGAGTCAATCCAGTATTAGGAACATCGTATGTCGAACCAGTAATACCCATGTCAACATAACCTGCCAATGCATTACCATTATCTGCATACGCTGCAAAGTCAGCGCTTGCATTTGGATTTTGATTGATCAATGCAGCTTCTGCATAATTTGCAGCGTTGCCTGCCATTAATAGTAATGAGTTAGGGATGTCAACTGAAAGATTAGCAGTACTACCAACTTCGATGAAACCAGGGCCTAAAATATATCCACCATTCAATAGCAGATTACTAGTAGTTCCTGCAATTTGAATAGTACCATTTGAATATATTTGATTAGCGTTTACATTGCCAGTAGTGTTTACTACGTTGGCATTTACGTAATTTGCTGTTGCAAGGTTGCCTAAATTAGCATTACCTGCATTAACATTAGCATGTACATTTACATAATTTGCTGTTGCAAGATTGCCTAAATTAGCATTATTAGATACAATGTTTCCAGTAACAGTTAGTACTTGTGTTGAATCATTATATGTAAAGTTTGCGCTGGCTGCTAAGTCAGCACCTGAACCTTTATATTGTACATATGTTGCACTACCTGCGGCTTGATTAAAGTCTACAGCAACGCCGTTAGCGTAATAATAGTTGTTTGTTTTAATACCACCTGTAGTAATATTACCAACAACATTTAAATAACCAGAAGTAAAGATGCCCTCTGAGTTATCTGTTGTTTCAATACCAAAGATATTTGCTTTGCCTGATGAGTTGAATGCAATAGCAACTGCTTCGTTATCAACCAAATCCCATGTTGTTTCGTTTTCGATAGAAGCAATGTTACCGTTTTGTACGTAGAATGCATAGTTGCCTACACCTGAACCCATTGCATTACCAAGAACACCGATGTTATAACCACCGTTGTGTGTATCTACTGAGTAACCTCTTACACCGACTGCGGCGCCAGTATCAGTAGTACTTGTAACTTGACCTTGACCTTGAACACCAGTTGCTTTAGTGCCGCCGTTTGATCTACCGATACCTAAGATACCAATACCAGTAACGGTAGCGTTAGAATTAAGAGCCGCAGCCTCACCAACTAAACCGATATTGTCAGGGAATGTTTCACCGGAATCATCTTGTGAAGCAATAGCAATTGCGTTTGGAAATTCTGTACTGTTTGCAGTAGCACCAATTTTTACGTTTACTAGTGTACCAACGCTTGTAATGTTAGGTTGAGCAGCATATGTTAACACACCAGTAAAATAGTTACCTTGTACTGTGTTACCTAAATTTGCATTGCCTGCTGAGAAATTACCAGTGAATAAACCATCACCTGTAACTTTGATTGAGTTATTATTGATTTGAACTACGTTTGCAGTTCCGTTTGCTGAGATAGTAACATTACCACCTGCAAAAGGAATAGCAACATTACTAGTACCATTTGCCAAAATATCTACTGCAATATTAGCCGCAGTTAATTGACCGGTTACAGTTAAGTTAGAAATAGTTGCATTACCTGTAATGTTTGCACCATTTGCAGTAATATTACTTACAAAATTACCATAATTAGCTGTTACTAAATTACCTAAGTTAGCATTACCTGTTGACAAGTTGCCACTTACATTTGCAGTACCTGTGATATTAGCGCCGGTGCTTGTAACTGTTAATACATTGGCATTACCACCTACACTTGTGTTAACATTACCATTATTAAGAACAATTACATTACTTGTACCATTTGATAATAAGTCAACTGCAATATTAGCCGCAGTTAATTGACCTGTTACAGTTAAGTTAGAAATAGTTGCATTGCCATTGATGTTTGCATTACCGTTTAAGTAAACATAGTTGTTAGCTTTGTTAAATGTGAAATTTGCTGAAGAATTAGCATCACTAGAATCATTGAAAGTAATACCTGTATTGGGACCGGGAACAATCAAGTTACCACTAATATTACCTACAAAGTTACCATAAAAATTACCAGCACTAATGTTACCTGTCACTACTAGGGCATTTGCTGGGCTTAATGAAGAGTTACCTACTGATAACACGCCATTTGCATAATCGTATGCAAATGTGGGATCGTTACCAAAAGTGCCGGCTTGGTCAAAATAAACCCCTGTGTTTGCTCCTTGGGCTGTAGGGAAAGTAGTAATATTGCCATTTGAATCCAATAACGATAGATTATCTGTTGGACTTAAAAAGATAGTACCCTTACCACTTGGGGGTGTTGGTACTGTATTACCGGCTTCTTGTTTTAATATTAGTGACATTGCTAAATTTCCTTAACTTATTCTTTATTTATCATTTCTGTTAACCCACCACCCAATTAATTCCGTTAGATAGTACCGGAACTGCATTGGTTCCGCCACTGCCAACGACAGATAAAAATGTTGTTGTATTAGCATCTGTGATATATGCTCTGGCGCCTGCGCCAACGGCAGCTGCCGTTGGTAAACCTGAATAGGTTGTGGGTGTTGTTTTTACTACATGAGTAACCAGCATATTTTGAGTAGTAACAAATGTTAAATTTGCATTACCCGTAATATTACCCTGATTATTAAAAATGATTTGTGTGTTTGATGTGCCTTTAATTCCGTCAACTTCTACCAGTACACCTTCAATATCTAGCACACCATCAACTGTGATAGGTACACTAAATAAACCTTGATAGTTAGCCTGAATAGTTAAGTCTGTGCCTACAGGAACATAAGTAGGCATTGGCGCCGGAGATTGTGTACTGGCAGGGGAAACGAATGCAAGATTACCTGACCCGTCTGTTCTCAAGAAGTATCCGTTAGAACCGCCAGTAATAGTAACATTTGCTACATTACCTAAGTTGGATAGGCCTGTTATATCTATGTTTGTAGTAGATATATTGCCCGTCGGTGCGTCTAGGGTTATATCCCCAGCCGTAAGGCCGTTTTTTACGTTAAAATACTTCGTTGTCACAGTTCCATTTTCCCTGCTAAACTTAATTAATTTTTAATTACTTAAATCATAAATCAAGTTTTTATATAAGTTGCTACCACATTTACATTTGCTGTTGTTACTACAGAAGAATTTGCTGTAGCATACAACGTGACATTACCAGTAACACCGCTGATGTTAGCAGTAATATCGACTATATCGGCTGTATCGTTAGTACAGATTGATCCATATATTGTTATATATGCACTTGAAGCACCGTCCTGAACTAATAATGTTTCAACTGATTGATATCCATTAGCACTTGAAGCACTAATTACATATTTTGCTGTTCTAAATGCTGATGGTGAGAATTGATCAATCATTGTGGGTGTTGTTGATACAGACACATTACTACGATTAGAAATTGCGCCACCTGCAAACGCAACATAGTCAGTATTAACATTACCTGTTAGTGTGATGTTACCATCATTAGTTACTGAAACATTGCTTGAACTATTACCAACAAACAAGTTGCCTGTTAAGTTTGCATTACCATTAGCGATTGCTACGTTGCTTGAACTATTACCAACAAATACATTCGTACTAATGTTCGCAAAGTTAGAGATTAATAAATTACCAACGTTTGCATTACCTGATACAATATTACCTGTACCTGTAATTGTTCCTGTACCAAATCCTAAGTTACCAACATTAGCATTGCCTGTGACATTAGCAGTATTTGCTACTAAGTTACCAGTTACATTTGCATTACCTGCATTTAATTGAACTGTAACATTAGCATTACCTGCCGTTAACAATGTTGTTACATTTGCGTTGGCAGCTGTTAAATTAGCAGTTACGTTTGCATTACCTGCTGTCAAGGTACCAATTATATTTGCGTTATCACTAGTGATATTACCTGTTCCAGCGTTAGCAACTATTAATGAACCATTAACATTTGCACCAGCAGTAGTTACGTTTACTATGTTAGAAGCACCGTTAACGCTTATAACAACCGGACCGTTCGTTGAAGGAATACTTACATTTGAACTACCATTGCTGATACTTGATTGACTGATTGTAGACCATGAGAGTGAACCTGAACCATCAGTTTGCAAGTATTGTCCGCTCTGACCGCCTAAGATATGTACGTTACTGATATTACCTAAATCTACGTTACTACTAGTACTGAAGTCAACTGGGCCAATTGCTACTGCTAAGTTAGCTAATGTACCTAAACTAGTAATATTGCTTTGTGCATTTTGTGTTACATAACCAGCTAAGTTTGCATTTGCAACATTACCTGTTACATTAGCACCAGTAATACCACTGATAGCCGCACCGTTACCAATCAAGTATGTTGAGCCACTACCAATATTACCAGCAGTAATATTACCAGTAGAACTAGTGATATCACCAGTAACACTTAAACTTGTTAATGTACCGACACTTGTGATATTGCTTTGTGAGTTTTGTGTAACATAACCGGCTAAATTTGCATTTGCTACATTACCTGATACGTTAGCACCAGCGATGTTGCTGATACTAATACCATTACCGTATAACTGAGTAGTTGTTTGACCAATATAGTTTGCAAGAACATAACCAGTATCACTAGTAATATTACCAGTAACTTCTAAGTTTCCTAATGTACCTACACTTGTTAGACTCGAAGTAACAATACTTGATGCAAGTGTGTTACCTGTTAAGTTAGCCGCATTAGCAGTAATATATGTGTTACTTGCATTTGTTAATTGACCTTGGTCATTAACTGTAAATGTTGCTACTACATCACCGCCACCATATGAACCTGCTGACACACTTGTGTTTGCAATACTAATAACTGTACCATTGATGCTAATACCTGTACCAGCAGTATATTCACCAGCCGCTGAGAACTGAGTGAATGTAATTGGTGTTGTACCAAGAGTTACAGGAGGTTGTGTAGTACATACCCAACCAGTATTTGCATTTGTAGTACCAGCAATAATGAATGTAAATGCACCTGGGATTTCACCACTTGGGCTTTGTGAGTCAAAGTCATTGGTACGTGTTAAAATGTATGGTGAACCTGCACTACCTGTAGCAGTAACAGAATAGATACCGTTATATGGTTGATTTCCACCTGTTTCATTTTTAACTAGAATACGTTCACCAACACTTAGTGTTCCGCCATCAACTGTTAGTACACCATTTACATTACCTGTTAATGTTGCACCAACACCACTTGCACCGTTGTTATAAGTGTATGCTGGGAGTGCCGCGGCTGTTGCATATTCGCAAGATGCTTTAGGCAATAGACCTTGTGCAGTAACATCTACATAGTTCTTTGTTGCCGCATCTTGTGGATTGTACGGATCTTTAAGATTTGTAATGTATGTGTTAGCAACATCAACATTACCTGTACCATCTGGATGTAAATTAATATCACCGTTTGTTGTAGTTGTAACTGTGATTGGACCTGACACGCTTGAAACGGTGTTAGCAAGTACGTCTGAATTTGATTGAATATTACCTGATACTAGTAAACTTGTTAATGTACCAACACTTGTGATATTTGGTTGTGCATTTGATTGTACATTTAATGTACCACCTAATGTGTTAGCAACAATGTTACCTGCATTAGCATAGATATTACCAGCAGTAATGATAGTAATGTTAGCGTTTGCAGATGTCAAGAATGATGTAATATTAGCGTTGGCTGCTACTAGATTAGCAGTTACATTAGCATTACCAGTAACTAAATTATTCGTTACATTGGCATTACCGGTGTTCAATTGACTTGTAACATTAGCATTACCAGCATTTAATTGACTTGTAACATTAGCATTACCAGTTGTTAATAAAGTAGTTACGTTAGCATTACCGGCATTTACATTGCTTGTTACATTAGCATTTCCACCAACAGTAAGATCCAATGTTACATTTGCGTTGCCTGTAGTCAATAATGTAGTTATGTTTGCATTACCTGCATTTATATTACTTGTTACATTAGCATTTCCACCAACAGCTAAGTCTGTAGTAACATTTGCATTACCAGTTGTTAATAATGTAGTTACATTTGCATTACCTGCATTTACATTGCTTGTTACATTAGCATTTCCACCAATTATAATGTCTGTTGTTAGATTTGCATTATTTGCACTTACATTACCGGTTACGTTAGCATTACCACCAACTATAATGTCTGTTGTTATGTTTGCGTTACCAGCAAACAAATTACCTTGTACATTTGCATCATTTGCAAAGTTTGCATAGTTAGCAGTTACTAAATTACCTAAGTTTGCTGTTCCGCTGGCCGGGGCTGTGAAATTACCTGTTGTGTCAAAAATCCATTGATAGTCTGAACCTGCGTTAGCATTAATGTAAATATTACCACTAGCAACAGGGACACTTACATTACTGTTACCATTTTGAATTTCGGTAACACCGGGACTTGATGACCAAGTCAAGTTACCTGTACCGTCAGTACTAAGTACAGCACCTGAACTGCCGCCACCGATATAGACATTACCAACGTTTCCTAAGTTAGCATACGTACTAACTTTTAGATTTGCTGTTTGTACTGAACCTGAGTTAGCATATATTGTATTGCTGGCTGCATCAATGATTACGTTCCCGATTGTTGCGCCATTTTTAATTACGAAATTCTTTATTGATGTTGACATTTTTTATCCTAATTTATTAAAATCAATCGGGTACATATGTCCCCAACAAGTTTAGACTAGTACCACTATTAAGTCCTGATGCTAACAATTGCACATTTCCACCATTAATAGCAGAACTTAATACCACTAAATCTACCCCTGTAGTAGACAAACTACCATATACTGTTATAAGACTATTTATGCTATCATGAATCAAAAGTGCTTCAATCGACTGATAACCGGTGTTGTCTCCCACCTTAATTGTGTATTTTGCAGACCTATATTCAGCTAGAGGAAATTGGTCTACAATTGTATTTGTATTGACATTTATACTGGTTCTTTGTGAGTATAAATTTGAAACTGCAATGTTTGTTGCAATAATTGTTTGTGTAGTACTAACATTTCCGTTAGAAACTAAGTTACCCTGTATAGTAGTATTACTTGAACTTGATCCTAAAGTAACGTTAGAACTTAATCCAATATTAATATTAGCAACACCTGACACTAGTATACCTGCGCTATTACTACCACTGTCTACAGAAATCGTGCTGTTTCCAATAGTCACGCATCCACTATTTGCTATCAAATAGTTTGAAGTTACTTGAGTGTTAGTTACTGAAGTAGTTCCAACTGTTACATTTCCATCAGATACTGTGGTACTACCTACACTTACATTGCTACTAGATACTACAGTATTTCCTACAGTTACATTGCTACTAGATACTACAGTATTTCCAACAGATATATTACTACTTGAAACTACAGTATTTCCAATTTTTACATTACTACTTGAAACTACAGTATTTCCAATTGTTACATTGCTACTTGAAACAACCGTGTTACCAACTGTAACATTACTACTAGATACCACTGTGTTACCAACAGATATATTGCTACTTGAAACTACTGTATTACCAATTGTAACATTGCTACTAGATACTATGGTGTTACCAACAGTAACATTGCTATTTGATATTGAAGTAGTACCTACTGTAATATTACTACTTCCCAATGAGGTGTTACCTACACTAACAGTGTTACTTGTAATTGTTGAATTACCAACAGTAACATTGCCGTCACCCACAGTAGTGTTACCAATTGTTACATTACTTGCGCCAACAACAGTATTACCAACTGTTACATTACTGTTAGAAATAGTAGTACTACCTACACTTACTGAATTGCTTGAGATAGTTGATGTGCCTACTGTGACATTGCCATTGGATACAGTAGTAGTTCCGATAGTCACATTGTTATTGCCAACTACAGTATTTCCAACTGTGACATTGCTATTAGATATTGTAGTAGTGCCAACTGTAATATTACTGTTACCTACTACTGTATTACCTACTGTAACATTGCTGTTAGAAATTGTTGTATTGCCAACTTTTACATTACTATTTGAGATAGTAGTATTACCAACTGTAACATTACTATTTGAAACCGTGGTTGTCCCCACAGTAATAGTATTTGAAGTGATGGTTGAGTTACCGGCAGTTACATTACCAGTTTGAGTAACTACATTGCTTACGTTAGAAAGTGTTTGCGCAACTTTAGTCCATGATCTAAGTACGGAGTTATACTTATACGTGTAGGTACCATCGTTGTATGTTTGTCCGTTTGTTGGGTTTACTGGGAATGCCATGTCTTATTTACCCTTTAAAAGCTAGGTGGTAAGAAATCGTAGAAATAACTACTTGATCCGTCAGTTACCCACATGTATAATCTTTGAAAATTATTAGGATTGTCTATATAGAAGAAAATGTCGCCGTAATTTAATGTTGCAAAATCAGGGGGAGTGGGACCATAATAGAACGTTGATGCCCAAACTGTGTTCGTACCGTTACTGGTTAGTACCTGGCCCTGTGTGCCTGTACTGCCTGTACTATCACTAATAAGTGAATTTGCTGATAAGTTTATGTTTCCTGTAACATTGGCGTTACCATTGACAATGAAATCATTGTTTGCTGTTAGATAGTTCGCTGTTACGTTACCGTTTGCATTTAAATTAACTGCTACATTTACATAGTTGGCAGTTACTAAATTACCTAAATTTGCTGTGCCGTTTGCAGGTGCGGTTAAATTACCTGTGGTATCAAAATTCCATTGTTGACTGCCGTTAGTGTTGATATAGACATTACCACTAACATCAGGTAAACTTACGTTACTTGAGCCATGCTGAATTTCTGTTATGTTTGACGGGCTTGATGACCAAGTTAAATTTCCATAACCGTCTGTTGTTAGAATTTGACCATTACTACCACCACTGATATAAACATTGCTGATTGGGCCCAATGATACTTGATTAGCACTACCGAAGTTTACATTACCTCTAGCCACTAAACCAGTACTAGAAATTGTTACAATATTAGCAGTTCCACTAGCACTAAAATTAATATTACCATTACCGGTAATAGCCATATTAGTATTGCCATTTTGTACAGTAGTTACCTCTGCATTACCTGCTACTACTAGACTTGCTCCGGTGCCGCTTGTTAAAACAAGATTACTACCGCTATCGGTTTCAATAGTACTATTACCAATGTAGATAGTATTTCCAGATAGGTATAAATTACCCCAACGGTGAACATTTGAACCTAAATCAGAAATATTATTGGAAAAAGGAACTACATTTCCTGTAATTCTTATATTTGCAGGAAAATTTACATCAGCAGTTTCAGTATTGACTACAAAACCGTTTATACCTGTTGGTACGCCGTCGTTTTCGTATAAAATTTCCCCGTAAGTAGCATTTATAACTCCGCCACCACTTACGTCAATTAAGATACCGTCAACTTCAAGTTGACCGTCAATTTCAATTGGTTGTGCAAAAAGACCTTGATAATCAAAGGGTACAACAGTTGCTTGACCGTTGGGAATAAAGTACGGCATTGGTGCCGCACTATTTGAACTTACTGAAGAAAAACTTAAATTGCCATTTCCGTCAGTTTGTATATATTGACCTGCAGTTCCGCCGCCAATAAAAATATTACTGACATTACCTAAATTAGCATAGGTGTCTACGGTTAAAACATTAGCAGTAACATTCGCATTAACGTCAACAACGTTAATAATCGAGTTAACACCAACGCTAAACCCGTAGCCGGAATTTAAGGGCTTTAGTGCCATTATTAAATCGTCCTAAATTGTGTGGTCCATACTGTTGAGTTTGTACTTGCAGGAGATACCTGTAATGCAATGTTGCTACCGACAATATTAACCGCTAATCCACCTGTAGTTGCTCCGATAAATGTTGTTCCATAAATTACGAAATCTGCATTTGCTGATCCGTCTGACACAGCCATAACTGTAGCCGCACTATATTTGTTTAATGTGCCGTTTTCATCAACACCTTTAACAAAGAATTCTACACCTGTAATGCCTGCTACTGGTATTTGTGCAACTGTTTGATTAGCCGCAATACTTGCTGTTGTTACTGTTGCCCAATATATTGCTGTGTTACCTAATACAATCGCATTAGCTACATTTGCATCATATGTGTTAACTACGTTACTAACTGTAATGTTACCATCATTTGTGATTGCAACATTGCTTGAATTATTGCCAACAAAAATGTTACCTGTTAAGTTTGCATTACCGTTACTAATATTTACATTACTTGAACTGTTGCCTACAAATAATGTGCTAGTAATGTTTGCATTTCCATTGATATTTGCATCGTAATTAGCAGTAATATAATTTGCAGTTAAATTACCTGTGATGTTTGCAGGGCCACCGTTGTTGATGTCTATGCTATTACCATAGAATGCATTAGCAGTAATATTGCCTGTTAACGCATTGACATTACCTGAAGCACTTACATCTACAACATTTGCTGTGTTAGCAGTTATAACATTTACACCGCTGATGTTGCCGCCACTACCTGTACCAACTTGAACATTACCTGTGATATTTGCATTGCCACCGACAATTAAATCAGTTCCAACATTTGCATAACCTGTTGAAATAAAGTTATTTACGTTAGCATATGTGTTAACTGTTAAACTGTTAGTAACTGTTGCTGTGTTAGAATTAACATTTCCAGCTAATAAATTACCAGTTAGTGTTAAACTTGTACCAGTTGCGTCACCAATATTTGGTGTTGTCAACTGTGCATTTGCCGCAACTGTGATGTTACCACCAACAATTGCAGTAGTTGTTCCGTCTACGTTAGCAGTAATTAATGTTCCAGTAACATTGATGCCGTTTGCACCTGTATAAGCACCACCTTGACTGAATTGTACAAATGCAATGTTTGTAATACCGATATCAATTTCACCAGTTGTTGTTACGATCCAGCTTGAACCACCGTATACATCACCTTCAGTTACAAAGAAGTATGAACCTGCTGCCAAACCATTTGCACTTTGTGGGATATAACTATTACCATCAGCACTTCTTGTTAATACCCAAGGAGTTGAACCATCACCAACTGTTGTTACATCGTAAACACCATTGTATGCTTGATTTGTTTGACCAGTTACAAGAACACGTAAGCCTGTAGTAGTTGTTACACTATCAACAATTAATGCGGCAAGTGTACCTGCATTTGTCAATGTTGCACCTGTACCTGCTTGACCTAATGCAGGCTGTGACAATCCTGATCCAGCAGTTAATGTTTCTACTGGGGCGGGACCATAATATTCATCCTTCAATGTGATTTGATTAGATGCGGGTACTGAAGCTACATAGTAGATATCAGGATCGCCACTAATACCATTGAATGAATTAGTAAATGAAATTGTATTACCTACGCTTAATCCGTGCGCGCCACTAAACTGAACAACACTATTACCAATAATGTCAGTAACAGTTAGACTTGTACCACCATTGTTATAACTTGCATTCAAATTACCTGATGACAACACATTTGCCGCTGGGTGAACATATAAACCTTGACTGATGTTATCAACATATTGCTTTGTAGCCGCATCTTGTGGATTAACTGGATCAGCAAGACTTGTAATGTATGTGCTGTGAACATCAACGTTACCTGCACCACCTGGTACTAAGTTAATATTATATGTGCCATTAGATACCAAATCACTTGCAATTTGTAAATATGTACCAGTACTTGTGATAGTGTTGCCAACAAATGTGCTTGTTGTTGTGATATTAGCGTTAGCATATAATGTACCAATTACATTAGCACCTGTTGCTGTTACTGTTAATACGTTAGCATTACCACCAACTGACAAGTTGATATTGCCGTTAACTACTGGAATAGCAACATTACTTGTACCGTTTGCCAATTTACCTAATAAATTACCAACTGTTAAGTTACCTGTAATATTTGCATTTGTTTGTACATACAAATTACCCGCAATGTTAGCATCAGCATTTGCATAGAAGTAATTTGATAATATGTTACCTTGAACGTTTACATTACCGTTAGCATTTAAGTCATTACCTAAATTTGCATAGTTAGCAAACAAATAATCAACACCGCTGATGTTACCACCTGTGCCGCCTCCAGTAGTAATATTACCACCAACTTCAAGATTGCCTTGAATATTTGCATCATTTGCAAAGTTTGCGTAGTTTGCAGTTACTAAGTTACCTAAATTAGCTGTGCCGATTGCAGGGAATGTTGTATTACCTGTAGTATCAAAGATCCATTGATAGTCTGTACCTGCATTAGCATTAATGATTACATTACCATCAGCGACAGGAATACTTACATTACTGTTACCATTTGCAACTTGTGAACCTGATGCCCAACTTAAGTTACCTGTACCATCTGTAGTAAGAACTTGATTTAATGCGCCACCGTAAATGTGAACATTAGCAACATTACCTAATACCACATTTGGATTATTTGTGTTGAAGTCAATAGTTTGACCTGAACCAACACTAAATGTACCGTCTGATCCAAATTGATATTCCCAATATTGTGCATTAGTGTATAATAATATATCACCATTGTCATTTAATATAACTTGACTGTAGTTTGCACCGCTTGTTTGAATACTGATATTGTTTGCCGCAGGTGTTGTGATTGTTGCATAACCACTGTTAGCGTTAGGTAAAATTAAATTACCATTATCTTCGAATATCCAGTTATATGCACCTTCTTGACTGTACAACTTAACATTACTATTAGTGCCATTGTCATTTAATTGGATACCTGAATAGACACCAGAATTGGTATAGATGTTAATTGCTGTGTTTGGTTGGCCAGTTATGCTAGAACCATTTGGCAATGTTAATTGACCGTTTTGATCAAATGTCCAGTTTTGTGATTCAGCATTTGTAGCAATTGTTACATTACCACCAGGGCCGTCAGTTAAGTAAATTTCACTATAACTTGAAACATTAGAAGTATAAAAATCAAGATTTGTAAGTGAAGTAATTACGCCATAAACTGGTAGTGTAAGATATCCATTTGTATCAAATACCCATTGTTGATCACTGCCACTATTAGCATTAATGTAAACGTTACCGTCTTGAGATGGGATAGTTACATTACTATTACCATTTTTAATTTCGTTGATGTTTGGCGCTTCAGTCCATGATAAGTTACCGGTACCGTCAGTTTGAAGAACATAGCCGTCACTGCCACCTAAAATGTGAACATTACCGATATTACCTAATTGTACATTTGCATTATTAGTACTAAAGTCAACAAGACCACCGTTACTTGTAAAACTATTAGCAAAGATAACGTTTGCGCCACTGATGTTACCTGCACTGCCTGTTGTAGAGAAATTATTTGCTGTTACATTGCCAGTTACATTAGCATTGCCAGTGATTGTTACATCATTGGCAAAATTTGCATAATTAGCAGTTACTAAATTACCAAGATTTGCTGTACCGACTGCAGGGAATGTAGTGTTACCAGAATTATCAAGATTCCATTCATACTCACTACCTTCATAATCAGTATAGAAGTAGATGTTGTTTGTATCAATGTCAATATAACTATTGCCAGAAGCGTCCGTTAGATTTAGACTACCGCTATTTGGTATGATGTAGCTACTGCCAGGTACTGTTAAATTACCTGTTATGTCAAATACCCATTGAGAATCGGTTGCTGCATTAGCATTGATATAAATATTACCACTAGCAACAGGAATGCTTACATTACTATTACCATTTTGAATTTCAGTAACACCGGGGCTTGATGACCAGTTTAAGTTACCTAATCCGTCAGTACTAAGTACTGCACCTGAGTTACCTCCACCAATGTAGATATTACCCACATCGCCTAGATTTGCGTAATTACTTACAACTAGATTGGCTGTGGTAACATCGGTATTTGGGTAGATTACTGTTGTAATCGTACTGTTACCTACGCTAAAACCGCCTACTGAATTTAATGGTTTAAGAGACATTTGCTGATTCCTTATTATCTTATATTTATCATTTTCTCAAAAATGGGCATACACTCATTCTTATTTTTATGTTGCATACTGCGTGATTTGCATCTTATACGTCACGGTATTCATTGTTTCCGGTGTTACGTATAACACGATGTACCCTGCATTGTACGATATAGAATAGTCCCCAACTGGGCCACCTACATATAATTGACTGTATTCATTATAGTTAACATTGCCACTATAATATACCGCTGTAGACTTTGTGATTTGTCTATAACCAGCTGTAGCATCAGTAGCAACAATAGTAAATTCTAATCCTGAAATATTTGCGGCACTGATTGCTAACAATTGTTGCAATCCTGCACCTGATGTTGTGGCAGCAAACGTGTTTGCAGTCCAAAACTGATTTAATCCTGTACCCAGTGTTAGTGAGTTTGCAACCATACTACCTACTAAGTTTACAACACCTGTTACATGATTGTATGTAAAATTAGTATTTCCACTGAATGTGCCGTTTTGATTGAACTGAATTTGATTGTTTGCGCCACCTGGGCTACCTGTACTTGGAACCCATTGTAAATCACCTGATCCATCAGTAGATAAGATATATCCTGCGCTACCACCACCAATACTTACATTTCCTGCATCACCCAATGCAAGTACACTACCATCCCAAGTTACAGTAGGTATACCACCAAAGTCACCTTCTAAATTAAACTGTAACTGAGTGTTGTTACCACCGGGTAATCCATTACCACCTGCAGGGGCCGCCCAAACTAAGTTCCCTGCTCCGTTTGTTTTTAATACATAACCATTGCTACCACCTGCAATGTTGATATTACCAACATTACCTAAATTAGTTTTACCAGTAACTGTTAAATTACCTGTTCTAGTGTTACCTGTAACATTAGCATTGTTAACAATCGTTATTGATCCTGAAACAGTTGCATTGGGTGCTGTTAATACACCAGTTGAACTATTAAATGTAAATCCAGTAGTACCTGCAAAGTTGCCATTGTCATTGTATTGAACTTCTGTGTTAATACCGCCGGGGTTTCCACCACCGCCACCTTCAGCCCAAGATAATGCACCTGCACCATCTGTAGTCAATACATAACCACTAGTTCCGCCACCAATACTGATTTGAGATACATCACCCAGTGTTAATAAACTACCATCCCATGTAGTAGTTGGTATGCCTGCAAAACTTCCACTGTTATTAAACTGTAATTGTTGATTTGAACCGCCGGGCGTTCCTGATGCTTGTAACCAACTTAGATTACCTGTACCATCAGTAGATAACACATAACCTGTTGTACCACCAGTAATTGTTAAGTTACTAATGCTTCCTAAATTAGCAGGTCCTTGTATGTTTAGATTAGTTAGTGTACCTAAACTAGTAATGTTAGGTTGAATATTAGTTGTTAATCTACCGCCTAAATTGACTGCATTAACATTGTCTGATGCATTTAATGTAATTACATTAGCAGTTGTTGCCTTTAATGTTCCTGTAACATTTGCGCTTGATGCAGTTACATTATATGTTGCAACTACATTTGGTACAGTCATTACACCTGAGGTGTTTGTAAATGTAAATCCGGCTGCGCCACCAAATGTACCTGCATTGTTGAATTGAATTTCTGTGTTACTACCACCGGGTGTTCCATTACCACCGCCGCCACCTGTTTGTGCAGTCCAACTTAGATTACCTGTACCGTCAGTTTGTAACACATAACCATTAACACCACCGCTGATTACAACATCAGATATACCTGCATTTAATGAGTTAACAGGACCATAAACGTTACTACCTGCAACACTATTAGCAATAGCCGCAAACGCTACTTGTCCTGTGACGTTTCCACCGGCTACTCCATTTGCGATAGTTGCATACTCTACTGCACCGTGAACATTTGCACCAGCAACATAATTAGCAATAGCCGCATAATTAACTTGTCCGAATACATTACCACCTGCAACACTGTTTGCCACGTTGGCATAATTAACTGCGCCGAACACATTGCTACCTGACACGCTGTTTGCAACACTTGCATATTGTACAGCACCTGTTACATTGGCACCGGCTACTGAGTTTGCTGTAGCCGCATAATTGACTTGTCCAAATACATTACTACCTGCTACTCCATTTGCAATAGTAGCATAAGCAACTGCTCCAGTAACATTACTACCTGCTACACTATTAGCAATGGTTGCATACTCTACTGCACCTGTAATGTCACTGCCTGGAATACTTGCATTAAGTGTACCTGTAACTGATAGATTAGGTACTGTTACAACACCTGTTGCACTATTGAAAGTAAAACTAGGCAAGCCACCAAACTGACCAGCATTATTAAATTGAATGTATGTGTTGCTACCACCGGGGTTAGTGTTACCCCCACCATTACCTGATCCAGGTGCCCATTGTAGATTACCTGTACCATCAGTTTGTAGATAATAGCCAAAAGCTCCGCCACCTAATTTAACATTAGCAACACTACCCAATGACAAGTTTGCGCCATCCCATGTAGTGATTGGTATTCCACCAAATGATCCATTGTTATTAAATTGTAGTTGAGTAGTGCTACCGCCGGCTGCCCCTGCAAAAGGAGTACCGTTAGCCCAATAAAATTGATTTGCATATACATTAGAAGCAGTAACATTTCCTGATGTAAAAACATTAGTAACAATATTACCATTGCCATCAGTAATAGCGATAGGTGGTATACCAACTGAGTAACCTGCTAATGAATTAAAGAGTTCTGCTGCCATTGTAAAATCCGTTTAAGTAATCTAGTATTTATCTATTGCCCTTTTTATATACCGTGGTTTGAAGAACCTAGGAGTGCTTTATTTTATAAATACAATATGATTACTACTCAACCACCAAGACCTATATGCATTAATTGCAAATTTTCATTAGCAAAGTCTAATGGAAAAAGTAAACATGGATTTCAAAAGTGGCATCGATATTGTGTTGAGTGTGCTAAATCGATATACAATCCTAGATTTAAACACTTACAATATAAAAAGTTACATTGTGAGCAATGTAGCTTTGAAGCAGAAGACAAATGTCAATTAGATTTGATATTTGTAGATGGGAATAAAAAGAATAAAACTAAAAAGAATATGTTAACACTATGTGCAAACTGTAGTAGATTGTACAAAAAGCGCCAACGTACAGGTAAAAAATCAATTTTAAATAATGTTACTGTTGATGCTGATATTAGGATTGCTTGATTTTTAGTAATCTTAAAAATTCAAATATTTTTATATACATAAACCCAATATCAAATTCAAACTTTTCACGACTAAGTTTACAACTTGCAGGATTTAAGTGATGATTATTGTGTAACTCTTCACCACCTACAACAATGCCCCAAGGAGTTATGTTATGACTATGATCTTTAGTCTCACCGTTACGATATCCCCACCAATGGCCTATCCCATTGATAACTCCGGCTGCCCAAAAGGGTATCCAAATCATTTGCACACCCCATATTAATAATCCTATTGTTCCAAACAATGTTAGATTGATCCAAAGCATTATTAGTATGCCTAAAAAATTATATCTAGTATAAATTTTTTCTATAAAATCATCAGGTGTGCCTACACCATACTGATTTACCATGTCTTTGTCTTTTACTGCACTACTATATAACAATGCGCCCCTAGAGAATACACGCCATATTCCATAGACATGTGGGCTATGTGGATCACCTTCTTTGTCACTAAATCTATGATGCTTTCTATGAGTTGCTACCCACTGTTTAGTTACCATACCTGTTGTAAGCCATAACCAAAATCGCATAAAGTGACTTAATACAGGATGAAATTCTAGTGACTTGTGAGCCTGTCCTCTGTGCAAGAACAACGTCACACATACTATAGTGATGTGTGTAACTATTAAAGTGTATATGATATATGTCATGCTATATTTAACCCATAAGAAAAGGCTCCGTAGAGCCTTTTCTGTCTTTCATACCAACAATGTTGATTATTGGAATGTCAAGTTTTGAACTGCGATTTCACCAACATAGTCAGCAGCGTTACCAAATGATGACGCTGTGTTTGTCAATTCGATATAACCATAACGAGTCATGAATGACACTACTGGTTCGAATGTAGTTGGATCAAGAACAACACCACTGCTCATCAATGGAATGTATGGGCAATAGAATGCTGCTGCATCAGTTTCGCTTGAACCTTTATAACCAACCAATACTGGTTGTGTATCAGGAGCATAGCTGTTAACGAAAACACGCATTGCACCGTTCAATGTACCAACAAACTTAGTATTTGTAGGTGCTTCGAATGTGCCTTCTGTTGTACGAGCAAAAGCTGAAGTAGTTGCAGATTGCAATACTGTCAATGAAGCCGGAGATACAACACACCAGTTACCAGCGCCACGACGTGTACGTTGTGCGATCAAGTTAGCAACACGATTGATAAGAACAGCCAAAGCAGCGTGTTCGTCACCAACGTAAGTAGCTGTACCAGATACAGTAGCTTGGTTGTATGTATATTCAGTTGAAGCCAATGTTGCCAATGACAACAAGATTTCTTGGTCGATTTCAGCAGTAATTTCTTGTGCTAGAGCGGCCATGATTTCTGCTTCAACGTCAATACCGTGTTGTGATTGTGCGTCTTGAGCAGCTTCAAATGTCCAACGTGCTTGTAACTTACGTGATTTAGCTTCAACAGCTTGACGCAAGATTTGTACGCTGATTTGTTTACCGCCATTACCTTCCAATGTTGCTGTATCAGCACCAGTGTAGTAATTTGAAGAAGTAGCATTTGCTGGGCTACGTGAGTAAGCCTGTGCAATCAAGAATGGACTCAACGCTTCTTGACCAGCTTGAACGCTAGTTTGTGCTGCTGAGTTATCAGTCAATGACTGTGCATAACGTACACGTAGTGTGTGGATTTGACCAACTGGACCAGTCATTGGTTGAACACCAACTAGTTCGTTAGCAATAACAGTAGGCATAACACGACGGATAACCGGTAGAATAACACGGTTAAGAGTAGCAATGTTACCTGCTGTAGTTGTACCAGCTGAAGATTCAGCCAATAGTTGCTTTTTAGTGTTTTCTAAAATAACACTCATAGTTGAACGACGAGTTCCTTTTAAACCTTCTAACAGGGCGTCTTTGGTCTCGTCCCAACGGCTTTCTAATAATACTTTTGACATTTTTAATTTCTCCTAAATTATGTCTTTAATTAAAGCCCTGCCAGACGTTTAATGTCGATTACGTTATCACGGTCTTCGACTTCAACTTCTAATTTTTTCGTGGCAGATTTATTACCGGTTACTTCACTAACGCTTTCAGTGAGAGCAGTTTTACTTGCTTTTTTCTCAATTCCAGTGTTAAGAACTGCTGGTAAGTACTTATCGAATGCGTTCTTCAATTTTGGTGTCTGAACGCTTTCCAGTAAACTTCTCATTACTGAGGCTTTCTCTTCGTTTAGTGTAGATAGAAGTTCTCCCATCTCTTTTTCACGTTGAGTTGATTCCTTAATAATGCGAACTTCACGTTCCTTTTGCTCTACTAACTTACTTGCTTTCGCAATGACAGTAGCAGATTCCGCTAGTTTTTTATCTTTCTCTGCAAGTTGAACCATTAACTTACGAGTTTCGGCTTTCTCATTTAAGTGAGTTACGCTGAATTCGCTTGCAAATGCTTCGAACAACTTACGTCCAAAGTTATTTTCTCTAGCAGATTTGATGTCTTCCTTAAGTTGTGATAGTTCACCCTTAAGATGTGTTGAAACTGCACCGCTAACTCTCTTAGCACTTTCAGCAACAAATTTTGCTTTCAATGCTTCTAATTGTTTACGGCCTTCAGCAACTAACTTAACCTTTGTTTCGACAACTTGTTGTCTGTCTACAGCAAACTCTTTGATTTCACGTGCTAATGCATGTGTAACAAATTTCTCAAGTTTCTTCTGATTTTCCAATTGAAGTTTACGATCATTGCGCAATTCTTTGATTTCTTCGGCTAGTTTAGTAACCATGAAGTCATTGAATTTTGTTGCGCTTTCTTGTAACTTAAGTTTTGCTCTTACGCGGTCTTCGCTAATTGTTTGTCTTTCTGCTTGAAATTCTTTGATTTCAGTTGAAAGACCTTCAGTAACCATCTTGTCTAGGGCTTCTACCATAACTAGTCGGTCATGTTCATAACGTTGCGCAAACTCTTCACGGAGTTCTGCACGTACTTGATCTTTGGCTTCAGTCAACTTTGATTCCCATACCTTGTTTAACTCGGTACCGATTTCTTCGTTGATAAGTCCACTTTCTAGTAATGGTTTGATAGCATCAAACATGCTCTTATCCCCTTATTTAATTTTGAGTTCTGTAATCAAACGAGTTACTTCGTCTTTTAAGAACTTCTGCACTTTTTTGTCGCCTCTTGCGTCTTTTGCAATTTCCAACATTCTATGACCGTGCTTCATATTCATGACGCCTTCATAAATTGCTTTAGGATATGCATTAGGTGCGCTAGGTTGTGCAACAATGTCCACAGTGATTATTTCAAAATCACTCACTCTGCCATCCATATCGTTAACGTTGCCGCTACCTCTACTAGATACGCCGAGTTTCACACCACTTTCCAACATTGTAGTCACTAATTGACCCATTGGAGTTGGTAGAATCTTTAGTTTGCCAAAACCATTGGGACCGTCCATCCACATGCTTGTAATCATATGTGATACACGGTCTAAGTTGATTTTGAGGTCATCAGGGTGATCTACTTCGCCTAATACGCTATAGCCACCTGTAATTTGTTCGTTGAGGGTATTGACTGCATTCTCGATTTCATTTACGGGGTAAACACGCTCATTTGCGTTTTTAACCCCGCCCTGAATGAAAATCCCCTTCATGTAAAGTGATTTTCCTTTACCTTCACCTTCACTTTCGACCACCATACCGGCTCTGTCGAAAGTGAGATGTTCTTTGAGATACAAAGCCATTTGTTCTCAGTTCCTTATTTCGCTACTGGGCTTTTTGTACCAGTTGCGCCGTCTTTCTTAACGGGGGCTGGTGTCTTGCCTAAATTAGCGTTATTCTTTCCAGGTACATTCTTGAAGTTACCTGCTCCTGGAACATTACCTTCACCCTTTGTCAAGTAGTCACTTGGCTTTTTAGGGCTTGTTGGTACAGCTTCATCTTTACCAGCAAAGTTTACTGGCTTGCTGTCCATTCCTGCTTTACCTGAGTTGAAAGTAGTTGGGCTCTTTGTGTATTGACCGTTGTCACCATGAGTTACAGAAACTTTCTGAAGATTGACGTTTTCCATCATTTCTTCTTCTCCGCCCATGTCTTCTTCGCCGCCCATGTCTTCTTCGTCACCGAAGTCTTCTTCTCCGCCCATGTCTTCTTCACCTTCATCGCCAGACATGATTTCTTCAAACTCAGCCATCAATTGGTCTAGTTTGTCTTCGATTCTGATAACAGCGTCTTCGATTTCTTCGTGTTCAGCTTCTTCACCTTCATCATGATCTGCTTCCAAATCGTGAGTCAAGTCTTCGCCGTCTTCTTCTGCTGCGTCATCAAATTCAATATCTGATTCGTCTTCTTCAGTAACGCCTTCTTCTTCAGCATTGATTTCGTCTAGTAGATCGCCTACTTGACCGCCCATGCCTTCTTCCATGTTTTCTTCATCCATGAGTGATTCATAGATTTCACGTGATTTCTCTACAACGATGTCGTGGAATAATTCGCGGGCTTGTTCTTCATTCTCATTAATAATGAGATTGATAAGTGTTTCAAATTTTTTGTTGTCCATTGTAAGTTCTCCTGATATGAATGGCTTTGTAGAATTATTTAGCACGTGGTTAGAAAAACCGTCAATTAAGACGTATTTTTTGCGTTTTTACTTAGAATATAGAATTTTATGCTGACGGAGCGCCAGCATCTTGCTCAGGCTTTGCGCCGTATTGCTCACGAACTTTCTTTAAGTGCACTTGTTTTTCATAATTTCTAACGTCTAACATACGTCTTAATTTACGAATTTGCTTTAAAGTAAGTTTGGTTTTACGAGATGTTCTCCAAGTAGGTTGACTGTTATCAGAATTTGTATCCTGATAACCTAAGATTGGAGGGTCAAACATCTCGAATAATTTCATAAGTTTATTTATCTTTTATGCAAATCCACCGCCGCCCATTGGGCCTGCTGCACCAGCTTGCATTGCGCTTGGTGCGCTTGCCACGTCACCTCCTGCTACAGCACCTGCAACTTCAGGCCCTTGTTCAGCTTCCTGATCTGCATTTTCAATGTCTTCTGCCGTTTGGTCATCTGATTCAAAGTCACCAGAACTAATACCAACATTACGTAAGTCAGAACCTTGCGGTTTCTCAGTAACTTCTTGTTTGTTTTCTTCTTCCCAAAGTTTTTCGTTACGTTTGATTTCTTCTTCAGTTAATCCCAAAAAACGTTCCATTGCAAAACGTTTTGAAATATAAGGGAATGCTTCCATTGTGCCAAACACACTAACACGTGCATTGTCTAGTTCACTTTGGCGATATGCAGCAAAGTTTTGTGGTGGATTAAATTTAATACTGAATAATCCAGTATCAATATTGAAGCCTCTCCAACGCAAGAATAGTTTGAATTCTTCATCTAGTTTCAAACAGATATAATTTTGCAAACGTTCGCAATATTGATTGAAACGGAATTCTTGAATCATTGCTGTACCAACACGACCGTCACTTAATGGAGTAGTGTTATCATCGGGGCCTGTTGGTAAATAACTACTTGGAACACGCAAACCACGTGCTAGTCTGTTATTGAAGTACTTCAGGTCATCAATCTCACCCAAATTTTGACCACCGGGTAATACTTCAACGCTTGAACCACGCCCTTCTGCTGTTACAGGGAAGAAATAATCTTCGTTCATTGACAATGGGTTGTATGTTGCATCAACAATACTTGAACCACCGTATAAACTTGGAATACGTCTTTGGTGAATTTCATTTTTAATTCTATCTACGAATGCCATAGCCATATGACTTGGCATGTTACCAACGTCAATCTTAAACATTCTACGTTCAGGGGCACGTTGTACACGATAGATAAGAACTGCATCTTCTAATAGTTCTTTTTGTTTATAAACTTTAAAGATATTTTCTAAAATACTTTGACCAAAGGGCCAAAAGCGATCCAGACCCTCCGTCAAACTTAGATGCACTACATGTTTAGCATCTACGGCTGACTCGCTTTGTCCCAATGTAAATCTTGAACCACTTGTGTTATATGGCATAGCAGGAACTGTGTAAGGTGTGTTTGTTCCGCCACCTGAACCACCTAGCCCTGTTGCTGGGTTGGCAGCAAAGTCTGTGTTTGTTTTTTGTGCCACTGACAAGTTTTGTAAGTTAATGTTAATGTCTTTGATAACATATTGCTCAGGTTTCTTACCTTCACTTTCGTTAACAATAACTTTAATAACTTTAACCATATCAACCCAATATAACTTAAAGTTTTCTGGGTCACGAACAAATACTTGATCACCATACTTAACAACATTGCGGAATACTTTAAACATACGAACATCAAATTCGTTTAGTTTACACCATTGTTGTAATTGCTTTGTGATTAGTTCTACTTCATGGGGAGTAGGATCGTCTTTAAATTCTACTTCAAAAGGGGTCTTGTTGTGTTCGTTTCTTTGTGTACTGAATTCTGCTAAGATATCTAAACAAGCATTAATTTCAGCATCAACGTCCATCATTTCATATTGATTATAACGTTCGATACGATTTGGGTGACCAGTGTAGACTTCTGGAAGTCTAGACATATAATTCTTATAGCCAAACTCTGTGCTGTTCCAACCACCTGTTTCTGAACCATTTTGTCCAGGTGACCCATTCCAGGCACCGGTGTTACTATTGCCGCCGGCGATTGGGCTTGAGATACCACTCTTATTTAAGAATTTCTTTTTATATGCCATGCTAGTATTTAGTATTAAACCTTAGTATGTTTCAATATCTTTTCATTAGTTCTATGACTATTTTCTAAAACACTGATTACTTTATCCAATTTTGATCCCATCATATGTATCATTTCAGGAAGCGCATTACCAATACCAGGCTCTTTTGTTGCTGTAGCTACTGTTTCTGGTTTAGCAGGTTCTTTTGCTAATTGCATCAATATAGAATTAGGATCCAATGGAGCTACTAGTTCACTACCGTGCATTTCGATTGGATAACCAGTAGTCGGGCCATCAAACATACCGCCTGATTTAGCTTTTAATAAATTTGCATTGTCGTATGCTCTTTTACCAACTTGTTTTGCATATGGGCTACCTAATAAATTATCAGCAGCTCCTGCTGTATCGCCGGATTCAATTTGTTTTGTAAAATTGGGCCATTTTTGATACCAAGCCGGTCCCATATTAAATGTTAAGTCAGTTAGTGCTCCTTGACCGGAGGGTTTTAATTTACCAAAACCCGGTATTTTTTCTGCCGCCTGTCTATGTTTTTCATAGTCATCGTCAAACAAAGAATCTACTTCTTTATCAGAAAGTGTTCTATTCCATGCCGGTGGTAAACTTCTACCGTCACCAATTAAGTGACCTACGCCAACAGTCCATAAGCCTTTACTGTCTTTATACGGGGTATTTCTAACACCTTCGTGTCTCTTAATCATTGATTTTACATCAGCATCACCACCTCCAGCACCACCGGGCGTTCCTGGTGCGCCTCCTGCACCTGCTGCACTGGCTCGACTACCTATTGCCATGTTTCCACCAAGAGTTGAACCTTTACCGGTCGCATCTCCACCGTCAACTGTAAATCTAGCTTTACTTACTGAGCCTGCATTAGTTGGACCTGAACCGGCTCCTGCACCTGCAGTGCCTCCGGCACTTGCATTTGTGCCACCTGAAGATTCTCCTGGATTTGTTCCTGTTCCGGTTGGGCTACTAGATGCGCCGCCTGTTCCGGTTGTTCCTGCGGGTCCTGCCGGCGGGGTGCCAGCAGTTGCTCCACCACCAGCCCCACCTGTCTGTGCACCAGATGTCGCACTTCCACCTTGATTCGGGCTTGGCGCCGCTCCGCTGACTGTTGCTCCTGACAATAGCCCCATTGATTGTGCATACTTATGAAAAGCGTCAGCATTTTCTCCGGCTTTTTTACCAAAATCCATTTCACTGAATTTCTTAAATGCTGCTACTGGGCCGTCTCCGCCGAATAACTTAGTGACCCCTGCACCAATCATTGAACTAACTGCACTAAAGCCCCCAGGGCCACCTTTATAACTTGCCATTGCAGTTGCAAAGTCAGCAAAGGCTTTAGCATTCTTTGTTGTCTTATCCGGATCTACTGATAATTTTGCAAAATTTTCAAACTGATTGATAGGTGGTTTTGATTTAAAGAAATTAGTGACAGATTCTGAAATAGCATCTGATGCAGCCGCAGACGCCGAACCACCTTTATATTCTGACATAGCCTTACTAAATGCAACAAATGCATCTGCTTTATCTTTTACTGCTTTAGGATCAGCAATATTTAAATTAGAGAAAGTAGTAAATTGTGAGTAAGGTAATTCTGTGCTAAAGAACGTAGTAATAGAATTAGAAATTGCTGATGCTGCTCCTTCGTTGGCGCCGCCTTTGTAGTTTGACATAGCATCACTAAAAGCAACAAACGCACTTGCTTTGTCTTTTATTGATTTAGGATCACCTACGTCTAATTCTGAAAACTGAGTAAATTTATCAAATGGTAAATCTTGAGTACCGAAAAATCCTGTAATACTATTAGTTATTGAACCAATCAATCCTTCACTTGGTCCACCGTTGTATTTTGACATTGCATCACTAAATGCAACAAAAGCATCAGCATTATTTTTTACTTTTGCCCCATTAATATCATATGATTGAAATTGTAATAATTGATCAGCCGCTTCTGTTAGTGGATCTTTTTGACCAGTAAACAATCTAGCCAAACCTGTCATTGCATTTAATGCAGCACCTGCTCCTAATGCAATAACACCTGCACCTAACCCTGCCATTCCCAAACCAACTTGTTTTAGATTATCTCCGTCAACATCATTAAATGATTTCAATCCTTTAGCAAAGTTAGGTAATGCTTCACCCAATATCCAAGTTGCGCCGGCAACGCCTGCACCAATCAACGCAATTGCAGCACTAATTGCTCCGGCGCCTGCTATAACTTGAGGTGCAACTTTGCCAACTCCTGCTAATCCTTGACCAACACCTTCAATAAACCCACCAACACCTTTGCCTGCGCCGCTTTCAGCCGCTTTTTCAAGTACAGGTAATGAGCCGGCCGCTGCTTTTTCTACTCCAGTCGCTACTTTTATTGTGCTACTTGCGCCTTCGGCAACTCCTGCAACTTTTCCAATGTTATTAACTGCGCCGCCTGTACCACCGGCGATGCCTGCGGCGCCGCCTAAAGGTTTAGTAAGTTTACTTAATAATCCGCCGGCTGCACTTCCTACTGCTCCGGGAGTACGCAATGCAAATATTAATCCACCAATAGCAGCGGTAGCGGCACCAAGTGCGACTGTTAGCGCAGTCATGTGATTGCTTGCTGAAGTGATTAAGCCATCAGTTTTTATTCTTGCTTTAATTTCAATTTCTTGTAATTTAGCAGCCCTATCTGCTTTAGTGTCAGTACCTTCTTTTCCTGTTTTTTCTGTTGCTTTACCGGCTTCTTCAATACGCTTGTTGTATTCGTCCGGTGTCATACCGGCAGTATTCTGTGTAGCTTCTAGTGCTTCTTTACTAAAACCTAATGCGGCTGCGCCCTTTTCACCTGTAAACTGTAATGAATCTCCTGCATTTTTAACAGTATTATCGATGCCTTTATTGATTTGACCACCGATGTTGTTACCAATTTGACGACCGATTCTTTCAGAAGCCGCAGTATCTACTTTACCTTCTTTATCGTATGTTACTTGTGTACCGATTGTTGCTTGCTTAACTTGGGCTGCATTGACACCTAATGTTGCTAGGCCTTTTGTCTTTTCATCATACGTGCCTGTTCTTGCCAAATGAGCAACTTGCATAGCAGTTTCCTTGCCATACAAATCGGACATTTGGTTGATCATAGCCTTTCTGGCTTTTTGATCGGCCATCATTTGAGCGGCGCCTTGTTTGTCTCCGGCCGCTTCTAGTTCTTTAATCTTTATATTTTCTTGTCTAGTCTTTACTTCTTCTTCAAATTCTAATTGTGCAGCCTGTTGGTCTTTTTGCATTTGGTCTGCACTTTTACCAGTTAACGCACTTAATTTGACTAGATTTTCAGCATATTCAATTGATGATTCTTTTAATGCTTTTCTACTTACAACTTCAGATTGCAGTACTGCTAATGATGTCTGTTGTTGTGAGACATATGCAGCCTGCATATCTGTTAATTCTTCTTGTGAAATTCCTAAACGTTTGAATTTTTCACGTGTTTCGCTACCAACATTAGCCATTTCTAAGAATGACTTAGTTCCTTCACCTACCGTGCTTCCTAAACTTAATAATCCTTTACCGGCAGTTTGTAATGGCTTAACTAATTTTTCTAAATCACCTGATGCATATCCTGCATTTCTTCCTAATCCAGCAAGTTCATTTGTGGTAGTGCCAACAGCACCGCCCATCTTACCTATATTTTCTCGGAAGTTGATTTGGTCATCCATCTGTTTGTTAACAGCTTGTTGAACCATAGTAAAGGCTTTGATTAGTGCACCGGCAGCTAATCCCAATAAACCAAAGTTTTTACCAACTGTTAACGCAGCATCGCCGGCTGACCCTAATGCATTATTATATTTTGAAAAACCCTTTTGTCCACTTAGTAATGCATCACCAAACTGCCCCAGTGCCATAACTGCACTGCCGCCTGCTCTTTTAATATTGGCTGCTTCTTCTGCTAATTGATCTGCTGCTTGCTTTTCTGCGTCTGCTAGTGCTTGTGCTCCGGCGCCAGCATTCTTTTGTGCAGTTGAATTTTGATTAACTGCATCTGCATTTTGTTTTGATGCGCCGCCTGCACCTTGCATACCTTTTGCAAAATCCCCCATAGCGGAGTTGGTTTTGCCAAGCATATCTGACATTGCAGATAGGTGCTCGTTGATTTGCCTTAAGATTTCTGGGTCAATTGAGTCAGACATTTTATTTCCAAGTTTTTATGTATCCAGGTTTTTACCCACTAAATACACAAAGTATTTAGTATTAAATAAAACCCAATTATTAATGAGGATTCCCCATGAACAATAACCCACTTAAGCAGTATTTCAGAAGACCTGCCGTTTATCTTAAATTACCCAGCGGTGGTAAGGATTATACACCTGATGTAATTGACATGCCAGTCAACGGTGAGCTTCCTATCTACCCAATGACTGCCATTGATGAAATTACTGCTAGAACCCCTGACGCATTGTTTAACGGTGTTGCAGTAGCAGATTTAATGAAAAGTTGTGTTCCAAATATCAAAGACCCGTGGAAAATCAGCAGTAATGATTTAGATGCAATTCTTATTGGTATCAAAGCAGCCGCAGGTGGTGATGGATTGGAACTTGAATCTACTTGCCCAAGTTGCACAGAATCTAGCAAATATGGAGTTAACTTAGTTGGATTATTAACTACATTAGTTGCCGGAGATTATACTAAGGAACTTGAGTTAGGTGATTTGAAATTTAAATTAAGACCTTTGATTTATAAAGAAATGAACGAGGCTGCTATGGCACAATTTGAAATACAAAAAATGTTCCAAAACGTTAGTGCTATGGAAGCAGGTGCTGATAAAGAAGCCGCAAGCAATGTTGCACTACGAAAAATTACCGAGTTGACTATGGATTTGTTAAGCAAAGCAATCGAATACATTCAAACACCCGGCACAAGAGTTGATGATCCTGCACATATTTTAGAATTCTTACAAAATTGTGATAGAACTACATATACACAAGTTCGTGATTACAATGCAGAATTAAAAATGGCAACACAAATGAAGCCAATTAAAATTAAATGTATCAACTGTAATCATGAGTATGAGCAAGACTTTACTCTAAACCCATCTGATTTTTTCGGTTAAGGCTTCTTTACACTAGCCCCGAGGGTATTAAGAAGCTGATAGACCAGTATGAAGAAGACGTGGTGGGCATTAAGAAAAATGCAATCACCATGGCTTGGTATATGCGCGGTGGTGTTTCATATGAAGATATTCTGAACATGTCTATCCAAGAACGCAACGATATAAACGAAACGATAGAACGAAACTTAGAAACCACTAAGAAATCTGGACTCCCATTCTTTTAAAATCAACTTTATGAAAATATATTTCAACGGGGATAGTCATACATATGGCTCAGAATTAATTGACCCTAACACAGAATGTTATTCTTACAAACTAGCACAGTTATTAAATGCAACCATACTAGATAACCCAGCAGTAGGTGGTGCAGGCAATGATCGAATACTTAGAACAACCGAAGAATTCTTACAAAAATGTAATGGTAATTATCCTGATCTAATTGTAATAGGATGGAGTGAAGCTACTAGATTTGATTGGTTCTACGATGGTCAATATAGAACTATGGCAAGTACACAAGATGGATTATCTGATGAAACAGCAAGATCAGTTGATATGGTTAGAAATGAGTTCCAGAAAACAACTATGTACTCTATGACGAATAGTGTTAGTTATACGCAGTACTTCCATAGTCAAATTTACAACTTACATTGTAAATTAGATTACTTAAAAATTCCTCATCTATTTTTTATGGGAGTTCATCCATTAACTGATCCATATGCCATATTTAAAAGAATAGTTGATGATTTTGATATACACTATAAAAAAATAGAAACCATATTAGGAAAAGACTTTTGTGAATTACCTAAATTAGATTGGAATAATTCTTTTTGGAAACCCTATGATAAGAAAGGAAGTTTTTTAGATTGGGGATTAGATAACGGATATCAAGAAACCATATTTCATCATTTACCTAAAGAAGCACATACAGAATTTTCTTTACTTCTACGGGATTATCTTTACGAGAACAATATTATTTCTTAACAGAGTTGTCCTTACGGACAACTTATACCTCATTCGCTACGCTCATTCGGTATACTTTTTAACAATAATTTTTATTTAAATCTATATTGCCGCCTCTAGAAGCCATGGTAGTGCTATTCAGCACTACCAAAGAAAAAGGTACATTGCCATGCCCTGTCATCCTGTTGTCTGTTCCCCAACTAACTAGCCTGTTGTGCTGTTAATTGCCACCGGTTGCCCTGTAAAGTTTATTGGGACTGTAGTGAAGTACATATTTTTCGAATATGCCTTCGGCAACGCATGTTTTGTACTATCAAGACAAAGTAAGTACAAACTCATTCAAGGATCGCATAACCTAACGAGAGCCTTGTCGGTATTCCATAGATATCTCTATCTACGCTTGCTCCAGATCCGTCGGCGATATTTCACGCTTCCTCAAGGAGGTCTGACAACTCAGACAACAAATTTTTAGAAAATTAAACGGTTATACTTAATATATTAGCTGACACGGTGTCGGTTGTGGGGTTTGTTTGAGTTGGAGTGCCTGAGTAGGTTTTAAGAAGGTCTTTGTTGAAATTGAAAAAGTGATTGAACTCAATGATTATCCAATCTCCTAAGTTAGGAGATGTGTAATATAAAAATTGATCAGTTACCCATGTATACTTAGTCTGTACGGCAATAAATTTACCTTTACGATTAAATTTCATAAAAAGAATATTTAAGTCACCGGGGTCTGCTACATCCATAAGTTGTCCCAGCCAAGAATCTAACTGTTTACATGAACCAGCTAGTACTTGATGAAACGGAAAGTCGGCATAACTCTTGCATTCGGCGTTGAATTTTGGAAAACTCTGTCCGGGTACGATATCGCCCTTGAAGCTACGAATCTGTCCTTCATGTAGAATTTCAGTACGTGATTGATTCTTGCCTCCGATGTATGCACCAGAGCCAGGAGCTCTGATGAAACTCTCGCCGTATGCTTTTGATAAGAATACAGCAACTTCTCTTTCGAAGGAAGAACCTTTAGCTTTTTGTGGGGATGTCATATTATAATTTATCTAGATTTATGTCTAGGTATATTTTTTACCCTATATCAGCTGCCGTACTATAGCTTGTAAAGCCATTTTCTTTCACAACTTTTAGAACATTAGGTACACGTCCTGCTAGTTCTTCACGGTGTGAAACAAGCCAAATTGATTTATGTCTACGACGGCTCATGTCTTTAAGAATTGCTAAACTGTTTTCAACACCCATAGTGTCAAGACCACTATCAATCAATTCGTCAATGAACAATGTATTGATTGGTGCGTATAAGTTTTCCCATACATCACGGAAAGCAAAACTCAAGCCTAAGATCAATCGATTACGTTCACCACGACTTAGATTGTCAAAGTCAAGTTCACGACCAAGTTCGGTAATCTCAACTTGCAAGTCGTTCTTAAAGATAACATTATGGGGTAGACCGATCTTATCTAAGTAATGTGTCAACCGTGCATTCAAGTAACTTAAGTTTTGGTCAATGATCTTCTTGCGAACAAAACTATCTTTGCTGGTTAACAAGTCAAGCAAGAACTTTTGATGTTCCATTGCCTTAGTCAATTCATTGATACGATCAAATTTAACTTCTTGCAATGCCTGTGCTTCCATCTCTTGAACTTGTTCATCGTATGGATCAGTTTCACCAACCTTGATATCAATGTTATTCAGTAGATTTGCAATCTTGGTACGATGCTCAATAGCCTCTGCCTCAGTATCATAGTGAGTTCTCGGTTGTTGAGTTGTCATAAGAACTGGTGTTTGCTCTTGTAGTTGTTCTGCAAAAGGATTATTTTCTTGTTTCTTATCTTCCCATACCTTCTTCAAGTTAGCCACATCACCGCTATGACGAATAGCCTCTGCTTCTGATTTATATGATGGGGTAGGCTTAGGGCCTAACTCTTTTACAAGTACTTGATTACTTGCTAGTTGAGTTTCAAGGTCAGTCAATTCAGCACGTGCATTTTCAAGTAATGTAGTCTTTTCTAATGTAACTTCTAAATGTTTATCATCATGGAAATCTTGTCCACATGCATAACACTTATGATCTTCCAGTTCTTTAACTTCCCGAACCAATTTCTCAATTAATTTTTTTTCTTTTGCAATACTTTTGGTTTGGGCATCAATTGCAGTAGCAATAGTCTTTTGTTCTGCTTCATTCTTGAGCCATTCTTTTAAGTTAGCCCATGCTTGCAATTCACTTTCAATGTCGTACTCATTTTTCAACAAGTAGGCTTTGTGTGCTATAGAAACATCAGTATCATGTTTTTGTTGCCATGAAGTAGAACGAGCCACTAATGCATGGTATGCGTTTAATTCAGCCATTTTATTGTTCCAAACAACTAAATCTTTGTGCGCTTGTAGTTCAGCATCAATGTCAATTTTACTTAATTCATCGTACTCTAATGCCATGCGAGACAAATCTTCATCGTGCTTTTTTAACCACAATGATTGTCTACGCTTTAATGAGTCAATTTGTTCTTTGACACGTTTGTTGGCTTCTTCAACGGCCTTTACACGAAACTCTTCGCTTTGAATATCATCTTTGCTACGGCGAATCATGTCTTTAACAACTTCAGCTTTTTCAGATAGTAATGTAATACCCAACAGTTGTTCAATGATATCTTTTTGATCATTGCTTTTCAATGCTAGAAACGGCAAACTATATGTGTTCAGTACAACAATGTGACGGAACATTTCAGGACTCATGTTCAACACACGTTCAATTGCTATCTGAGTTTCTTTATTCTCACCCTGTTGGTCTTCACTTGCCTTTTGTTGCTCATCATTCACATAGAACTTGAGAATGTTTGGCTTACGACCACGTTCAATCTTGTAGTTTGTGCCATTGACATTAAATGTCAATGTGACCATCATGCCCTTACCATTAGTGCGATTGACTAGGTTATCTTTGCGAATGTCATTGATGGGCACACCAAACAATGCATATGATAGTCCTTGAATAAGGGTAGTCTTACCTGTGCCATTACGTGCACCGTCACCACCTAAATCTAAGTTTTCACCTAGAATAAGTGTAATGTCTTTTTGGTCAAAGTTTACTGCTTGTGTTACGTTACCAATACTTAAAAAGTTGCGCAGGGTAATATTTTGCAATGTTATCATTTATTTCAATTTTCTAAAAAAACTATCTTTGGCTAATTTTTCAGCCTTTAATGTTTTTTCTAGTATACCTTCTAATTTCAATTTAACTTTAATTAATCTATGTGTTTCTCTTAGACTAGCAATATAGGGATGTGTAGTAGATAGTTCAGCTAGTGCAATGCCCAAATGTTTATTAATTTTTATAAGAGATTCTACATCTCTATATTCTTTTGGCTTCATAGATTATTATAAATGTCCAGTAGAATCTTTTTATCAAAACTATTAGATTCAATGGCATTAATTTGGTCAATAATGATTTGGTCTACACTTTCAAACTTGAGTCCGTCACTATTTTGACCTTGTTCAATTGCTTCGCCCTTCATAGGTATCAATGCCATTTCACGTAGTTTGTGTTCTGGAATGAATGATTCACGAATCATGTTAGCCTCTTCATATGAAATTTCAATATCAAGATGTACTCTAACATGACTGTCGATCAAAAGATAGCCTTCTGGGTTTTCTAAAATTTCGCTTAATTTATATACACGATAGATTGGTTGACGAGGCCATGAATAAAACTCTGGGTCTTTGTCCCATTCAAGTACCATCATACCACGGGCATCATCACCTGCGTCAGCATAGTTATGCGGGAACGCATTACCAATATACCAAATATTGCTTCTTGATTGACGCTTGTGAAAGTGACCACTGAATACTTTTTCAAATCCAGTAAGATGATTGGTGTTAATTTCACCATGATCGGGCATCTCAACCATAGCATTCATATAGAAATGCGGTAGTTCAAAATGCCCAAACAAGTATTTGCCACTCATTTTTTGTAAGGTCTTGTAATCATCCTGTACCAACCAAGGAGCAATCACAACATCACCTTGTTGAAAAAAGTCGTTAACGATTTTGACATTGGGCAAATGCTTGCCCCATTCAACGCTATGAATATCACGGCGATCACGATAGTATAAATCGTGATTACCGGGTATAAAATAAACTGTATCAAAGTTTGCACTTAGTTTCTCTAGTGCTTGTAATCCAAACTGTAATGTTTGAATGTTAATACTTGCACGATGATGATTCCAATCACCTAAGAAGAAACATGTTTCACAATTTTCTTTTTTGGCTTTGGTAATAAACCAATCAACAAAGTTTGCGCAATCTTGGTTGTGCTGTAAACTGTTGCTTTTAAGACCAAAGTGAATATCGGTGAATACTGCTGCTTTTTTGAATAAATTTGTCATAGCAATATTATAATATATGATAGCAGACTAATCAACAGTTTAGGTTACCTTAGTCTTCGATTGCCATTTTAACGCCAGCCATCTGACGACTGTAACTTGGGTTAAGTCCGTTCATTTCTAAGATATCATCACGAATGTTTTGATTACGCTTTTCAGTATTCAACACACGGCAGAAGCTATTTGTAATAGCGGCTGTGTAGTAAGCAAACGGGTTAGCACTTTTCGCTTCATTAAAACGTAATCCAACATATGTTAATTGCAGAATGGCACTGTTACGCATTTCATCATTGTATGTATACCCACGCCAATTAAATTTCATGGCATATTTTTCACATAACATAATATACATACGGGCTAACTTGTTAGTGATTTGCCCATGATCTTTATTGAATGAACCATTTACTAAATCACCTTGCCAATGACTTTTACCAACGCATGAAGGTTGATCGTTTTCAATAACAAAATGTTGGAATGGGGGAAAATTAACTTTTACGTGAACCATGTCATCAACTTCACCCTTAGTTGTAACATCTTCTAAATCAGAAAAGATATCTGCTTCAATGTCATCTTCTTCAAATGCAATGATATCTTTTGCGGTTTTCTTTTTAACAGTTTTTCTGGGCTGTTTTTGTGCAACAGGAATATGATCCCAAGTCATAACACGAAATACTAAATCTTCTGTGTTGATACTATCTGGGCTAACTTTCTCCCCGGTTTCAATTGAAAGTCGAGTTGCTCTTGTTTCCTTTGCTTGCTGAATATTTTCAGGAGTTGATAGAAAAGGTAGACTTTCTTCTAGACTTAATTCAGGTTTGTCAATGATCAAGTCATATCTATGATATTCTTTCTTGGTAAAATAGCAATATGAGTTCTTGCTTTCGTGGATTTCTTTTAAGATATCCTTGTTGTTAAGATAATTAACAGGCTTTTTGGGGGTAATAGACATAGGGTTCCTCTTATGATTGTTATCAAACGATAATACAGGTATTGCGTCACAAAAGCAACACCGTCGGGTAAATTTTAGGATATTTTCTAGCGATAAATACAAGCAACAAGCTATTTATACTAGGGGAATTATGGCATCAACAATACAAGCAGACGTAGGTGGTGGAGTAAATGTTACTGCTACCACTACGGCAAACGGTATACAATACACTATTAACTTAGCCAACGGCTCGTCATCCGGCCCCTATACAGGTGATCAATTAGTTAACGTTGGGTCAGGGTTACAAACCGCACCTCCCCCATCAACGTTTAGATTGACTTATAATGGTCAAACTGTAGCAACATCTACCGATCCCAATGACATTGAAAATGGACCGGATATCGTACCAAATCTATTTCAAGTTCAAAAATACGCTGAACAAAATTTAACAGTAGCGCCAAACACAAATACTGCTGACGCTCCTGCAAGCACTACGGAACCGACTACAACACCGCAGCCAGTAGACGCACCCGAAGATACCACTGATCCAAATGTATCCTCAGATGCGGCTACAAATGACACAACCAATCCACAATACACTGGTAACAGTACATCCCCTTACGGGTCTGGCATTACAGCAACATCTACGATAGATTCTGCAACTAGTACACAAACAGTAACAATTACTGCACCAAATGGCGCAACCGCATCTGTTACGGTACCTGCAAATTATACTAAAATAACATCAGCACAAGAAAGTCAAATCTATTCTCAACTGGCAGCACAAGGATACAGGCAAACTATTGCTTATACCAACGATGTGTTTGATACTGCATCTGCTGCCATGAGAAAGGCTCAAGATCAGCAGTCTTCAGCTACGGCAGCTTCTTCGGTATCAGGTAATCCTCCCCCTGCACTATCACAGCCTACTCCAGTTGATCCTACAGAAGATCCGCAACTACAACAGCAACAAGCTGACGCACAATCACAAGCAGCCGATGCAGCAATACAATCACAAACAAGAAGTGTTGCGCCAAGTTCGCAAGGTAGCTCTATTGGACTGCAAGGTGCAACAGCCACAGCACAACAATCAGCAAATGCACAGGATGCGGCAAATACCGCTGCACTAAAAGATTGGCGAGTTTGCATAGCGTTATCACCTGATGCAAATTATCTATATAAGGCAAATCCTGCAGGCATTCTTGCTCCATTGGCAGCAACAGACGGAGTAATTTTCCCATATACACCTGCAATTAGTGTGTCATATGCCGCAAGTTATGATGTTGCAACTATCATTCATAGTAATTATAAAGTATATCAATATGCAGGTAGTTCAGTTGACCAAGTGACTATTACCGGTGACTTTACTGCTCAAGATACATTTGAAGCAAATTATCTACTAGCAACTATTCACTTTTTTAGATCAATGACTAAAATGTTTTATGGTCAAGATCAAAATCCTAAACCGGGGACACCTCCTCCTGTAGCATTTTTATATGGATATGGAGCATTCCAGTTTCAAGGTCAGCCTTTAGCAATCACTGGTTTTACTTATAACTTACCGCAAGATGTTGACTATATACAAGCACAGTCTACTAGCGCATTAGCTGGGCAACAGGCACAAAATATATTAAGAGGTACTACTCAAAACGGTAGACTTGGCACACAGATTAATCCTGGTGGCACAAAACCAAAACCGGGATTTACTCAGCAAGGTGCACCGCGCACACCAACGTATGTACCTACTAAAATACAATTATCAATCACCTGCGTACCGTTGGTAAGTAGAAATCAAGTATCTAATCAGTTTAGTCTTACTGATTATGCTACTGGTCAATTATTACAACCCGGTGAACGCGGTGTTGGAGGATTCTGGTAATGGCTAATCAAACACTTTATACTCAAGCAAGTCCATACTACAATACCAGCGTAGTAAACAATAAATTTTTAGATGTATTGAATTACAGACCTATTCCTATGTATCCAAGTGATGTTTACTTTATCATTACTGCAACATATGAATTTAGACCTGATCTATTGGCGTATGACTTATACAATGATTCAAAACTATGGTGGGTTTTTGCAGAGAGAAATCCAAATCGTTTGGGAGATGATCCTTATTTTAATTTCACACAAGGTTTAGGAATTTACGTGCCGACATTATCAACACTCAAATCTGTATTAGGAATCTAACATGGCTGACGTATTAAATGAAGATGACAGCATTAACTCAACTGCCAATACTCCTGCTGATGAAGACAGTGGGCAAGCATCATCTAACCCTAGCGATGGTACAGCACCTAGTAGTAATAACACCGCAGATGTAAATAATAATCCTACAAACAATAGTGCCAACAATTCTGCAGGACCTACTAATATAAATGGTTCTGCTGATGCAAAGCCGGGCAAAAGATTAAAAAATCCTTTAGGACAATTTGCAAGCTACACATATCAAATTAGCTTGTATATGATTACTCCTGATGCATATGATGCATTCGTGTTAAGCGGTAGAAAAAATATTAATGCATTCAGAGACAGTAACGCAACTTTCATTAATGAAAACGGTGATCCTGAAGCTGCACAAGGTGGCGCATTTTTAATTGCACAAAGCGGTGGCATCAACAACACAACTGATGATAGAGCCCCTGGATTCAACTTTGATTATGGAATTGATAATTTAACATTTGCTACCAGTGTAGGTGCCGAAGAAAACGGAACATCAACCAATACTACTGACATTAAGTTTAATATTACAGAGCCATATGGGTTTTCATTTATTACTAAATTAAAAGCTGCCAATCAATCACTTGCCGCGTATGCACAATCAAACGGCAATAACACACCCCAAAATCCATTAAGGAATTTCTACATATTGGGTGTAAGATTTTACGGATACGATCAAAATGGTACTCTATTAACAGGAAACGAAAATTTTGCAGGAGGATTGTTAGATCCAAATGCACAAGGTACACAAGGTGGACTATTCACTAAGTACTGGGATATACAAATCAACAAAATGAATTTCAAAATTGATGGTAAAGCCGTAATTTACAGTGCTGAAGCATCAATACTAACTACACAAACTGCATGTACATTAAAAAGAGGCATGATTAATCACGATACTAGTATTACTGCAAATACAGTAGACGAAGCATTGGGTAAATTATTTAAAACATTAAATGACCAAGAGCAAGCACTGGTTCAAAACGGTAGTAAAGGTATCGCTAACACTTATAATTGGGCGTACAATGATGTTGCAGAAACTGATATCGGTGCCTCAAGCATAGTTTCTCCTGCAGACTTAGACAAGTACAAATGGCCTGGTAGTGGTGCACAAACACCAACACAATCTAATCCTGCGACTGAAACTAAACAAGTACCAAAGAATGATAAAAGAACATTGTCATGGAATCAAGACACCCCGTTATTGCAGGCAATTGAAGACATTATTAAAATTAGTTCATATTTAGAAGATGCGCTTATTGCAGTATATAGTACTGCATTAGAAACAAACCCTCAAAAAGATGCACCACCTGAAGTAACCAATTCTGGCAAAAAACCCATCAGATGGTATAATTGTAGCCCATCAATTGCTAATCCCAGATGGGATAATGTAGTGAATGACTGGGCGTTTGACATGACATTTATTATTTCTACATATGAAACACCTGTGATTAATGCAGCGTATGCACATGCAGGATCAGCATATTACGGTCCGCATAAAAGATATGAGTATTGGTATACAGGTCAAAACACTGAAATACTACACTATGAACAAAACATGGATACAACATATAGTGTTATTGTTTTAGGTGCAGCAACTGATAGCCAAACCAATGCGGCAACTAATAGTTCAAGTAATACCGGCGGTAATAATCCAAGTGCAAGCGCACCCCAAGGTCCAGGAAATTCATTACATGGACCAAGCGAAGTGCCTATTATTGTTGACAGAAGAACCAGTCAACCTCGTTTAGGTAAATTGGGTGTGGGTATGGAAGCACAAAATAACTTTGTCACAGCAATGAATGATAAATCTGCATTAGCAACAGCTACAGTTCAGATTTTAGGGGACCCTGATTTTTTAATGACTCCAACAAATGACAGTTTAAAAGGTGTGTACAGTAGATTTTATGGTACTGACGGGTATACTATAAACCCTAACGGAGGGCAAGTCTTTATTGAAATTAATTTCAAAGAAGCAATAGATTACAATTGGACTGATACCAACATACAAGATAACACTGGGGTATCGCATACCGCGCAAGGTGGCATATTAGATATCAACGATTCTATTTTATTTTGGAAGTACCCAGACGTTATACAAAAAGACATTGACAGCAGAGGTGGTGGCATAAGTTACAAACTTATCACAGTTGATAGTGTTTTTTCTAATGGTAAATTTACTCAAACTTTGCATTGCCAAGTAAATGACTTTGCCGATAGTGCTGCACTAACAGATGGTTCAGGTAGAGAAAATGAAAATACTCCCACTACGCCAGCTCAAACAAACGGTGGTCCTAATCCCGGCGGAGGTAATACTTCTACAAGTAATACTGGTTTGGTATCAGATAACCCATCTAATCAAACACAGCCTGCAATTCAAACACATAATCCAGTTACTGGAGTAGAACAACCAACAGCACCCGTATCAACTACAGGCAGCAACTCACCTAATCCAAACGTGATAACAGATAGCCAATCATCTACTAGAACAGTAACAGTAACTAATGCAGACGGTACAACTACTACAACAACCACTGTAACTAACACTTCATCTAGTGTTACTGGTGGAGGTGCAACACTTATAACAGCATCCGGTGCACAAATTATTTCGCCAACCAATAATGTAGTAGCAGATGATGATGGCGGTGTGATACCACCTAGATTAGGTCCAGGAGGCCCATAATGGCAGAAGACGTATTTAAACCCAGAGGCCCGACCAAAGCAAGCAGACCTGATGCGGGTGGCGGGAATACTCGCACAGTTCCAGTACTGGCTATAGTAAAAGATAACATTGATCCTACTAGATCAGGTAAACTCAGAGTTTATATTGGAGATAAAGGCGGCGCCAAATCAGATAATGCTGATTCTTGGGTAACAGTAAATTACATGAGCACCTTCTTTGGTCAAGTTATACCGCAGGCAGGTGATAGTGGTTACGGAGATTATAAAAATAATCCAAGTTCATACGGTGAATGGCATGCACCACCTGACATAGGTACAACTGTAGTTTGTATTTTTATTAACGGTGATCCTAACTATGGGTTCTACATAGGATGTGTGCCTGATGCAAGCGCATTACAAATGGTTCCTGCAATCGGAGCAACTGATAATGTTATTCCCAATGAAGGTGAAGCACAAAGTTACGGTGGCGCAACTAGACTACCAGTAACAAATATCAACACAAACAATCAAAGTGTTTCAGATAGTCCTGATTTCATATCTGCACCAAAACCTATACATAGTTATGTTGCAAGTATCATGAATCAACAGGGTATTATTCGTGATCCAATTCGAGGCCCAATATCAAGTAGTGCACAACGTGAACCTGCAAGTAGAGTAGGTTGGGGAGTAAGCACACCCGGTAGACCTATCTATTCAGGTGGTTACACCGATGAAAGCATAGCAAGTAATTTAACAGAACAGCAAGCACAACAATTAAAAGTAGTCGCACGAAGAGGTGGGCACTCAATTGTTATGGACGATGGAGATATTATTGGTCGTGACCAATTAATTAGAATTAGAACATCACTTGGACATCAAATATTAATGAGTGACGACGGTCAAACATTAATGATTCTACATTCAAATGGACAAAGTTATATTGAATTGGGTAAAGAAGGTACAATTGATATGTACTCAACTAACTCAGTCAATATTAGAACTCAAGGAGATTTGAATTTACACGCAGACAACAATATTAATTTACATGCTGCTAAAGACATGAACTTTAAAGCAACTAACTTTAATGTTAATACCGATCAAGCAATTGCTCTTGGGGCAACAACTGACATTCAAATGTCAGCAATTAATAATGTTACTGCTTTAGCAGGCGCCGCACTTGCACTAAGTGCCGGCGGAGATGGATCATTAGCAGCCGGCGGAGATGCATATATTAATGGTAGCAAAGTAAATTTAAATTCAGGCTCAGCAAGCACACAACCGCAACAAGTTGCTGCAATTCCTATTCTTGCACAAACTGATACGTTGTATGACAAAACAACAGGGTTTTCTGCTGCACCGGGTAAACTATTGTCAATAACTTCACGTGCCCCGGCACATGCACCATGGGCTAACGCAGGTCAAGGGGTAAATGTATCTTCTAACTTAGATTCTGATGCTAATTTACCATCACAACCTAACTCTGCTGTTGCGGCTGCAAACAATGCAGGTGCAGAAACAAACCCAACCCCAGTTGCATTAGCAACTGCTGCCAGTGCACCTAGTGTTCCTGCAATTTCAGGGGCACTAGATTCTTCAACAACCAATGCCCTATTAGGTGCACAAGCACAAGCCGCTGCCACAGGCCCATTAGCAGCCGCTACACAACAAGGTGCTGCTATCGTATCAACAGCGGCGGGTAATGTAGCCGCAGTTGGTGCATTTGCACAAACACCCAATCAATTAGCGAATGCAGGTATATTGAAACCGGGTTCGGGTACTCTTATTAACGGTCTTATCCAATCAGGGTCTAGTATTACGCAAGCAATGCCAAATGCACTGTTTACAGGGTCACCCGGTGCACAAAACTTAACGCAGTTAACGTCAAGTGTGTCCGCCCAGTCACTTGGTGTTGTAAATAATTTACAACAAGCACAAACAGGCTTGGCATTAACAGGTGTGTTAACCGGAAAAGAAGCGCCTACTCAAGTTGCAGGTTTAGTAAATGCAGCATCAATTGCAGGGCTAGGCCCAACTGTAGGGGCAGTACAAAGTTTATCAGGAGGCGCATCTGGTTTAGTAACAAGCGCAGTAGGCTTTAGTGGAGGCAGTGTATCACAATCTGCATTAAGTGCAATCGGATCAGGAAGTGCAGCCGCCGGCGTAGCAAGCGCAACGGGCGGATTTGGTGGAATTTCAAGTGCCTTAGGAGCAATGGCAGCAGTGCCTTCGCTAACTGGATTATTAAATTTAAGTCAAGGTGTATCTGGCTCGGCATTCAATGCAATTAAAAATCAGTTTAAACCTATGAGAGCGGGAATACCACAAAACTTAACACAAATTGCATCACAATCAGCAGTATCAAGCGCAGTGGTGTCTGGTCAAGGGCTTGGTGGTAGTTTACTATCAGGCATTGCTGGTGGTGCAGTGGGAGGATTGGTAGGAACAGCATTAAGTGGATCAGTTAGCGGAGCCACTGCAGTGGGAATTAGTAGCACTGTCGGTGGTGCAGTTGGTAGTTTAGTAAGCAAAGCACTTAACTCTTTGACAGGACTATCGTCAGCCTCTTCAATAGCTAATGGATCATTAGGATCATCTACCAATATATCAGGGGCAATCAACAATAGTATACCTGGTGTTACTGGATTGTCAACATCAGTTACAAATGCATTAGGTTCTGTACCAAATCCATTAAATTCAACATCTGCATCATTGGGTTCTATCGGCGGGGTAACTGGACTTATAAGCCAAACAACAGGAGTAAATCCTATAGGTACTAACAATATATTGGCTGCAGCAACTCAAAATGTTAATACTGTAACTGCATTAAATGGTGCAGGGACATCGTTGGCTTCCGGTGGTTTAGCACAACTTGCATCTTCTGCAACAATATTACAATCAGGAGCGGCTGGCAGCGCGGCTTCATCTTTGGCTAGTGGCATGAGTAATTTACCAGGTGGTGTAAATGTTGCCGGAGCAGTAGTTGATAACGCTACTAATGCAGTAAACTCATTGCCCGGCGCCGGCTCTCTAACAGGTTTAATTGGGTCAGCACAAAGTGCAGCCATGAACGGACTACCAATGCCAAGTTTACCAAGTGGGTTGGGGTCATTGTCAAGTTTAGCAAGTACCGGGCTAAGTGTAGGTGATGCGGCATCATTACAATCATCTATTTCATCATTAAGTTCAGGAACAGCAGGGGCAATTCAGTTACCAACATTTGGTATTAATACAACTGATAGAACCGCAATAACTGATCAAATCGGCTCTGTTTTAGGTGATCCTAGCATTCCTCCCCCAAATCTAGTTGGATCTATATCTACTGCTTCCGTAAACGAAATCGATGCACTAAATCAAGCACAACAGCAAGCAACAGCACAGGCAGACGAAATTGACCAGTATCAACAAAGAATAGCAGAGGCTTTACAAGCATATTATAATGCACAAGGTACATTACCTCAAGGTGATCCTGGTATTGATAAAGCATTGCAAGAGTTTTTAGCGGTGAAAAATGATCCTAATTATATAGCATTAGTAGCCCAACTAGAAGCTGACACTAGTGTTGATATTCCTTCGGTCGCAGGTGCCGCAGAAACAACTGCGTCTATTAATTCAAGCGCCAATGAAACTTCTATTAATGGATTGATTGCGTCTGGTGAAGGAGCATTTGGATCAAGTTTATCTAATTTAGGATCATTAAGTGGCATTGCAAGTTCAGTTTCTACCGGTAGTGAATCATTGACTTCATTGATTAATAACCCGTCTGCATTGACTAATCTGAGTTCTACCGCAGGAACTGCATTGGGATCGGTGGCAGGTCAAAGTGCAACTTCATTGCAAGCATTACAGGCTTCAGCATCATCAAATGTGCAAGCCATCAATAATTCTATTTCAGGTATCATAGGTCCTGCGTAAAAAATAGAATAAATACTGTATGGCACAATATATTGGATTCAGTACAATCAATGCATGTCTACCCCAGACAACAAATAATGTTTCTGGGTTAGCTGCCCGCTCCCTAGACGGTGGCTTGGGATTACAACAACCGTTAAATCCTGGAAAAAAGTTTCGCTTACTTAACAGTCAATTAGTAGTGCAAGATTTAATAAATGCATTAAACATCAGACAGGGTGAAAAAGTAGGACAACCTAACTACGGTAGTGCTGTTTGGAATTTTCTATTTGACCCGAATACAGTTGATGTTCAAAATCAATTAAAAAACGAAATTAAACGTGTAGCATCACAAGACCCACGAATCATTTTAAATAATGTAAATGCTTTTCCTAAAGAAAATGGCATACTAGTTGAAATAGAAATGGCGGTCGCTCCCTTTAATAATGCGTCATTATTAAGTATATTTTTTAATCAATCAACTAATACTGCTGCCGTAGTTTAATCAAAAACCAAGTTTTTGAGAATGATAAATATATTAAAAGAGAGACTCTATGGCAACCAGTTCAAGACAAGCGGCATTATTCGGACTCAATGATTGGCAATCATTCTACCAAACCTATTCCGCGGCTAACTTTCAGAGTTATGATTATGAAACATTACGTAAGAGTTTCATTGATTATCTACAACTTTACTACCCAGAAACTTTCAATGACTACACAGAATCTAGTGAATTTATTGCATTACTAGACGTTATGGCGTTCATGGGCCAGGGTCTTGCCTTTAGAAATGACTTGAACAGTCGTGAAAACTTTATTGATACCGCAGAACGTAGAGATAGTGTTATCAAACTAGCAAATCTAGTTAGCTATGTTCCAAAACGCAACATCGCCGGTCAAGGGTTTATCAAAGTAACTAGTGTTAGCACTACACAAAATATCTCAGATATCAATGGCTTAAATTTAAGCAACTTGCAAGTTTTGTGGAATGATCCTGCTAACCCAAATTGGTTAGAACAATTCAACACTATTATCAATGCAGCACTAATCACATCACAACGTGTTGGTAAACCGGGCAACTCACAAGATATTTTAGGTGTTACTACCAGTGAATACAGTATTCAAATCCCAAGCACATCATTGCCGGTAGTGCCATTCAATGCAACAGTTGACAATCAAAATATGAACTTTGAATTGGTTAGTGCAAGTAGTGTTGGCAAAGATTATGTGTATGAAGTTCCACCTAGCCCATCAGGCAAGTTTAACATACTATATCGCAATGACAAATTGGGCTTTGGTAGTCCTAACACAGGATTCTTTTTCTACTTTGTCCAGGGTAGTTTATTGAACTATGACTTTACATTGCAGCAACAAATTTCTAATCAAAATGTTCCAATTGGAAACATTCAAGGTATTAACAATAGTGATACATGGTTATATAAATTAAATACTGACGGAACTAGAACACCTTGGGTTCAAGTTGACAACGTATATGCAAATGCTCAATTGCAAACAGAATTTTCTAACAAAGATATTTTTTCGGTTACATCAGGATTCAATGATAGTGTAACTTATATCTTTGGTGATGGTGTGTTCTCTGCTATTCCTGTAGGAAACTTCAGAGCATATGTTCGTTCAGGTAACGCATTAACATATGTAATTCAACCTAGTGAAATGAATGGCATTAGTGTGTCATTTAGTTACATCGACCAAACTGGTCGTGCACAAACAATTACATTTGGGTTGACATTGACGCAAACAGTAAGTACTGCCCAAGCGAGAGAAACATTAGCAAGCATTAAACAACGTGCGCCAACTCGCTACTATACACAAAATCGTATGGTTAACGGTCAAGATTACAATGATTTTCCATACTCACTATATAGTTCAATTATCAAGAGTAAGGCTATCAATCGTAGTAGCATAGGTACATCAAAGAGTTTAGACTTGCTTGACCCTACAGGTAAATTCTCAAGCATCAATTGTTTTGGTGATGATGGTGCATTGTATCAAGATAGTACACCTGGCTTCTATCAATTAGCATATAATAACACCAGTGATATCATTGGATTCTTTACTAGTGCATTGTCATCAGTATTGGCAGCAAATAGAGCAGTTCAATATTATATTCAAAATTACCCTAGATATGCAATTAACTCATCTACAGTTACTGGTTCTCCTGTTTACTGGAGTACAGCGCAAGTTAACGCAAGCAATGAATCTGGTTACTTTTATGAAATCAACGGTGCATTAGACATACCTCAACCAATTGGCATTTATGCAACAAGCAATCTGCAATATTTGACTATTGGGGCATTGATACAATTTACAGCACCATCTGGTTATTACTTTGATAGTAGTAATAGATTGCAAGCCGGCATACCCGGTAATGGTGATAGCACAACATTATGGTCAACTATTACTAATGTTGTTGGTGATGGTAGCAACAGCGGTACTGGTAATTTTAGTAACGGTACAGGACCTGTAACACTAAGTGGCTATGTTCCAGACGGAGTTATTTTAACTCAAGTAATCCCCACATTTAGTAATGCAGTTCCTACTACAGTAATTCAAGAATGTGTTACCTTGATGGAATTACAACAGAACTTTAGTCTAAGATTTGATAATTCAATTCCTATCAATCAACAACGTTGGTTTATTGAAGATATTAATTATCCAAATAGCTTTGTTCAATTCCAAAGCGTTGGTAATAACATTTATTCTATCACATATCAAGCATTAACATATTATTTTGGTAGTGTAGCAAGCACACGCTTTGCATTCAATCCTAATCAAGTTGTATTTGATCCTTATTCAGGTAAGATACTACAAGACTTTGTTAATATCTTACAAGTAAATTCCGCTCCAGGATCAAGTCAGCCATTGGGAGAAGATGTGGTAGTTAACATTCTTGGCCAAACTGTTCAAAGTGATGGTTATGTAGATGACTTCCAAGTTGAGGTTTCAACAACTAGTGTTAACAATAATCAATTGATATTAAGTCCTGACTTCTTTAATCAAGTCACTGGATATGTAAACGGTGGAACAAACATTGGTGTGTATGTGTTCTTCCAAATTGTTACTGACCCACTAAACTTACAACAAAACTATATTATTCCTACAAGTAATGTATGTTATACGTACCCCACGCTTACACAAATTGAAGTAAACAAATATCAATATCCTGTTGGACAGTTATTTTTTGCATATAGTGAAACTAATGCACAAGGTACTACTGGTAATTTCTATGTATCTGTACAAGATCCAACTGTAATTACCCCGTCATATTCAATGGTACTACAAACAAATTACACTTGGAAAGCAGGTCGTCAAGGTCTTGCATTCCAATATCGTCACAACAGTAATAACACAACTAGAATTGATCCGGTAACAACAAACATTATTGATTTATATGTTGTAACTCAGTCATACTATACTGCTTACACGCAATGGGTTACTGACATTACCAATACAGTTCCTTATCCAAACATGCCTACTATCAATGAACTAACACAAGAGTACGGTGAATTGGATAACTATAAAATGTTGAGTGATGCACTAATATTAAATAGTGTAGTGTTCAAACCTTTGTTTGGACCTAAAGCAAATAGTGCGTTGCAAGCAACAATCAAAGTTGTTGCGAACCCAACAACTAATGCAAGTGATAGTGAAATTAGAAGTGCTGTATTGACTGCAATGAATAATTATTTTAACATTAACAATTGGAATTTTGGAGACACGTTCTACTTTAGTGAATTGGCTTCATATTTGCACAACGAATGCGGAGACTTAATTAGTTCTGCGGTGTTAGTGCCAAATGATCCAAGTCAACCTTTTGGAACACTATACGAAATCAAATGTTTACCGTATGAAATTTTTGTTAATGCTGCGGTACCAAACTCGGTGGTAGTAATACCAGCAAACACCCCTGCGCAACTACAGGTAGGATATTTATAATATGGCAAATACAAATAGAATTAGAACATTAAATTTCTTACCAGAAATTTTTCAGACAACTAGCAACCAACAATTCTTATCTGCCACATTAGATCAACTAGTAAATCCTCCTAATCTGCAAAGAATTCAAGGCTATGTTGGTAGTAAGTTTGGTTACGGGGTTAATCCAAACGACTACTACGTTACTGAACCTACAAAGACTAGAACTGATTATCAATTAGAGCCTGGTGTTGTCATCACAAAAACAAATGAATCAGTTGCTCAAGACTTCATCACATATCCTGGTATACTAGATGCATTGTCATTACAAAATGGCGTAACCAATAACAACAATCGTTTGTTTAATAGCGAGTTCTATTCATGGGATAGTTTTACTAACTTAGACAAAGTAATTAACTTTAATCAATACTATTGGTTGCCATTTGGTCCGCCTTCAGTCACTGTTGCGGCACAAACAATTTATTCTACCGAGCAATATGTTGTAACCTCATTAGACAATGGTTATAATATTCGTATAGCATCATCGGCAAGTGGTGAAATTAATCCAACACTAACATTATTGCGCGGGGGCACATATACATTTCAAGTCAATCAAAGTACACAGTTTTGGATTCAAGGTCAACCTGGAGTAACTGGTTACAGCCCAACACAAACTAATCTTTACACACGTAATGTTTATGGTGTAGAAAACAATGGTGCCGAACAAGGGTTTGTAACATTTACCGTGCCTGCTGCTGATGCACAAAATCAATATGTTTTCCCTAACAGCGGTGTAAGTCTAGATTTGGTTTGTACAACTCCTTTTGCAGACGTTAACGGTAAATTGTTATCAAGTCTTGGTTCGATTGATGGCGTGACCTCATTGCAAGGGTTGCAAATCATGTTTTATAATACCGGTGTCACAAATGAAACTGGTTATGTACAAACATATTTTGACGAAAATTCATATGACACTAATAACAATTCATTAGTTCAACCATTAACAGTTACCGTTAATCAAGTTGCTAGTAATGTGCTTACTCTTGCTTCTGGCTTAAATGCGCAGTTACAAGTAAACAGCACAATTACTTTTGATAATCCTACATTTGGTGGTGTAACAGCAGGCACTGTATACTTTGTTAACAGCTTAGTTGGCACTACAGGATTTACTATTTCTGCTACATTGGGCGGCACAACTTTGTCATTGACCAATGGTACTGGATTAATGACTGCAAATATAAATCAAGGTTTGTTAGAAGAAGGATTCTACACACCGGTAGCAAATAATTTTTACACGATTGAGTATATTGGCGATCCTGCTAACCCAGTTATCAGATTAGTACCAAGTGGAGTTATCCCTACTAATCAAACTATTACGCCAAAGTTTGGCACACAGTATAACAACTTGCCTTTCTATCGTAACACCGTAGGTACTATTAGTGAAATACCTTATATTAGTGCACCATTAGACACATTGTACTACCAAGATGGTACAAACTCTGATAGCGTAGGTGTTATTAAATTAATTGAAAGCAACCTATCAAATACACTAGATGTAGATACACAGATTTTAGGACAAAAGTCATTCACATCAACAAATGGTGTTGTGTTTACTAATGGATTAAAAGTATCTTTTAACGGTGACGTTATTCCAACAGGTTATTTGAATGGCGAATATTATGTAGAGGGTGTTGGTACTGCAATTGAATTGGTATCGATAGACTCGTTAATTTGCCCTGAAAGTTTTACAGAAGCAATTTACAATCCATATGATTTTACTAACTATGATGAAGGCAACTGGGATTTAACAGACTTTGTTCCTGTTCTTCCTGACTACATCACAATCGCTAGAAACAGTATTAGTAAAAATGCATGGTCACGCAGTAATCGTTGGTTCCACATCGATGTAATTAATGCAACAGCATCTTACAACAATAACCCGGAAATCCCTTCAATATATGCAACTGCTAGTGCAAAAGCACAACGTCCTATTATTGAATTTTATCCAAACTTGCAATTGTTTAACTCAGGTACGATTGGTAAACAAGCGATTGACTTTTATGACACACGAACAACTGATGCATTGACACAAGTTGTTGACCAACAAAATTACTACCCAGACATTGAAGTGTATAGTGCATATACTGCAACCATTGCGGGTGTAACAAATGCAACAACTACTACGATTACAGTTCAAGCCAGTGATGTTACTGGCACATTACAACAATATCAATATATTACCGATTCTACTAACTTGTTACCACGTAACACGCAAATTTTAAGTATTACCGGTACAACTACACTAACACTTACTGTAGCATGGACAAACGCAACTTCATTTAATACAACCGCTGTAGCAAGTATTGTTGCAAGTGAAACCACAGTAAACAATTATGCATTGTTTTCCGGGGCTAGAGTTATTTTCTCAGCGGATCCTGCAGTAAGTAATGTTGTTTTTGTTGCTAACTTGTCTACATTAACTACAGGTTCAACACCGGTTATTACATTGACTCCGGCAGAAGACAGTCCTTGTTTAACAAATGAACAAGTTGCAGTATTACGTGGATATTATAATCACGGCACTACATATTATTATACTGGTGCAGGTTGGTTAGAAGCACAAGAAAAAACAAATGTAAACATGTCACCGTACTTTGATATCTTTGATAGCAATGGTATTAGTTTAGGTGATACATCAGTATATCAGAGTACTACATTTAAGGGCACTACATTGTTCCAATATGGTATTGGAGCAGGCGCAATCGACTCAATATTGGGATTCCCATTAGCATATAGTTCTATTGAAAATCAAGGTGATATTCAATTCGATGTTACATTTAACTCAGATACATTTAATTATGTGACTGGTGCTACTCCTATAACTGAAAATGTTAATACTGGTTATGTGTATAATTACAACATCGACCAAACATATGTTCGTCAAATTGGTTGGCAAACAGCAGTAAGTCCTAGTGTACAATATCAAGTATTTGATTTTTCTGTACCTGCATTAAGTGGTACAACAGCATTTAATTGTGACATTGCACCAATGAGTTCTAGTGAAACAAATTGGCCAACCGTTCAAGTATATGTGAATAACACTTATATTAATTCTGCAAATTATACAGTAACAACCACTGCCACAACAACTACAATCACTATAAACTCTGCTTATATTCCTGTTACTGATTGTGTAGTTCAAATCTTAATATTAAGTGACCAAGTAAGCAGTACGGCTTATTATCAGACTCCTATTAATTTGAATAATAACCCATTGAATACTGATATTACTGTTGCTAACGTCGGTGATATTCGTAATCAATATCAAAGTATTTTCTATAACAATCCATACACAACTGGTGATGTATTTGGTCCTAATAATTACAGAGACTTAGGTGATGTAGTTCCATATGGCAATGCTATTATTCAAAATAGTGCTAGTTTAGTTATACCCGGCGCATTATTGCGTGTACCGAATCATAATTTATTCAATGCATTGCTATATAATAGTAGAGAGTATGTCAACTATAAGCAATTAATTGTAAGTACAGTTTCAAACACTAGTTTTACTCAAACATATAATCCAGCGCAAATCTTAGATATTGCATTGGCACAAATTACACAGGCTAAAAGTTCAGACCAATCATTCTTTTGGTCAGATATGATTCCGTCTAATGCACCATATAGAACTAATACATATACATTTAATAATGCATTAGACACATCAATTTATCCATTATCACAAGTTTATAATTTTGAAACTTCAAACTATAATGGTGTGTTAGTGTATCGCACTACCGCATTAAATGGTTATCAAACTGTAACAGAACAATTAGTTAAGGGCCAAGATTATGTTGTTAGTACAACTGCCCCTTCACTAGAAGTTACTATTGCATTAAATGCAGGTGATACTATTACTATTAATGAGTATAATAAAACTTATGGTAGTTATGCTCCGAATACTCCAACTAAGTTGGGACTATATCCTTCATTCATCCCTAGTGTTGTATTAGATAGTGATTATATCGTCCCTACATATTTCATCATGGGTCATGATGGTTCATATACTAAGTTATACGGGGCATATACAGACGGAGTGTTGCAAGATTATCGTGACCAAGCATTATTGGAATTTGAAACACGTGTTTACAATAACTTGAAGTTAAGTAACACTATTCCAATTCAAGCATATGATTTGATTCCTGGTTATTTCAGACAGAGTTCACAACAATATTCTAATAGTGAATGGTTAGAAATGTATACTCCTAGTTTCCTTAACTGGATTGGTCAAAATCGTTTGAATTATAAAACACAATATTATAATGCCAATGATGAGTTTACATACAACTATAAAAATAGTGCTAACAAATTAAATGGTACTGTTATTGAACAAGGTTACTGGAGAGGTGTGTATCAATATTTCTATGATACAACAACGCCAAATGAAACACCTTGGGAAATGTTGTACTATCCAGATCAACCTAGCTGGTGGACGGAGCGTTATGGCCCTGCACCATACACAAGTGATAACTTAGTGTTGTGGGATGACATAGCAAATGGTGTTCGTTGGGACAACGGAGTTCCTGTAACAGTTCCTGAATTAGCACGTCCTAGTTTGCTAAACATATTACCTGTTGATAGTGCAGGTAATTTAGTGTCACCTTTTGTATCAATTGTTGGTAATTATAGTCCTGGTACATTCCAGAAAGATTGGGTTGTTGGTGATGACGGGCCAACAGAATTAAGTTATAGAAGAAGTAGCACATGGCCCTTTGACTTGATGAGACTTCAAGCATTGATGAAGCCTGCCGAGTTCTTTAACTTAGGTGTATGGGTAGACAATTACAAATACAATGCAGAGTTTAATCAATACTTAGTTAACAACAGAAGTCACTTAGTGCCTAACGAGATTCCTATATATGGTTCAGGAACACCTGTAACTAGTTACTTAAACTGGATTGTTGATTTTGAGAAACAACAGGGCATTGATGCTACAACAAATCTAACAACATTGTTCAACAACTTAGATGTAAGATTAATTTATAGATTAGCCGGATTCAGCGATCAAAATCAACTAGCGTTCTATGTTGAAAAAGCAAGTCCAAACACAACAAGTTCTTCATTATTGATTCCAAATGAAAGTTATGGTATTTTGTTATACGATAATCAACCATTTGATAGAATTCCATATAGTTCAGTAATCATTCAACAAAATGATGGTTACTATACAGTGTTTGGTAATGCACAACAGTTTGCATATTTCACAGTCTTGAATCCTGTGTACGATAATCAATACGAAATTGTTGACATCAATTCAATACAAGTTAAAATCGCAAAAAATTATAGTACTAAAGAAACTATTGTACCATATGGAACAGCTTTCTACAGCCAACAAGAATTAGCACAATTTTTGGTTAGCTATGGTAAATGGCTACAAAGTAAAGGCATGGTATTTGAAGACATTCAAAACGGTCTTGCAGTTACCTGGAACCAAATGGTTGCAGAGTTCTTGTATTGGGCACAAACAGGATGGGGTGCAGGCTCTGTTATTACATTGAACCCTGCTGCAACACTATTGACTATCGATAAAGTTGATTGTGTTGTTCAACCATTAACTATCCAAGATCAAAACTTTGTATTGAATCAAAACTTATATCCAATTCAATTGAAGGATATGTGTATTGAACGTAACGATACACAGTTTACATTACATGCACTAAATCAAGGTGACACATTTAGTTATGCACAATTTGATTTAGGTAACTTTGAACATGGCATTGTGTTTGATAACACTACCTTGTTTAATGATACAATCTATAATCTAGTAACCGGCTTACGTCAAAACAGAATTAATGTACGTGGTACAAAAACTGCTGATTGGAATGGTACTGTAAATGCTTGGGGCTTTATCTTGAATCAAGATAACGTTCGTGAATGGAATAATACACTCAAGTATACCAAAGGTCAGATTGTTCTTTACAAGAACAAGTATTGGGTTGCGCAACGTGTTATTGAACCAACTGCAACATTCAATCAACAAGATTGGAAAGAAACAAACTATAGTGCAGTTCAAACAGGATTACTTCCTAACCCATCTACACGTTCATTTGAAAGCGCATTATACTACGACACTAATACTAGAAACCTATCACAAGATGCTAACTTATTAAGTTATAGTTTGATTGGTTACAGACCAAGAGACTATTTGGCAACAGCAGATTTAACAGACGTTACACAAATCAATGTTTATAAAAACATGATTAAGAGTAAAGGTACAAATCTTGCTATCAATGCATTCAAGGGTGTAACACTACCTCAAGGTGGCATTGACTATACTGTTTATGAAAACTGGGCTATCAAACAAGGTGAGTTTGGTGGTGTAGCAAATAATAACTTTGTACAGTTCAAAGTGAACCAAGCAAATATGACTGGTGACCCATCAATCTTTAGTTTAACTAATGGTGTGTACACTCAAGGATCAATGCAAGAAATTCCTATCTATAGTCTTTACAACTATGGACATAACATTACTGATCCAAATATCTTGTTAACAACGAATAGTGCAGAGCCTAACAGTACAAACATCTATCCAGATGCAGGTTATGTAAACTTCAATGACGTTAAGATGTCAAGTTATTTCTACTCTGGTTTACCTAGAGCAACTAACATCGGTGGTCAAATTGTTCCTATTCAAAATTTCTATGTAAGAGATTATGTTTGGATGGCTAACTTCTTGAACACATGGAATGTTTACTCATTCAAACCAATTGGTCAAGTCGTACAAGTTAGAAACAACTTAAACAACACAGCAACAGTTGTTTTTGCAGCGCCCCATGGATTGAAAAAATTACAACCATTGGCAATTGTAAACTTTGCAAGTAATGTTGACGGCTATTACATTGTCACACAAGTTGTAGACTTGACTACAGTTATCATTAACTTGAATGTACAGGCTACAAATCAAAATACATTAACTGGTCAAGGTATTGGTTTAATCTTTGAAACACAACGTGCAGCCAAACCATCTGAAATTGGATTGTTAGACTTAACTGAAGCAGACTTTATTACAAATACAGTTTGGGTTGACGAAAATACAGACGGTAACTGGGCAGTATATCAAAAGACAATTAACTATGATTATCAACAGCAAGTAACTAAAGAAGGTGCAACTAACTTTGGTAGTGCAGTCGCATACTCACCACAAATGGGTTACTTAGTAAGTGATGCTAGTCAAGGTAATGTTTACAGATATGTATATGATGCTGTTGCCTCAACAGCAACAGGTTCACCTGTATACGACTTAAGTCAAACATTGTCAGGTGGTACAAGTTTTGGTACAACAATCATTCACAAAAACAACATTTTTGTTATTAGTGAACCAACAAGTGGCACACCAAAAGTATACATTTATGCATTGAATAGTAGCACAGTCTCAACTGCAATACTAACATACCAAACAGCAATTAGTGCACCCGGTGGTGTAACTAACTGGGGTAGTTCATTAGCAATGTCAGGAGATAACAATTGGTTGTATATCTCTGACATTGCAAATAACAATGTGTATGTCTATCGTAGAGAACAGATTCTATTGAATGCCGGTTACTTTGTAACTGGTCAAACATATACAATTGAAACTGTTGGTACAACAGACTTTACAGCAATTGGCGCAATTGCAAATGCAGTTGGAATCACATTTGTTGCAACTGGCGCTGGTACTGGCACCGGCACTGCAATGCAAGTAACATATGCACAATCAACTGTTATCAGTGGCGCATCAACTGCAGGATCAGTGTCAGGTGATAACTTTGGTAGTTCATTGGCAACTGATTATTATGGTCAAACATTGTTTGTCGGCGCCCCTGACGTAAATTACAGTTCAACAATTGAGAACTGGGGTAGTGTATATGCATATCAAAGAACAGTTCAAAATGTTGAAGCACAACAAACTAGTACAGTTGGACAAGTTCAATCATTTACATTGGGTTGGACTCCAGCAGCAGGCGCAACAAGAACAGCAAGTGCAACTAATGGTAGCACAAACTACATTACATGTAATGCAGCCATGACTGGTTTTGCAGTAAATCAACCAGTTGTGTTTGGGGATATTTTGACTGCTACAGCGGCTGGTAGTTTTGTAATAGGCAAATCATATAAAATTACTACAGTCGGCACTACAGACTTCACAGCGATTGGTGCAAGTTCTAACTCAGTGGGGGTTATTTTTACAGCAACTGGTGTAGGATCAGGAACCGGTACTGCAACTCAAACAACTAATCTTGCAAATAGCGGTATTAAACCAAATGTTGTTTACTATATTGCAAGTATCTCTGGCTCAACAATTTCTATTAAGACTTCACGATCATCAACAACACCTGTACAACTAACTACTGCAAGTGGATTGTCATTTGGTGTGTATGTACAAGTTGACCCATTATATGTTACGGTCAATGGTACATTAGTACAAGACAACAACTATGGTGTAATTGGTAGTCAATTTGTTTACAGTGGTGCATTGCAAGCAGGTGACATTATTAACATCAGCGATAATCAATACACACTGGTACAAAACTTTAATTCGCAATTCAATGACAGAACCGGAACACATTACGGTTATGCAATGGACATGAACACGTTTGGTACAGAAACAATTATTGGTTCACCTTTTGAAATAAATGACACCACTGGCGAAGAAGGTGCTGCATATAGATATACTAATGCAGGTGCTAAGTATGGTGTTGTAATTGGTACTAATGATTGTACATTGAATTCAGCAGGTGTGATATTTATTAATGGTTACTTAGTATTCTTAAGTGCAGGTAATGCAACAGGTATCGCTAACCAAATTAATGCAAGCAATGTTCCTAATGTGCAAGCAAGTGCGACAGCAAATAATACATTAATCATTCAATTGATTGATACTGCACTTGCACCAGTAAGTCAACAATTATTAATTTCAGTAGTTGACGAAACTGTGTTAACACAATTGGGTATTGATGTATTTGTAAACACGCAAGTATTAGTATCTCCTTATGTTAACGGTCCTACTGAGTTTGGTACAGCAATTAAGTTCAACGAATCAGATAGCGTTGTAATTTCTGCCCCAGTTGGTACACGTTATGAGTTCACATCATTTGACTTTACAGACAATGGTACACCTGACTTAGATACTATTTTCGATAACAATGCAACACGTTTTGTTGAAAGTTATCCAAACGCAGGTGCAGTATACATGTATGACTATCTTGGAAATTACAACGAAAACGTTGGTAATTCAGGACAGTTTGTATTTGCACAATCAACAAACTCACAAAACACAAGTTATGGATTCAATCCATTATATGGTGCAAGTCTAGACTTTAACAACAATACAGTTATTGTTGGTTCACCTGACTTCTTGCCAGGAGTAGCAGACGGTCAAGTTGTTATCTATACAAATGCAACCGGTATGCAAGATTGGGGTATCTATAGACAAAGTGCACCTGTTGTGGATATCAACAGTATCAGCAATACGCAATTGTTTAGTGCTACAACAAACAACACACTAGTTAACTTAGATTACATCGATCCATTACAAGGTAAGATTCTTGGTGCAGTTAGAGAAAATCTAGACTTTGTAACAAACACAGATCCTGCAAGATACAATAGCAATCTAGCAAGTCAAACAGGTTATGTTTGGGGTGCAAATGAAGTTGGTAAAACATGGTTCAACACTAACAACGTTCGTTTTGTTAACTATCACCAAAATGACGTGGTGTACAATAGCAAATACTGGGGCTCCGTATTCCCAGGAAGCGATGTTGCAGTTTACACATGGGTAGCAAGTAACGTGCCACCTAACAACTATCAAGGTCCTGGAACTCCATTAGATGTTACACTATATGCTATTAGTAGCACAATCAATGCAAGTAGTGTTGTTGTACCTATCTATTATTTCTGGGTACGCAATAGTAATTTGATTTTCAGCGAAACAGGTAAAACATTAAGTGATACTATTCTTGCTCAATATATTGCGAATCCACGTGGGTCAGGTATCAGTTTCATGGCACCTTTGCTACCTAATACATTTGCAATTTACAATGGTTTGAGTTATTTTAACGGTACTGACACCGTGTTTAATATCGCATACAGCACAAATTCAGATTCTGGAAGTGATATCTATCACCAGCAGTTTGCTATTATCAAAGAAAACTCTGCTAGTGACTTCTTGCCTGGCTTCCCACAATATGCTTATGTAAGTAGTACATTAAGTGATCCTAGTGGATTGTATCTACGTTTTGTAAACAGTTTGGCTGGTTGTGATGATGCAGGTGGTGTAGTTCCTGATCCATATTTACCATTACGAGTTCAATCAGGTGTTCAAGTAAGACCAAGACAAAGTTTCTTCCTTGACAGATTCTTAGCACTTAAAAACTATTTGACATTTGCTAATGAAGTGTTAGTACAATATCCAATCGTTGAACTAAGAGAAAATTTAGACTTCTTGTACACAGTAGGAGATATTAATCCTGGTACAGGCTTACCATACTACGACACAACTAACTATTGGACGTTTGTCAACTGGTGGGCTCCTGGATACAGCGACAATACACGTTCAGTATTGCAAGTCCCTTTGTATGCAGATTTGGCAGCATTGAATGTAAGTTCAGGCACAATTGTAACTGTTGAACAAAACGGTGTAGGCAAATTTGAAGTATACACAACTGATGGATTGGGTACTTGGACACGTATTGGTTTGCAACAAGGTACTATTCAATTTAGCAGCGCATTGTGGGATTACTCAAGTGCAGGTTTAGGTTTTGGTGGCAACTTCTTTGACACTAATGTATTTGATTTATACCCAAGTGAAGAAACACGTTACATTATTCGTGCACTAAATGAACAAATTTATATCAATGATTTGTTAATTTATAGAAACAAGAGTTTGATATTGATGTTTGAATACATTCAAAGCGAAACAACATCATCACAAAATTTCTTGCCTTGGTTAAACAAAACATCATTGGTCGATGTGTCACATAAGATTCGTGAATTGTTACCACTTGAAGTATATCAAGGTGATAACGAAGTATTTTTAGAAGGATACTTGAATGAAGTAAAACCATATCACGTAACTATCAAACAGTTTAGTTTCAACTATACAGGAACTGATGTATTCCAAGGTGATATCACAGACTTTGATGTTCCTTCACAATGGAACAACATATACCAAGAATTCATTAGTCCAGAATTAGTATATACATTGCCTAACAATGAATATGAATATCTGCCTACTGATCCTATCTGGCAAACTGCACCTTACAGTCAATGGTATCAAAACTATGGTGTGTCATTGACAGGTCAAGATAACTACAACATTACAACTTTAGTATCATATCTAACTCCAAGTTCTAGAAGTATTATTGTTGATAATGCAAATGGCTTCCCAATCAATGGTACTATTACTATTGACGGAGAACAAATTGGTTACTCTTATGTAGACCGTGCTAAAAATCAACTAAGTGGATTGGTGCGTGGATACAACAGTACTACAATCACTAATCACATACCTGGCGCTAAGATTTACATCGATTTGCCTGCTGTGTTATTATTAAGCGGTGGTGCTGGATATACTAACCCACCTAGAGTAACTGCATACATTGATGAAACTCAATACCCTGCTCCAAGAACACCTGCTGTGTTAGAAGCAGTAATGAATTTGGATTCTGTATTGTCAATTAATGTTATCAATCCTGGTTCAGGTTACGCTGTGTTACCTACTATCGTGATTGACCCATCTGCAACTATTTACTTTGCAGATACACAAGTCAATTCAGTATTGCACACAATTACTGTATATGCCCCTGAATTGGTAACAGGTCTTGAAGTGCAATATTTTGATGACACCGCAACAGGTAATGGAATTGGTGAGTTGTCAAATGGACAATGGTACTATATCAATGTATTAGAAGACAATCCTACTGCGGTTGTAGCATTATACACTACGTATAGTAATGCTGTAAACGACAAGAACAGAGTTCCACTATTCACAAATGGTTCTGGTAATAGTTTCTCTATTAATCTTGGCGCAAGAGCATCAGCAATTTCTACTGCTTATCCAGTGCGTGAAAACGCTATCAGAATTAAATTTGATAGAACCACTTATACTTCTCAAGTATTAGATTGGGAAAGTGGTGCATACTATGGTGCATTCTTTGCTGGTAGCTATCGTAATAACGAAGATTATTCAAGTTCAGATATATTGTTGCCTTTCAGTCAAGCAACTGCAACTCCTCCTGTAAGTTTTATGACAGCAGCTTCAGGCGGCGGTGTAGTATTTGAAATTAGCGAAGTTGACAATCAACAACAAGTTGAGTGGTCATCATTTGTTAGATATGTGGGTTCTACTGTTGCAGCTAATAACTCTATCAAATTGATTCCGCAAGATGGAAACAATGATCCTAACAACCCGCAACCAAATGCTTCTGGTACAACAGTTGGTTTCTATGTTGGTATGCCTGTACAGTTTGCAGGCCCTGGCATTGGTGGTTTAGTTGGCACAACTACAAGTGATCCTATAATTTATTACGTACACAGTATTATTGATGAATTGTACTTTACCGTATCAACTACAGTCGGTGGTGATGTAGTAACATTAACAAATGCAACAGTTGGTGCAGCGGGCTTACAATGTTTAACTGCAAGCGTAGTGAATACTGCGGTGTTGACTGTTAATTACCCGGGTATATTAACTGTAACCAACACTAGTGCAGGTACTAACGTATTGACAGTTCCAACATCGGCAATTGGTACAGGTGGCACAAATGGATTCTATGTTGGTATTCCTTTAGTCTTCACTGGCGAAACATTTGGTGGCATTGTAGCAAATCAAGTTTACTATGTGTCAACTATTATTGATGAAGAGAACTTTACAGTTTCTTCAAATGATAAACCTTTGCAAGCTACCGTATACAGTGTTTCAAGTTCAAACAATCATGTAACGGTGTCATCTACTACAGGTATGGATGTCAATGATCCAGTCATCTTTAACAATATGATAATCAGTGGCGTGAGTGGAATATTATTTGGTAATATACATTCAGGTGTAACTTATTATATTAGCCAAATTGTTGATGGCACTACAATTACAATTAGCCAATATGTTAATGGATTAGTATTCAATCCAGGAACAGTTGCTGCTAGTGGTACTACAAGTGCATTAGTAACTGATCAGGCATCAAGTAGCCAATTGTCTACTGCTACTGGTAATATGACAATGAACGTTAATTTGCCAATTAGTCCCGGACAAGTTAACGGGCAAGCATTCAACTTGTATGAAACATCACAGCAATATCCAAATATTGCTACAGGTGTTATCAGCGAATTAATTGGAAATACAGTTAACGCTACAGTTGCGACAACAAATCTTGTTGCATTTAGTAATCAACAACCAACACAGTTTATGTATGTAAACATGCCTGTTAGATTTAACACAGCTATCGGTGGCTTGAGTACTAATACAACATATTGGATTAAATCTTTGGGTGTAATTTCTGTAAATTGTACAACTACAAGTTCTTCAACTAACCAAATTACATGCAGTAGTACTACATCATTGTACACAGGTATGCCTATTGTATTTACGGGCGTGTCATTGGGTGGAATTACTATTGGACAAACATATTTTGTTAAAACAATTGTAGACAGTACCCATTTTACAATTAGCGCAACTTCAGGTGGTTCAGCATTAGTATTATATACCTCTAACGGTGAAATGGTTGGTACTGGTGACCCATATATGACAGTTTCTACATCATTAGGAGGCAGTGTAGTATCATTATCAGCAAGTACAGCAGGATCAAGTTTTGTTCAATACCCAACTGCTACACCAACGTTTGACATTTCTTATGCTGTGGGCGGTTACTTGGCAATCGTCAATAGTGCTGCAACCGGATTTGCAATTAATAACGTGATTACAATTGATGGTCAGTTTGTCGGTGGTACAACACCAGCTAACAATGTTACTTTAACTGTAAACACTATTGGAACCAATGGAGAAATTACTAGCGTAATTGCTAGTGGTACTGTACCTTCAGTATCAAATACATATTACTTAGAAGTAACTTCACCAAATACATTGGCTGTATACAGTAATCCTTTATTGACAGTTCCTGTAAGTGGTTTAGACTTTCCTTATGTTGGATTTACTGAAACTACTGTAGTTCAAACACAAAGTACAGGTAACATTGTGGTAGCAGATGCGTCAGGGTTTAATTTATATGATCCTATTGTATTCACTGGAAATGTACAAGGCAATCTAAATGTAGGTACAGCATATTACATCAGTAATATTGTTGGAACAACAATCACATTGAGTGCAACACCAGGCGGTAGTGCCATAACAAGCGTAACAACCAATACTTCAACAAACTTTACAATGGCTAAAACAGGAAGTTTTGCAGTATTACCTCAGCCATTCTACTTCAATCAAAGTATTGTCAAGTACAACAATCAAGTATACCAATGTATCATTTCTAACAACGACAGCGAATTCATCTTTGGTAAATGGCAGTTGTTAGATAGCAATAGCAGTTTGTTAAATGCTATGGACAGAGTAATGGGTTACTATCAGCCTACTGCTGATATGCCTGGCGTAGATTTAACACAATTGTTTGAGGGTGTAACTTATCCTAACTCAACTTATTATGGTAATCAATTTGCTCCTGCAAATCAGTACCCTGTTGATACAATTCTGCAAGATCAACCATTCTATCCAACTGACGTAAACATAACAGGTATCATTTGGAACGGTGTAAATTATTTTGCAACAAGTAATCTACCAACATACTCTGCTGTATTGATTAGTCATGACGGAGTAACATGGAGTATTGACACACTAGCAAATATTGATGTAGACGCAACAAGCATTCTTTATGCTGGTGGTATGTATGTATTGACTACAACTAACAGTGCTACTCCTATCTATAGAAGTAATGACGGCTTTAGTTGGACAACAAATGGATATTATACTCCTTATAGTGATCAACCATACGACACTACGCAATATGATTCAACTGCAATCAATGTTGCACAACTTGCATTGCAAGATATAACATATTCAAATGGCTATTACATTGCAGTAGGGGATAACATCGTTAGAAGCGCAGACACCTATAATTGGGTTGAAGTACCTTTATTCCCCAGCTCATTAAATAGTTATGAATTCTATGCAATAACTAAGGCTGTATTGCCATCATTCAATGGCTTAGTTGCTGTTGGCGGAGGCACACGCCCAGATGTGATTTCTGGCGTAACTGAATCAGTTAGTACAAATGTTATCTTCTATAGTACTAACGACGGACTATCATGGACACAAATAAATTCAATTACTCCAAATACATTCTATGGTGTAGCAAGTAATAGTTCATTGATTATTGCTGTTGGTAGTGCAGGTGTAATTTATTACAGTAATAACGGTGGTAGCTGGTTAGGCTTGAATGAAGTGCAAGTACTTTCAACAAACACAAACACAAATGTTATTAACGTAACCAATAGTGCAGGATTCGTATTGAACCAAGCTGTTAGATTTAGTCAAGCATTTGGTGGATTGAATACAACAACTACTTACTATCTTGTAAGTATCAATGGTACACAAGTTAAAGTTTCAACAACGCCTAGTGGTTCAGCAGTTACATTGACAAACGTAAATCCAAGTGCAGACCAAACTATGATGTTTGCATATAGTGCTTCTAACCCAAATCCAGCTGCATTACGCAACATCATTTATGCAAATGGTATTTGGATTACTGTTGGTGATACTGGTACTATCAAAACATCTAGCAACGGATTGACTTGGATTACTCAAACGTCAGGTACAACACAAAACTTGCATTCAGTAGTTTGGAACAACACATTATCAACATTTACAGTAGTGGGTGATAACAACACAATTATTCAATCTACAAATAATGGTGTAACCTGGTCAAGTATATCTGTATTCACCGTTCCCCCTACAGTATATGATGTTCAAGGTGCTGCATTCCCATATGGTTATGGTCCAGAAGAATTAGTTCCTGGGGTAGTAACTGACACACTAGCAATGACTGTTATTTCACGTCCTGGTACATTGTGGCCAGTAGTTGAGTATTCAAATGCAGGATATGCAACTTACTCATTGCAATTAACACCAACATCGGCAAGTCAAAAATTGTATAGTTTTGCAAGTGCATCACATTATCCAGCGCAGATTCGTGTGCAAGTACTTGATGCAAACACACAATTGGGAACCACATTAGATGCAAGCCAATATACGGTTGATTGGATAAACAAAACATTAACATTGAACAACGCATTGGTGTTTATTCCTACTCCACAACAACTAAGAATTGATGTGTATGAAGTTGGTAATGGTAACCAACTAGTTAAATCTAATACAGATAGCGATCCTATTAGAATTAATACTAATACAGGCTTTAACGAAATTTATCTAGATTGCAACTATAGTCAAAATATCTATAACGGTAGCGGGGTAATTCAACCGGGCACATACCCGATCAACACATTAGCGACACAAACCTTTAGTGGAACTAATTATATTGTTTGTACAAGTATTAACAACATCGTACTAAATTCACCAATCTCATTCTTGGGTGATGTGTTTGGTGGTGTTACTGAAGGTACGCAATACTATGTAAAATCTATTAGTACTGCTACAAATGAAATCACAATTTCAGCAACTTATAATAGTGTAACTGGTCAAGCAGGTCCTACACTTGCATTGACTGATGCTACAGGCAGCATGGATGTTGCAATTGAAATTGGTAATGGTTTAGTTTGGACTCCCCCAATTGTTTATTTAAACGGTACACAATTGGTAATGGGTGTTACAAATAATGTTATTGCTACTAAATCAGGAACAAATGTCATCACTACTAACTCTACTAGTGGTTTGATTGTTGGTACTCCAATTATGTTCAGTAGTTCAATCTTTGGTGGAGTGATTCAACCATTGACAACTTACTATATCAAGAGTATCGTTGATGGGTTTGATTTAACAATTAGTGCAACATTGAACGGTCCGACATTAGTATTAACTAATGCAAACGGCGGCGCAAGTTTTGTAACTAACGACTATGCATTTGATATTCAACCTAACGGTATACAAGCAAAAATGGTCTTTAGTAATGCAAATTACAATGACGAATCTGATTACATTGTTTATTCTGTATTTGGACAAACAGAACCAACACAAGTTGGATATACACTGCCAACTGTGCAAGAAATTGTTGCTAACGGTCAAACATCTTCATTCAACTTGATTAATTATTTAGGTGGTACCAACCCATACAATGCAATTGTTGAAATTAACGGGGTAAGACAAACTATTTCTCAATACACGATTAGTCCATCTGCAAAAACAATTAACTTTGTTTCAGTTCCTGCAAATGGCGCTGTGATAACAGTTACGACATTTAATGATACACAACAACAGTATCTAACTACTCAGTACGGTATTACTGGTACGCCTGGATCACAATTCATTGATTTGACAGTTGGAGCCACAACTAATACAATAGTTACATATGATCAAGGCGGCACCGCAGGCTGGGATAGTAATGGTTCTGTAAACGCCGGATCATTTGTGATTGGTACAGAATATGAAATCACCACAGTTGGTACAACTAACTGGGTAGCAATTGGTGCAAGTTCCAACAATGTTGGCATTGTATTCGTTGCTACTGGAGCAGGTTCGGGCACTGGTGTTGCATTGGCAGTTGGTCTGTTCCAAGAAAATTACAACTACTTAACATTATCATCAGGTACAACTGCATCATTGCAAGTTAATAACAGTTTGGTGTTTAGTAATGGCATCGGTGGTATTGTTGCAGGTGTAACTTATTATGTAACTCAAATTATTAACAGTACTCAATTTGTAATTTCTACACAAGTAGGTGGACAACCATTAACATTAACAAATGCAACAGGGTCAATGCTTGCAACTGCTAATGGATTAACAGTGGCACCTATTATTAATGTGTCAAACCAAATTACTCCTCCTCTAGCAGTTACATTTGCAAGTAATACTACATCAGGCACAAATAGAATCACAGTTACAAGTACTGCAGGATTTGCAGTTGGTGCAACGGCTATGTTCCAAGGCACAAGTTTTGGTAATGTAGCAACAGACGGCACAGTATACTTTGTTAGTACAATAGTAGATGGTACACATTTTACTATCATGGATCAACAAGGAAACACAATTACATTGACAACTGCTTCAGGAAATATGCAAGTTACAATTGGTGGACAACCGGCAATTCGTGTGACTACAAGTATTCCTAATTATTTCAACTTGAATCAATTGGTAAACATTAGCGGTACTACTGGTTCAGTGCAGTTAAATGATCAAGCATACTACGCTAGAGTTATTAATAACACTACTTTTGATTTATATTATCAACCATATAATTCAGGTATTGGTTATGTAAATTATCCTGTAACAACATGCGCGGCGTACACAGGTGGTGGCTATACTTGGAGATCAGGTGTGTTTGTATTATCAACTGCAACTGCAACTGCAACAACAGCTACTAATGGTATTATTACGGTAGCTAACACTTCTAATTTAGTACAAGGTACTCCTGTGCTATTCAACCAAGTAGGTTCATTGCCCGGAGATGTTATTTTAGGCGGATTGATTCAAGGAACAACATATTATATTGGTACTATCTTTAATGGTACACAATTCAATGTAACAAGTTCATTATATGGAAGTACAGTTCCGTTGAGTACCGCTAGTGGTAGCATGAATATGGTACAGTGGGTACAAGGTAATGTTGATCGCTTGTGGGTAACTGTGAACGGATTGCGTGTACCTTCAAGCGATCTGCGTGTAAATGAATACAATGAAGTAAGTATCTTGACACAGATCGTTCCGGGCGATGAAGTAATTATCAGTAACATGATCCCTCAAGCAACTCCTAACGAAATGGTCTACTTAAATCTAGTTGACGCTGTAGGTGATCAACAAGTATTCAGAGCAAATTCAAATACTAGAACATGGTTAACTCAACCAATCTATGATTTGAGTACTACAATCTATGTTGATGACGTTACTAGAATTACCAACAACGTTGTGCAAAACACGATTGTTCCTGCTGAAACTAACGGTTACTATTATGTTGGATTGAATGCTAATAAGAACAGTATTTCTAGCATTACGGTATTTGACGCAACTACAAATACGACAGTAAATTCTAGTGCATATGAACTTGTTATCATAGATGCTGCGCCGCAAATTAAGATTGCTGGTACCGCAGTCTCAGCAGGAAACCAATTGATCATTACAATCCTTGAAGGTAATGTAATCATGGTTAACGGTGAGCAAATTACCTTCAGTACAATTAATCCAACAATTACTGCTCAAAGCATTGTTTCAGGACAACAATATAAGATTGTATCAGTTGGAAGCACCAATTTTATTAGCGTCGGGGCAAGTGCCAACACTGTCGGAATCACCTTTACTGCAACTAATGACGGAACAATGTTAACAGGCACCGGTACGGTCATCGCAGTCAACGGCATATCTGGGTTGCAACGTGGTGCAAATGGTACTGCAAGACAACCAGTAATATCAACTTATACTGAAGTATATGGTATGTTGCCAAGCGACATGCTGTCAGACATATACTACAATGAAACTTGGAATTCATATGTTTATAATGCTACTTTGGGTGATCCATTACAAATTAGTAACACGGTTCCAGCAGAATTCTTAAATACGGATGTTTCCTAAATGATAAATAAAGAGATGAATCATATTAAATCAAAAAGTCAAGGAAATCAAGGTAAAAAACAGCTTCCTACCAAGCCAAACGAGCATGGTGGGTTCTACTTTTCCTCTAGTATAAAGATTTTTGATCCAAATAGTAAACAAGTTTTGGTACAGAAAAGAGGGGACGTTTAATGTCTGTTATTAATTTATCCTTAAAAGTTGAGGGATTCTTGAAAATCTACGACCCCAATTCAATGGAAGTGTTTGTAGATAAGAAGAATGCCATCAACTATGAGAACATGTCGGAAGCAATTGCCGACACCTTAAGTGATCGTGGCTACGGAGAAATCTTTCAAATGGCGTTTGGTAACGGTGCTGCATCAGTATCTGATACGGGCGTTATTACATATTTGCCCCCTAATGTAACTGGTCAAAATGCTGCATTATACAATCAAACCTATGCAAAAGTAGTGGATGACACCAACGTTCTTAATTTGGATCCTACAAGAAACAATATGACTGTATATCATACTTCAGGCAATGTTTATACTGATATTTTGGTTCAATGTTTATTAGATTATGGCGAACCTGCAGGGCAGGCTGCATTTGATAATAGCACCCAAACTGACTCTAGCTATGTTTTTGACGAATTGGGGCTATTGGCCAACTATGGCACAGACGCAAACGGTAACGTAATTACCAGACTGCTAACACACGTAATCTTTCACCCGGTTCAAAAATCATTGAATAGACAGATTCAGATTGATTACACAGTTAGAATTCAGGCACTTACCAACTTGGTAACGATTTAAGATAAATAAAGATAACGGAGTTATAGATTATGGCATATACAATTGTTAAAAGCAATGGGACAGTACTTACAACCATTGCCGACGGTACTATCAATACGACTAGTACCTCTCTTGGTTTACCGGGTAGAAATTATCCCGGATACGGTCAACCTGTAGATGAAAACTTTGTATGGTTAACTGAAAATTTTGCCAGTGCTACTCCCCCTCAAAACCCATTGACTGGACAGCTTTGGTATAACACAAATAATCAGACAATGTATATTTGTCCATCAGATGGGCAATCAAATGCAAATGCTTGGTTATCATTGTCAGCTACACAATCAGGTGGTACTACAACATTTGGTGCTGTTAGCGTAACAGGTAATGTGTCTGCCGGCAATTTATCGGCAGTTGGTAATCTATCAGCAAACTCTACAACAACCGCATTTTTAACTGTATCAGCAAATGCTACGATTGCTAATGCTAACATCACAACTGCTAATATTGGTACATTGTATACTACAAATATTAGCACAGGTTCTGCAACAACAGGTGGTAATTTAACTGGTGTATGGAGCGTAACTGGCAGTGCTGGTGGTAATAATGCTGTGGCATTTAACTTCTTGCAAGGTGGTATTGCTATTAGCAATTCAGCAGGCGCAAATCTATATGGTATTGCTACTGACAAGTATATGTATGCTAATGGTACTCCTGTAAGTTTTGCTGGTACTTATAGCAACAGTAACGTTGCAGCTTATTTGCCAACATATAACGGTAATATCTTAGCAAGTAATGTACAGATGACTACATTAACAACAGGTGCAAATACAACAGCAGGAACTATTACAGGTAATTGGACATTAACTACCGGTTCAAGACTACAAGCAACATACGCTGACTTGGCAGAACGTTTTGAAGCAGACGATATCTATGATCCAGGTACAGTTGTTGAATTGGGCGGCGCCGCAGAAATCACAGCAGTACAATATGATTTAAGTGAAGATGTATTTGGTGTTATTAGTGACACAGCGGCTTATCTAATGAATGCAGGTGCAGGTAGTGATAATACTCACCCTCCAGTAGCAGTTTCAGGTCGTGTGAAGGTTAAAGTAACAGGACAAGTTAAAAAAGGTCAACGTTTAGTAAGTGCTGGTAACGGTATAGCACGTGCGGCTCAACCTACTGAAGCTACAGCATTTAACGTAATTGGCCGTGCATTAGAAAACAAAACAGACAATGGATTAGGCACAGTTGAAGCTATCGTGTCTATTACAAAATAAGGATAAGAAATGAGTTACGCACAATTTGGATTAATACAAGCAACTGACTTTAACACGTTCGTAGGTGGTAATCCAACTACGACTTCTAACACATTAAATGCTGTTTGGGCAACAGGTGGTAGTAGTGCAGGTTACGGACAAACAGCCGTAGCAAACGTTGCAGTAGGTAACACAGTTGTTGCAACTGGTCAATGGAATGCATTGGTATCAAATACTGCTAATGCGGCTTCACATCAAGGTTCATCAATTACTGCTGTTACAGCACCTACATCAGGTACTACAATTACATATGTTTCAGCTATTCCAACTAACTTAGCAACTATCTATACTAACAAGTTAAATGCCGCAAGTCAGGGTTCAACATCTACAAACACAGCAACATATGGTAGCACTTGGTCAAGTGGTTTAACATTTACGTTTACTGCTACATTCTCAAGTGGTGATGCCGCACGTTATTTCTTTAACGCAGGTGGTCAATTAAAATTAACTTGCTCACATCCAAGTGGCACAGGTATCAATTTATTGTTAAACAACTTAGCAAGTAACGTTGGTACAATCGTTATGAGTGCACCAAGCTCAGGTTCTGTGACTATTGCAAGTACATCATACAATGGTATCACTAAAGTAGGTGGCGGTGGTAACACTCCTACTATCGTAGCAACTAACGGATACTATGCATTGACTACATCAAATGCAACAGTATTCACACAAACTGCTAGTACAGGCCCTTCAGGTTACTTAGCAACAAACATCAAAGCAATTGTTAAATCAAATGGTACGCAAGGTACTAACGGTGATGCTGGATCAGTAGTTACAATTTATTGTACTTGGACAGAAATTCCAACTGGTTTAGTAGCAAGTTCTGGATCATCATGTACAATTACTGCTGTACCTCCAGAAACAACATATCTTCCAACAGCAATCTCAGCACCCACACTAGCTGGTTCAGTAACGGGCGCATAACATTTTTAGGCAACACCCTGTATCCATCTAAATACTCATAGGAGTGTACGATGGATACAAAACAATTAATTGCCGACGCCAAAGCCCGTTTTAGTCATAATTCTGCTAAAGCATATCTTGCAGAAAAATACAATAACAAACTACTTGTCGCAGAACAGGGCGGCTTGTGGAAAGCCGATGGTCAAACAATCACCTTACTAACTTCAATCACATCCAAACGAGCAGTATTAGTAGATACTTTTGATAATCCGGTTGAAGTAGATCGTAACGCATTATTAACTAAGTTGAAAGAAGTCTATAATGAAGTTATGGATCAATGGTTACGTGAATGGAAAGAACTAGAGGCTAAACGATGAGTAGAGGGGCAATACTATTTGCTTTCAACTCACCTAAATATGATTACTATGCAATGGCTAAATACACAGCCAAACGCATCAATCATTTTTTAGACTTGCCGGTTACAATTGTAACTGACGAACAGTCATTGCCCGAAACGGAAGACTATGTTTGGGACAATGTTGTTACTACGATTCCTGACAAAAACAATATCAGAGACTATGGTGTTTGGATTAATAAAGGCAGATTTCAAGCATATGAATTTAGTCCCTATGATGAAACACTATTATTAGATGCCGACTATGTTGTTAATTCTGACAAATTGTTAAAGACTTTTGATTTTTATGAGGACTTTAGTTGCCATAATAAAACTAGTTTTTTGATGCATCCGGGCGTACCACAAGAAGTGTTAAGCGTGTACAGTTATGAAACTCTTTGGGCAACTGCTGTTGCTTTTAAGAAAAGTAAACGCACTGAGCAAATCTTTAACTGTTTAGAAATGGTTCAAAATAACTATGATCACTATGCCAACATTCATAATTTTATTGCTGGGGTTTATCGTAATGATTACGCACTTACTTTGGCTTTGCGCATTGTTAATGGGCATAGTGTTAATCCTACAGACTATATACCTTGGGATTTGTTGCACGTGGGTAAGAATACCTCTGTTTACGCTAATACTAGTGATGAGTACAATACAGAATACACAGTGATGTTTGATAATTGGCAACGTGGTAAGATTCGTAAAGAATATATTACAATTAAAGACATGGACTTTCATGTGATGAATAAAGATAACTTTGTGGAGTTGATTAATGAATAAAGGTTTCGTAATCATGGCACAAGGTGACGATTATGTTAAATGTGCTGAAGTATTAAAGAAAAGCATTAAGCGTACTATGCCTAAAGCCAAAGTAACTATCATTACAACTGATATGTTACCATATGGTGATCAAGCACCTGATACTAATTGGAAATTACAAAACGATTGGCAAGTATATGAAGCCAGCCCATATGAATATACAATCAAACTAGAAGCAGATATGTATTTGCCAAAGTCAATAGATTATTGGTGGGATGTTTTAGAGCATAGAGATATTGTTGTAAGCACTACAATTAGAAACTTCAAACAAGAAATTAGTGATATCAAAGCATATCGCAGATTTATTTACGATAACAAATTACCTGATACCTATAACAGTATTACTTACTTTAAGAAATCAGATACAGCACAGAAATTTTTTGAAATTGTTCGTGATGTTTTTGAAAATTGGTCTTTCTATCGTAACTCACTACAATGTAACAAAGACGAACTTGCCACAACAGATTGGGCATATGCAATTGCCAGTCATATTATTGGCATAGAAAAAACCACAATGCCACAGTTCAAAGACATGAGTATGATTCACATGAAACAATTTGTTAATGGAACTCCTACGCAAAATTGGACTGATGTATTGATTCATGAGGTGTCCAAAGATTATTTAAGGGTAAATACTATTCCCCAAATGTATCCTTTCCACTATCATATCAAAGACTTCTGTGATAAACTCAAGGTGTAATAATGACAGAACCAACACAAGAAGATTATATTTTATTTTGGGAAGCCCCCAAGATTGAAAAGCCTGAATTCAGACTCTACTATGATGCAAAGGGCAATGTCATTTGCTATACTTGCGAAAAGTTAGAAGGTGATTACATTATAATTGATGCAATGACATTTGCAGAAGGTAGACCTGATGTTCGTGTGGCCAATGGTAAACTTGTAAAAGTCAATACAAATGCGGTTGTTTCTAAATTAGTACAGCATGATAGTGAAGGTCAACTTTGTCATAAAGATGATGTTAGTGTTGTGTTAACAAAAAAAGACAATGTAAAAAAACAATTATGGAAATTAACAACATATGAGCTTGGATAATATCATTGATGTAGCAGACTTAGATTGCATTTATCTAAGTTATGATGAGCCTCAAAAAGAAGAATTTTGGTTAAAGATTAAGAACATGGTGCCTTGGGCAAAACGTGTTGATGGTGTCAAGGGTAGTGATGCCGCACACAAAGCCGCAGGTGAAGCAAGTGATACAGAACGTTTTATTCTTATTGATGGCGATAACATGCCTGATGAAGAATTCTTTAACATTCAGTTAGACTTTACCGACAAAGACCCGTCATTCAAGAAAGCACAGTTTCGCTGGAAAGCAGTTAATAGTATCAATGGGCTACGTTATGGTAATGGTGGCATGAGTAGTTGGACAAAAACTTATGTGCGTGAAATGAAAACACATGAGCATCAAACTGAAGGTGATGTGTCACGTATTGCTGACTTTTGTTTAGACAGCAAAGACAACTTATACTGGGCAATGTATGATTGCTACTCAACTACATATCCTAACTATACACCATTTCAAGCATGGCGTGCTGGATTTCGTGAAGGTGTTAAAATGTGTTTGAATCGCGGTGCTGTTCCTAGCATTGAAGAATTCAAAGAAACAGTTGCAAGTCGTAATCTAAATAACTTAACTATCTGGCATAATGTTGGTAGTGATGTTGAAAATGGCATTTGGGCAATCTATGGTGCAAGACTTGGTACTTATAAAACATTGCTTACTGATTGGAATGCACAGAATGTTCAGTGGTTTGACAACTATGTTGATATGTGGGAATCAGAATACAAAGATAAAGATCCTTTAGTTGAGTCGGGAGAAATTGGTAAAGCACTTAGTAGTAAACTAGGTTTACCTATGTGTATGCTTAATGCAGAACAAAGTAAATTCTTCAAACGTCATTATTCTGCAAACTTTCATAACAAAGGTCCATTGATTACAGAAATGGAAGTAATTCGTCAGATCGAAGGCTGGTAATGTCAAACGAAACAGATAGAATTAAAACAATCAAAATTCGAGTAGAGAACGAATCTACTCCTACATTCTGTTTGGCTAAGTGGCATCATGTTACTATGTACTTACAAAGTGGTGAGACACATAGTTGTTATCACCCACAACCACATAAGATTCCTTTAGAAGAACTGCGTGATAATCCCAGCGCATTGCATAATACGCAAGAGAAAAAGATGGAACGCAAGTTGATGCTTGAAGGTGGTAAGCCTACAGGTTGTCAATATTGCTGGAACATTGAAGCAATGGGACCTGACTATATCAGCGACCGTCATATTCGCAACAGTAGTATCTTTACAGAAGAACGTTTTGAGCAAACAGCAAAAGGTCCTTGGGACCAAAACATCAATCCAGAATACTTAGAAATTAACTTTGGTAACGAATGTAATTTCAAGTGCGGTTACTGTCATCCAAAGTATAGCACAAGTTTTTATAAAGAGATTGAAAAGTTTGGTCCCGTTACTAATGTAAAGAATCATCGTTGCGACATTGACTGGATGAAACTATATCAACGTGAAGAAGAAAATCCCTACGTTGATGCGTTTTGGAAATGGTGGCCTGAACTACGCAAGACATTAAACATCATGCGTGTAACAGGTGGCGAACCCACACTTCACAAATCTACATGGCAACTGTTAGATAAGATTGAAGAAGAACCCATGCCTTGGCTTGAACTAAACATTAACAGCAATCTTGGAACAAAGCCAGTTCTCATAGAACGTTTAGCAGACAAGGTCAAAAAGTTAGTAGACGAAAATAAAATTCAAAGTTTTAAATTGTTTACTAGCATGGATACATGGGGAGAACGTGCTGAGTATATTCGTACTGGGTTAGACTTAAAGTTGTGGGAACAAAACTTTCACACTTATGTACAACGCAGTAACAGCCCAATTACATTCATGATTACATTCAATATCTTTAGTGTGACTTCATTTAAGTCATTGCTTGAGAAGTTTTTAGAATGGCGTGAACAATATGGTTGGTTTGAAGAAAAGTCACACGACAAACATAGAATTCGTTTTGATACTCCATACCTTCGTGACCCTATTCAATATGACATGAACATTCTTCCCAAAGAAGAGTTTATGCCCTATATGTATGAATCACTACAGTTTATGAAGGACAATGTAGACGATACTGCTAGTAACAAGTTTACAACAATAGAATATGAAAAGTTCAAACGTGTAGTTGACTACATGGCTGAAACTAATTATGAAGAAAAGAAGTTGATTGAAGGTCGTAGAGACTTTTACAACTGGTTCAATGAGTTAGATGATCGCAGAGAAAATGACTTATTAACCGTGTACCCAGAAATGTTGGAGTTTTATAGATTATGCCAGGAAACCAGCCTAACGAATCCTCTTTCGTAAAAAAGTTATTGCTTGGTAAGAGCAAGACTTTTTGTATGATACCTTGGGTTCACCTACATACCACCCCTGAGGGAGTGGCAGCACCTTGTTGTATTGCAGAATCTTGTGCAACAAAAGAAGGTGTGGGTGATTCTAAAACACAAGGACTAATGGAACTAGTCAACAGCGAAAAGATGAACCAACTACGACTAGATATGTTGACTGGTAAAGAAAACATTGAATGCAGCAAGTGTTATAACCATGATGCACAGGGTATTGATAGTTTTAGAACCACATCTAATAAACAATGGAAAAATTCATTTGACGATGTATTAGAAAACACAAATCTTGAAGACGGATCATTAAAAGAATTCAAAATGCGATATTTTGATATTCGCTTTAGCAATATCTGTAATTTCAAATGTCGCACATGCGGATCAGCGTTTAGTACTCAGTGGGAACAAGAAGATTTAAAGAACGGAGTATTCTATGCAAAGATTATTCCAAAAAATAATAATAAAAAGTTTTTGCAAGACGTATTAGATCAAATTCCAAATATGGAAATTGCATACTTTGCAGGTGGCGAACCATTAATCACTGAAGAACATTATATCCTACTTGAAGAAATGATTCGTAGCAGTCACACAGATATCTTATTAAGATACAATACTAACCTAAGTAACTTAAAGTTTAAAGATAAAGATTTACTTGGTTTATGGAAACACTTTAGTCAAAAAATTCAAGTATATGCAAGTATTGATCATTGCAAAGAACGTGCAGAATATATTAGACATGGAACTGATTGGGGACAAGTTGAAACAAACTTTATGCTTGCCAAACAAACTCCCTATGTTAACATTCAAATTAACACAGTACTAAGTGTGTTCAACTATTTGACTATTGATGAGTTTTACCAATATTTAATTGATAAGGGTATGTATACTAATAAGGATGCAGTGTTTACATTATATAACATGACGACCCCTGATCATTTGACATGTCATATTCTACCACCTGAGTACAAAGTAAAAGGTGAAGAAAGTATCAACAGAGCAATACAGTATATGAGAAACAATGATTTTCTTGATCTACATACACAACAACTTGAAGTTGCTCCGGGTTGGGTAAATCACAAAGATAATTGGGACGAACAAAAAGTTAAATTTAAAGAAGAAGTAAAACGTCTTGATGCTATAAGAGGAGAATCATTCATGGAAACATTCCCTGAAATTGCAAATCTTTATAAACCAGAGCAAAGAGTAAGAGCAAGAATGGCACCAGTATGAACATAGACAAAGAATTTTTATTAAACGAAAGCAAAACATTTTGCATGTTCCCTTGGGTCCATCTTAATGTAACACCCAAGGGTGATATCTATCCTTGCTGTAGTAACGACTACACTAAGCCCTATGGTAACACTAAGAAGTCTTCACTTAAAGAAGCATTCAACAGTGAACCAATGAAAAAGTTGCGATTAGATATGCTAAATGAAAAACAGAACGAACTATGTACGTTTTGTTACAAGCATGAAGAAGCCGGTCCGCACAGTTTTAGAAACTACAGCAAAGAACAATTTGGTAAACGCTTTGACGAAATTGTTCCAACTACACAGGAAGATGGAACAGTAGAAGAATTCAAAATGCGATATTTTGATATTCGCTTTAGCAATATCTGTAACTTCAAGTGTAGAACTTGCGGTAGTGAATTCAGCAGCCAATGGGGTGCAGAAATGCAAAAGCACTTTGATGACAAACATCCAATTGTTATTCATGCTGACGATGGTAAGGGTAATGTGTTGGCAGAAGTACTTGAACATATTGAACATATTGATTTGGCATACTTTGCAGGTGGTGAACCACTGATCACAGACGAGCATTATGTGATGTTGGAAGAAATGATTCGTTTGGGTAAAACTGATATCACATTACGATACAACACAAATGCAAGTAATATCAAGTATAAGAAACATGATATCCTAGACTTATGGAAACATTTTAAAAAGATTGAATTAAGTTGTAGCGTAGATCATTATGGTGAACGAGCAGAATGGTTACGCAAGGGAACTGATTGGGGCAAAGTTGAAACCAATCTATTAACATTCCGTGACTTAGATTACATTAGTTTCCAAATGAACACTGTGTTTAGTATTTTTAACTATAGCACCATTGGTGAGTTCTATCAGTATTTAAAAGACAAAAACATTGTTAGACGAGATGATTGGTATCATAGTTTATATTTGGCTGTGCATCCAGATTACTATTGTGCTAAGAGTTTACCCAAAGAATTAAAAGTTGATGCAGCTAGTAAAGCACTTGCATGGGCAGATGCTAATAAAGATGACAACACCTCATTATCAAGATTAGTTACAGACGCAGTTAATTTTGCTAGTGATAAAGATCAATGGAGCGAAGTTAAAGGTAAGTTTTTGCAACATACCCGAAGTATTGATAGAATCAGAGAAGAAAACTTCTGGGAAGTATTCCCCGAATTAAATAAATTACAGGACTTAGAGGAATAAACATGGCAACATTTGAAGCTGGAAACCGAGACGTAAAACTTGAAGGTATGGTAAAAGACATTATGGCAAAGTATGTCGATAAGACACCTTTTACTGAAGAAATTTGTGATCAAATCATGACAGATGTACTAGAGACATTTGGTAAAGAAGCCGATGCAAAGGTTATGATTGACACAGATACCAATGAAATTGAAATCACAGTTCGTGATTTGATTAAGCAACCAATGACATTCTCATCACTTAAATTATTCAAGGCAAAATAATGGACAACGCAGTAGTCAAAAATCTAGTAGAAAACGGTAAACACTTTTGTGTACTACCTTGGGTACATTTTCATGCATGGCCTGATAGTCGTGTAATGCCTTGCTGTATTGCAGATAGCAACATGCCCGTGGCAAAAATTGAAAGTGACGTATCCATCATTGAAATGATGAATAGTGAAGACTACAAGAAAATGCGTACAGCAATGATGAATGATGAGCCTGTTGAGGCTTGCAAACGTTGCTATGACTTGGAACTAATGGGCACATGGACTATGCGTCAAAGTCATAATAAACGCAGAGGTCTAGATTATGTTGACTATATTGTTGATGTTACAAATGATGATGGTTCATTAAAAGAATTTGAAATGAAGTACATGGATATTCGTTTTAGTAATTTATGTAATATGAAATGTCGTAGTTGCGGGCCTGCATGTTCAAGTCAATGGGCACAAGAGTTCATGGATCAACGCGGGGAAGAAATGTTTAAAAAGTATTTCCCTAACCAAAAAATTGTTGTTAACAACAATGAAGACCAAACACTTATGCTTAAACTAAAGCCATATCTTGCTGATGTGACTGAAGTATACTTTGCTGGTGGCGAAATTATTATTACTCCTGAACACTATGAGTGCTTAGACTATTGGATTGAAAATGGATTAACCGATCAAGTTGAATTAAACTACACAACAAACTTCTCATCATTGAAGTATAAAAAGAATGTAGACTTGATTGATTATTGGAGTAAGTTCCCTAACTTGCAAGTATGGGCATCACTTGATGCACATGGTGAATTAGGTGAGTGTATTCGTAAGGGTACTGATTGGGAAAAGATTGAAGCAAACATTCGTGAGATTAAAGAAAAAGTTCCGCATGTTAAGTTTCAGATTACTCCCACAATCAGTATTTGGAATGTGTTTGACTTCCCAGACTTCTTTGACTATATGATTGAAAAAGGCTTTATTGATACAATGTCAAGCCCACGCTTTAACTTAGCGACTAATCCATGGTACGCAAACATTATGATTCTACCTAAGCACGTTAAACGTAGGCTAACAGAATTGTATAGAGTATATCAAGAAAAGTACAAAGATAACATTGATATCTATAATGGATTTAAAATGATTATCTATAACTTAAATGTCGGTGATGAAAACAAAGGTGGTATCTTAGAGTTTAAGCAGTTCAATGATGAACTTGACACATTCCGTGACGAAAAACTTGAAGATATCGTACCAGAATTAAAAGAGGTCTATGAGTGGGCCGCAAGTTAATCGCAATTGAAGCACCTCAACCATATGTTGCAGTAACATGGCAAGTTAACAATTTCTGTAACTTTCGCTGTAGTTACTGTAACCCCGGCAACTGGGCGGGCGCAAATCCCAACAATGGCAATTTAGATATTTACCTAGCTAACTTAAAAGTTATCGCACAGCGTTATAAACAATCAGGTTACAAGAACTTCAAGTTCTTTTTCAGTGGCGGCGAACCAACGGCATGGCGCAATTTTATTCCTATCTGTGAATGGATTCGTGAAGAACTACCTAATTCAACTATTGCAGTTAACACTAACTTAAGTCGTCCATTGGCATGGTGGGAAAAACATCATCATTTATTTGATGACATCGTTGCTAGTTTCCATGTAGAGTTTAGTGACAAGAAACGTTACGAAGAAAACAGCATTTATCTATGTGATAAAGTCAATTATCTTTCTAGTAAGATGTTGATGCATGAGGAAAGATTCTGGGAAGTTGTTGAGTTTGCTGAATATCTTAAAACAGTAATGCCAAACTATTTCATTGAATGGACTCCTTTATATGATGAACTAAGTCATGTTACGGGTCCTTGGAATTATAAAGATCCTGCAAAAACAGAATTCTTTAAAACTCATAACATTGAAATGCAACAAACTAAAGATAAGCCTGCTAAAAGCACAGAGTTTGCAGTAAGTTACAATCGGTATGATGACAACACTACACAAGTATGTAATGCCAATGATGTGATTGTTAATGGGCAAAACTTCTTTAGTGGTTGGAACTGCAATGTGGGTGATTGTATCTTTATCAATCCTGTGGGTGATGTTAGTCTAGCAAGTTGCGGACAAACTGAAAAAATAGGACATATATTAGAAGATATCAGTAAAGTGGGTCCAAAACAAATTACATGTTATAAAGAAATGTGTATGTGCGGTACAGATATTATCATACCGAAAATTCTAGTCGATAAATAACAATATGGAAAAAATTAAAGTTTGTTATAGTTGGATTGGCCCCAAAGGTCCGATTTGGAATACAGAAATTCCTAATGTGTTAAGTTTTGCAAGTGTGGCCGAAGGTAGTGGCACCACCTCTCATAACTTTTGGGCTGATGATCTCTGGAATCGAGTGTTTAGTCAACGCAAAGATATATTTGAAATGTATCCTGCAATTAGTGTTGATGTAGATTCTAATGATCCTTTTATATTCCCCTACTCATTAACATGGCGAGTTAGTTTTGAGAACTACTTTTGCGGTAGAACAGGAATACTTGAATTCTCGCATATCCCATGGCATTTAATCAGACTGATTAGAATGAATAGGGGCTATATATTAATTGATCATAGCGTAGAAGCATTTATGAATTCAGGTCATATGAATTCACTACATGGATATTTTAGGGGTATTCATGGATTACCTCTTAACAAAATCATATATCTAACTGGTTGCATGAATGCTAAAGAAATGTATGACGAGTATTGTAACACACATAATATTCCAAACACTCCTGACGAAAGATTAACAATTGTTTCATATCCTTCATCACATAATATTTTTTCAATTCAACTAACACGACCTGATATTGTAGAAAAGAACGGGGTTCCAGAATATGATACTGAAACAGTACCTGAAAAATTGTTTTTAATGTGGAATCGTAGATACAGAAGACACCGTATTGAACTAGCATTGGGTCTAGAAAAGAATAATCTAGTAGACAGAAGTCATATTAGTTTTAGCAAGTTTGATTTGGAACACCCAACTACTACATTAGAAAAATGGATAGATAGTTATTTGCTTAATAATAATTATTTAGAAATTACACCTGAAGTTACCAATAGATTCAAGAACAAGCTACCATTGGTGTTAGACGCTGAAACTGATGTAAACAAAATGTGTGCTGATGAAGAAAACTCCACAAAAGATTATTATAAAACAAGTTTAGTAAGTATAGTAACAGAAACAAATTTTGATTTACCAGAATTAACGCTGACCGAGAAATCATTTAAACCAATGAAGCACAAACAACCTTTCATTGTTGTAGGTGTACCCGGCGCGCTAAAAGCAATGCGTGACATGGGCTTCAAAACGTTTAGTGATTTTTGGGATGAATCGTATGATACTATTCAAGATCCAAATATGCGTATGAGGAAACTTGTGCAATTAACTGCAACAATAGGTAGTTGGACACCTGATCAAATACTTGATTTTAAACGTAGAGTCAAACCTATAGTAGATCACAACTATGAACAATTAAAAGTTCCTAGTTCAACAATAGTAGTTAACAAACTTATTTCAACAGTTATGGGAAGTAATCCAGTATGAAGAAAATTTTAGTTTGCGGTGCAGGTGGATTTATCGGCACATACCTAGTTGAAAAGCTAAAAGAACAAGGTAACTATGTTGTAGGGGCTGACTTGCATTATCCATTATACAGCGAAACACTAGCAGATGCATTTTATATCATGGACTTGCGTGAACAAGAAAATGTTCGTAAGTTGGTTACTAGTGATATTGATGAGATTTATCAATTGGCTGCTGACATGGGCGGCGCCGGATATATCTTTACAGGTGAACATGATGCTGATATTATGCATAACAGTTGCCAAATCAACTTGAACATCTTAGACGAGATGGTTAAGAAAAATGTAAAGAACGTATTCTATAGTAGTAGCGCATGTATGTATCCAAGTCACAATCAGGAAGATCCTGATAACCCCTTGTTAGCAGAAGATAGTGCATATCCTGCTAACCCAGACAGTGAGTATGGTTGGGAGAAACTATTCAGCGAACGCTTGTATCTTACATATGCAAAGAACTATGGATTGAAAGTTCGTATTGCACGTTTTCATAACATCTTTGGCCCACGTGGTAGTTGGAACAATGGCAAAGAAAAAGCTCCTGCTGCACTATGCCGTAAAGTAGCAATGTGCGAAGACAATGGCATTGTTGACGTATGGGGCCCAGGCAATCAAACACGTAGTTTCTTATTCATTGATGAGTGTGTTGAGGGTATCCAACGCATTATGGAAAGTAATTATACTGAGCCATTGAACTTGGGTAGCACACGTATGATATCTATCAATGATTTGGTATTTTTGATTGCTAAAGTAAATAACAAAACAGTAAGCATTCGTAACATTGATGGCCCTAGGGGTGTTATGGGTCGTACTAGTGATAACAACTTAATCAAAGAAAAAATTAATTGGCAACCTGACGAAGATTTAGAATCAGGGTTAATTAAAACATATCAATGGATTAGTGAACAAATTCAAAATGGTAAAGGTGATGTATGATCACTGCCTACTTTGTAACATGTGCTAATATACCAATGCCGGCTCATCTATATGATTGGCAAAAAGAAATAAACGAAATTAAAGAATTAAATCCAGACTATTTGTTTGTAAATTGCACAACTGAGTATGAGCCTGCATATATTTTTAGAACATATATTAGTGGGTTGAATGACTGGTTAGTTGAAAATAATAAAAAATTAATTATATTTTGTTCAGGACCTGATGGCTTAGAAATAACACCCAATGTTATACTCGAAAAGACATATGGGTATTATATAATCAATTATCAAAGTTGTAAAAAAGAACTTTTTGAATACGAAAATAGTCAAGCTGTGAGAATTGAACCTTATCAAGAAACACGTGCAGTTAAATGGTTTACTTGCTATAACAACAATCCTAAGTACGAGCGTGGATTATTAGTAGATCAACTTGCAAAAAACAATTTATTACAACATGGTATAGTTACATTTCAATTCCCTGAAAGAGTTCAGGCACCGCATAATGTCACATTTTCTTGGAATCATCATGACGGGTCTAGGTTAATAGACGAAGAAGATTTTGTACTTAATAAAACTCCTGAATTCATCCCTAATAATTTTGCTAAAAGTTATTTTAATGGATTTATAGACGTAGTAAGCGAAAGTTCATTTAATACTGGTAATTTTTTTGTCACAGAAAAAACTTGTAAACCGATTGTTGGATTAAAACCTTTTATGGTACTAGCAAGTGAAAACTATCACAAAAATCTAGTTGAAGATTACGGCATTGAATTGTATGATGAACTTTTTGATTACAGTTTTGATAGTATGCCAAACATTAATGATAGAATACAAGGAATCATTGATAATTTAAATAGGATTGTTCAATGGGACTTAAGCAAGATACAAGAAATACATAATATTTTATTACCTAAAATGTTATATAATCGACAAAAATTTTTAGATTATGGTAGTAATAAAGAAAAAATGGTACCTAAATCACTACAATTTTTAACAGAGACGGCTGATTATAAATTATATGGTAGGGGGTACGAGGTTATGTTAACATTGATGGAGCCTTGGTTAGTAAAATGAAAAAATATATTATTGGACTGGGATGTAGCTGGACACAAGGTGAAGGCGGATACCCTGATGAAATCGTTAAAGAATATAATGGTAGAGTGCAAATTAGCAATAGGGGTAAAAACGATTATCACTTACGCAAATATGAACTTGAGAACAGCTGGGTAAATCAATTAGTACGTGATCACTTTCCTGATCACACTCCATTGAATTTAGGTATCAAAGGTATTGGTAACAGAGCCGCAGTACACCAATTGCACTTTGTAGACAACGTTGACTGGGATAATAGCACAGGCATTATTGTGTTTATGATGTCAGGTATTGAACGTTTTGATTTCTTTAGAGAACATCCAAAGAACATTAGTGACCATCAAACTACGCAACCAGATGGCTATAGTGATGGCACTTTTGCACACAACAAGTGGAGAACAATGTGGCCAGCACCCGGTGTCACTGGAGGTGAAGCACCATTGTGGGAATGTTATGCTAAAATGTTATGGAGTGAACAATTTGCGGCATGTGAACAGATGATGGCATTACTTGATTTGCAAACATTTGCAAAAGCATATGGATTCAAAGTCGTAATAGCAAATGCGTTTAATAGTTATAACCCGCAAGGTATTAAACAGTATCTAACCGAGAATGCATATTCATTAGTAAACAAGTTTGATTGGGATGGATACGTACATGACCAAACCCCTTACATTGCATTTATGCAAAAATTAGTATGGGAAGATGGTTTAATGGATCCTCCTAGTTGGGGAGGATTTCATGCATTCTATAAACAAAGAGAATGGCCCGCTAAATATTTGACTAACTGTGATGGTGCACACCCCACTATTGAAGGCTATAAAGTAATAGCAGACGAGTTAGCAAATTTTATAAAGTTAAAAAGTTATGCCTAAAAAAGTAATAAGTTTTGTAAGTCCGAATTTTCAACAAGGTCCAAAAGAATACAATGCTTTTTACTTGCCTTATAGCCCTGCGGTTTTGTGGAGCTATGTTAGTTATTTTCCGCATATAAACGAGAACTATGAGTTAGGTGATTTTATATGGCGCAGGGATTATATTGAAGACGCTGTAGAATTATTACGTCATAGTGATATCGTTGGTTTCAGTACATACATATGGAATCGTAGTTATAGTGCAGTTCTTGGCAGAGAGTTAAAGAAGGCTAATCCCGATATCTTTATCATTGCCGGCGGACCCGAGTATCCTATTGAAAAAGAAGGCTTCTTTGAGAAATACCCATTCATTGATGTATGTGTTAAACTTGAAGGTGAAATAGCATTTAGACGCATACTAGAAAACTTGCATGAAGGTAAGCCTTTTACCGAGATTCCAGGCTTGCTTATCAATGACAATGGCAAAACTATTGACACAGGTAGTAGTCCACGTATTGATGAACTAGATACAATTCCTAGTCCTTATCTTTCAGGCATCTTTGACAAATTAATGGCAAAGCATCCTGAGATTCGTTGGAACGCAACACTAGAAACAAATCGTGGATGCCCCTATGCATGTACGTTCTGTGACTGGGGAAGTCTTACCTACAACAAAGTTAAGAAGTTTAACTTGGAACGTGTATATGCAGAATTAGAATGGATTGGTCAAAAGGGATTAGACTTTGTTAGTTTTACTGATGCTAACTTTGGTATCTTTCCTGAGCGTGATGGTCTTATTGCTGACAAACTAATTGAAGTTCAACAGAAATACGGCAACCCAAAAGCATATACAATTGCTTGGGCTAAAAATCAAAAGCAAGAAGTTGTTGACATTGTGCGTAAGTTAATCTATGAAGGTGGCGCAAAGATTGGATTGAACTTAAGTGTGCAAACAATGGATGACAATGTGTTAGACATTATTAAACGCAAAAATCTTGAAATGAACAAGATTGAAGAAGTGTTTAAGATGTGCGAAGAACATAACATTCCTTTATACACAGAATTGATTTTGGGACTGCCCGGGGAAACGTTAGACAGTTGGAAAGAAAACTTTTATAAACTATATAAGAGTGGTAACCACACTGGAATTACAATCTATCAAGCACAACTTTTAGAAAACGCTGAGATGAATTTAACACAGCGCAAACTATACAAATTAGAAGGTCGTGTAGTGTATGATTATCTAGTTGGTACATATAACGAACATGAGCTACAAGAGGGTGTTGAAGTTGTTATTTCTACACGTGACTTGCCTATAGAAAAAATGACTAAAGCACAAGTGCATAGTTGGTTTCAAAACACATTCCATATCAATGGTATTACAAACTACATTAGTAGAGTTTTGTATAAACTTAATGGGATAGAGTATCGTGAGTTTTACGAAAAGTTATATGCACATATCGAAAAAGATCCATGGTTAGCAAGTGAAATTCATCGTATTGCTGACCACTATCAAAATTGGGGTAAGCATGGTCGTATTGACCACACGCCTATTCAAGGTATGGAGATTCACGGTTGGAACTTAGTACACAGCACAACAATTAATATTCACAGTGAAGGAATGCACAAACACGTATTTGATGTTGTTGAAGATTTTTTACGTACTGAATTTGACATCGAAGAAAGTTTGTTACAAGAACTAATGATTTTCCAAAGAAATTATTTGGTTGATCACAAAGACATTGCAAACTATCCCAAACTATTGTCTTTCAAACATGACATTCCTAGCTATGTTCAAAACGCAAGTGAATTAGTCAGTCCATGTGAGTATGAATTTGATTTCCCAGAAGATAAAACTCAATCGTTACAAAGATTCTGTGAACAAATTTTCTTTGCAAGACGCAGAAACTTTGGTAAATCATGGATCACTAAAAAATGAAAACATTGTTTACAAATGGTTGTAGCTGGACATATGGCGGTGGCTTAGATAATACATATGACGAAGAGACACTACGTAATCAAATCGCATGGCCAGCACAATTAAAAACACTAATGAACTTTGATACGCATGTTAACCTTGCAGAAGGGTGCGGTAGTAACCAGCGTATAGTTAGAACTACATTAGAATGGATATGGCAACAGACACCCGAAACATTAGAGAACACTACAGCAGTAATACAATGGACTGAACCATCACGTTATGAATATTACTATCCTAAAGATATAAATGATAGTTATGAAAGTTTGCCTGATCGTTGGGCAAGAGTTAAAATTGGCACAGTAATTGGTAAAACAGAATTAAAAGACAGAAGTTCATATGAAGATATGTTAAAGGATTCTCAAAAACGATATGAAAATTACACAGACATTGAAGGATTGTATCAGCACATTACTCATTGCGAAACACTAGCCAGCATTTTTAAATCTTATGGAATAAAATATTACTATTGGAGTTATTGTGCAATATATGGAAACATGGAACAACCTTATAAAAAATTTATTATGGATAGATATAATTGGTTAGAACCATCTGGTAGGCACCTTTGGGATTATGATAGGCTTTATAATGACCCCCACCCTAGTGTTTTGGGACAACAACAACTAGCACAGCATATAAAAAATTCCATAGAAAATATTAACCTATAAATATCTACATGAAAAAAGTAGCAATGATTGGTCTTGGTAAACTAGGTTTACCATGTGCAGAAGTAATGGCATCATGTTATGATGTGTGTGGGTATGACATAACCATTGTAGACCCTACAATGACAGTTGCAATTAAAGGTTCTATACAAGAAGCTGTAACAGATAGGGACATTATCTTTATTGCAGTACCCACACCACATGATCCTAAATATGGTGGCGAGACACCAACTAGTCATTTGTCTAATACTGACTTTGATTACACAATTGTTATTAACACATTAAAAGAAGTCAATAGATATGTTAATAAAAATCAATTGGTTGTACTAATCAGTACCGTATTGCCAGGAACAGTGCGTAATCAATTAATCAATCATATTTCAAATGCACGTTTTGTTTATAATCCCTACTTGATTGCTATGGGCACAGTAGCCGAAGACTTTGCTAACCCTGAAATGATCATCATTGGTACAAAAAATGGTTCAATTACAGGTGATGCTAGTGAGTTGATTGATTTTTACGCACCATTAATGAAAAATAACCCACGCATCGAAGTTGGTACTTGGGACGAAGCAGAATCAATTAAGATTTTTTACAATACTTTTATTAGTGCAAAGATTGCATTAGTAAACATGATACAAGACGTAGCAGAAACTAATGGTAATATCAACGTTGATGTTGTTACCAATGCATTAGCAAAGTCATCGTATCGTATCATGGGACCTGCATATATGAAAGCAGGTATGGGTGATGGTGGGGCTTGTCATCCACGTGATAACATCGCATTACGTTATCTAGCAGACAGATTAGATTTAGGTTATGATTTGTTTGATAGTATCATGACTGCTAGAGAAGTACAAGCCAAAAGATTAGCGCAAACATGTTTGAAATATGGTAACAACGTTACTATCATTGGTAAAGCATATAAGCCCGGAGTTCATTATACTAATGGCAGTAGTAGTTTGTTAGTTGGATATTATATCACTGAATTGGGTGGCAATGTAAATTACTACGATGTACATACAGGTGATACTGACCTTAAAACAGAAACAACTGAAGTATACATGATTGGTTATTGGGACAAATATGTAGAAGAATTAGATTTGCCTAATACAGCAGTAGTTATTGACCCCTGGCGCAGATATAACAAAACATCTAAACAAACTATCCATTACGGAAACACTAGAATGGGTTAATGCGCCAATTCATGTGCATGAGTTAATTTATACGTAATAGTATAATGCTCTAAATAGATTATACTAGGAGCAATCATTGGATTTCAATTTACGTAGTTTGGCTGTAGACGAATTAAAGCCAAAAGAAAAACCAACCGAAGACATAGCAGACGCACGCCATCGTAGCATGATGGAAGCTATTGCTCCCTATGCCAAAACTGTAGTAGTAAATCAAAAGAATCTTACTCCTGTTTATGTAGATTACAAAACACGTAATACAAAACTAGTATTAGTATTGTGTCCCGAATGGAGTCCTTATATGCCTCCGTTTAGTCTTGCTAGATTGTCAGGAGTCGCTAAGTCATCAGGTTATGAAACACATATCATGGACTTGAATGTCAAAGCATATAATACATATCGTGATGATTGGCAACCTAACAAGAAGTTACCATTTAGACTTTGGGATCCTGCAAGTTCATGGCACTGGTTAGGTGACACATACATGAATGACATTCATCCTGTACTAGAACCTATTCTTAGTGAAGCAGTAGATAAGATTATTGAAATGAACCCAAGTGTTGTTGGATTCAGTATCTATTACATTAGTGAAGAGCCTAGCAAATGGATGTGCCAAGAAATTAAACGTAGAGCACCTCATATTAAGATTGCAGTTGGTGGGCCTAATGTACACAAGAGTTGGTTCAAGATTGAAGACTATTATGACTATGTTATTGTTGGCGAAGGAGAACAAAATCTATTAGTCATGCTAGATGAAATTGAAGCAGGTGAAGATCATAGTGGTGCGGCACGTATATTAACACAGCCAGAAGATCAACGTATCAATATCAATGGCTTGCCTATGCCAGACTATGAGAGTATTGACTTTAGTTTGTATGAAGTGCCTAACGGCGTCAACAGCGAAATCAGTCGTGGCTGTACTGCTAAGTGCACATTCTGTGAGGAAACACATTTTTGGAAGTATCGTCAACGCCAAAGTGTTGACTTGATTGATGAAGTAGAATGGTTATACTACAACAAGGGCACTGATATCATTTGGTTTATTGATAGTCTTATCAATGGTAATATTAAAGAACTACGTGCGTTTGCATTGGGACTTAAAGCCAAAGACTTGAAAGTACGTTGGACTGGTTATGCACGTTGTGATGGTCGCATGACATTAGAATACTTGCAAGACTTAGCAGACGGTGGTTGCATTATGTTTAACTTTGGTTGTGAATCAGGATCACAAAAGGTGTTAGACGATATGCACAAGGGTGTGACCATTCAAGAAATGGAACAAAACTTTATTGACTGCAAGAAAGTAGGCATTTGGGCTGCAACTAATTGGATCGTTGGATTCCCCACTGAAGAGTACCAAGACTATAGCGATACAATGACATTCATGTGGCGTATGCGTAACAACAATATCAATAACATGGGTCTTGGTGTAGGATATGGCTTAGGTCCCGAAACTATTGTAGGACAGAATCCACATGCATACAATGTGTCTTGGCACAAATATCAAGGTCATTGGATCAGTAATGATTTGCGTATGGGTGGCACACATGTTATGACACGTGTTAAGTGTATTCACATTTGGCTAGATATGTTTAATGGGGTCACTGAAGTTCCTGTGACATATCCTGTACGTCATGCACTTGCTCAACGTCATTATACAATCAAATTAAACAATCCTGCAAAACAAAAAGAAATGCACTATGAAGAATTTGATTATAACATCATTCCAGAAGTAGATCCTAACAATCCTTTTGCTAATTCACTAGTAAATGAAATGTGGCCTTTCTTTAGAAATCTATGGCGCGCCCGTGGTGGTTATGAAGCAGAGATATTGTTTCACCCTGAACTAGATATCAAAGAGTTTGGTCAACAGTTTGGTCCCGAAATGTATTATGCAAAATACAAGTTCAAAATTAGTGATGAAGGAGTTTGGGAAGCAGACTTTGACATTAAGTTTGAACAAATTGATAATCCTTGGGATGATCGTGAACCTCCACCGAAGGGTCGTAAGGGTCCTTTCTACGCACAAGATTATTCACGCTTGCAAAGTAATACAGTTAAACGAGCAAGAAAGTTAGCGAAAGCAACTTGGAGTGAAGAAGAAGGCCGCAGTGGACAAGACTTTACTGACTTGTTAAATGAAGAAGAAGTTCTTAACAAAACAATTGATTTTAGTTTTGAATTGAAATGGCAAGGCACAGGTGATTGGAGTAATTACCTAGACTATGTAGTCACACTAGAAGAAAAAGAAAAGAAACGTGATAACAGCAAAGACTTGTCTATGCCTGAAAAAGAAACTGATGAAGGACAAACAATTAAATCAGTTGTTCCGGCTGCTACAAACATTTCTTTAGATAGTATTAAACGAAGACCTAAACACTTGCTGCCATGATAGAACAATTTGAAAAACAAATTGCTCAATTTTACAATGCACCCTATGCTATAGCAGTTGATTGCTGTACACATGCAATTGAATTGTGTTTGCGTTTAACAAAGCCGTTATCTGTTACTTGCCCTAATCATACTTATCCTAGTATTCCTATGACTTTTGAAAAGCTAGGGCTTGCATGGACGTTCCTTGACACATATTGGAAAGATTATTATTATATAGGTAACACTAATATCATTGACGCCGCAGTCTATTGGAAACAAGACAGTTATATTCCAAATACAAAGATGTGTTTGAGTTTTCAACATAAAAAGCATTTGAATGTTGGTCGAGGTGGTATGATATTACTTGATAACCATGAAGACTATCAAATATTAAAGAAAATGCGATATGATGGTAGACTAGACAATGTGCCTTGGAAAGAACAAAACATAGACATATTTGGATATCATTACTACATGACTATAGAAACAGCAGAATTGGGACTACAACGATTTGAAACTGCTAAAATTACACAACCTAAACAATGGTCTTGGAAAGATTATCCAAACTTAGCTAACATGAAAGTTTTCCAATAGTTCCCTTATAGTTAAATAATACTATGAGTAATAGTGACATACAATTTGGTCATTTGGATATCTGTTGGAACGATGATTACAAAAGATTCCCTTATGTTCGCCAAAACCTTGCTGAAGAAGAAGTCAATAAGTGGAAAGCCAATGGGTATGACCATGTAAAAAGTTTTACTGGGATGCTATATGACAGCACCAATACTATGCCAGATTGGGTCAATCATATACGAGATGCATTTGGCTTGTATAAACAAACTCACACTATCTATAAAATGCAAACGTTGGAAATTATGCCAACTCATGTAGATTATTTTAAACGATATGCAGAATTAAAAAAGGTAGATGTTAAAGATGTTTGGCGTGTGGTTATGATGCTAGAAGATTGGAAGCCAGGTCATTATTTTGAATTGAATGGTGTGGGCTATACTAATTGGAAGGCAGGAGATTGGTTTAAATGGCGTTATGATGTTCCTCACGCAGCAGCAAACATTGGTATAGAAGATAGATATACACTACAAGTAACAGGCGTGTCTATGCACGTAGGACAATTAAACAAGTTGCTTTGTTTTAATGTACCTGGTGTAGAAGATGCAGACAATTCACATCCTAATGTAAGACATTTAATATTACCAAACATTGACGAGAATAAACCGTCAATGGTTTACACTAACAATAGTTTTATACGTGAATTAGATAGTATCAATCATACTAATCAATCTGAGATTGAGTTACTAAACGAAAAAGGATTAGACATTTATTTGTACGAACCTATTTGTAGTTATGATTGTACCAATCCAGTACACACTCAAGAATTTTATTCAGAGTTTAGTAACATTGATCCAATGAGTTTACGAGCAGAAGAGTTAGACAGTATCAATGACTATGCAAAACGTAATGGGATAACTAACATTACTGTACATTCGTGTGACTATAACATTGATAAGTTTTATCCTGCATATAATTTTAAACTAACATGCAATGATATCTTTTTAAAAAGTCAAACAAACATTCTTAATTTAGACGAGACAATTAACTTTGACTTCACCAAGAAATTCATTTGTTTGAATTGGAGATTTACTAAGCATCGTCAATTGGTGTCAACCTTCTTAGCAGGCAAAGATGGTTATTTAAGTTGCTATTTCAAAACTGATTTTGAAACATTGAAAAAAGGATTGTTCTTTAATTTAGATGATTGGAAAAATTCTGGGTTGTATGATAAAATGCAAATAGGTGCAGAGATACTTAATACTCAAGGCCCCTTTTATGTTGATAAGAAGCCTACTGATATAGTAACTATTACTGATACTAGCAAACCTGATCTTACATGGCCTTTAGTTAGTGAAATTAAACCTAGTGAAACCCCATCACTACATAATTTCTCAAACAATCCATTGCAAGAATTTTACAGAGATATCTTTTTTGACATTGTTAATGAAACAAGATTTGCACAACCTACAGGAAATTTCAGTGAGAAAGTATTTCAAAACTTTCAATATAAAAAGCCTTTTGTGTTAGTCGCACCACCTAAGACATTAGAATATATTAAGTCATTTGGTTACAAGTCATTTAATGATTTTTGGGATGAGAGTTATGACGATGAATGGGACCATGGTGTCCGCTTAGAAAAAATATTAAATGTGATAGACAGTATACTAATGAAACCAATTGAAGAATTACGTGAGATTTATAAAGACATGCTTCCTATACTAGAACATAACTTTCAAATCTACAACCAACGAGCAGGAATAAAATAATGGAAAAGATAATGTTAATTGCCGGGTGTAGTCATGCTGCCGGATCAGAAATAGACGGACAAGAAGACAGTGTTTACAACCGACAACATAGTTTTGGTGCAATACTGGCTGACAGACTAGGATACAAGCCTGTTAATATCGCTACCAATGGCGCACCAAACAGTTGTATTGCTAGAAGTATACTTAATTGGTTTGAACAATTCTATGATGAAGATACTATGGAAGTATTTGTACTAACATCATGGACAGAAAGTACTAGATTGGAAGTTCCTTCTAATAGAAATTTCATTTACAATCAAAGTAGTAAAATTGCTGATTGGTTTGACAACACAGTCAATACATATTTCAGAATTACGTTTGGTTGGGATGGGGGTGATGCTGAAGAAAAAGAATTGTTCCCTAAATATCATCGTTTCATGGCTGAAAATGAACCACTAGTGGAAATGTGGAGTGTGAATTATGTATTGCAAATACAATACTTTTTACAATCTAAGAATGTAAAATACTTAATGTGCAATGCCATGTACATGTTTAACAAATATGCAAAGCACGTTAATCAATTATCTAAATTAATTGATAAGAAAAACTTTTATAAACTAGGTGCAACTAAAGATGAAGCATTCTTTTGGAAGTACAAGAATTTAGGTTACACTAATCCTAAGGCTAAATACTGGCATCACGATGAAATCCCTCATCAACTCTATGCAGAAGAGTTATATAATTTTTTAAAGGAAAATAACAATGTTTAATTGGGTAAAAAGAATTTACAATAAAATCAAACGTGAGATACAATATAGAAAACGTATCAAAGAATTACGCAAGCGTGATCCATTCATTTACAAGTGAGATACAATGCAATATTTAGGAATTAGTTGCGGCTTCCATGACGCAGCCGTAACTGTTATCGATTCTAGAGGTAACATACAATTTGCTGGGCACAGTGAAAGATATAGCAAAAATAAACATGATGCTAATCTTTGTCACGGCTTATTAAACGATGCACAGCAATATATTGATGGTGCATATGAAGTTCATTACTATGAAAAGCCATGGAAGAAAGCTATTCGTCAATTGAAGGCTGGACAAAGTTTGGGCCCCTTTAGTATGAAGTCACTATTAGGTAAAGAAATACTTGATAAGTTATCAGATCGCAAAGGTAGTATCAAAACACATACCCATCATTTGACACATGCGGCGGCAGGGTTTCAAACAAGTCCGTTCAATCACGCAACTGTTGTAGTTATTGACGCTATTGGTGAACTTGATACTATTAGCATCTGGGATGCTACGTATGACAAAAACGGTATAGCAAAGTATTCAAAACTATGGGGTAAACAATATCCTAACAGTATTGGCTTGATGTACTCAGCAATGACAAAACGTGTAGGGTTGCGTCCATTAGATGAAGAATACATTCTCATGGGTATGGTTGCTTATGGTAAAGCATTGCATAGCGAAGAAATTAGTAGTGAGTTTTTAGCAGACAAAGATAACTTAGAGTTTGCACAAAACTTGCACACCGGAGTAAGAGAGAAATTTTTAGAGAATGCCAACGATATGGATATCGCCGCATCAACTCAACTTCTTACTGAAGAACTAATTGATATTGTTATGCGTAAGGCTAGAACATTGGGATTTAGTAGTAATCTAGTCTATGGTGGAGGTGTAGCACTTAATTGCCTAGCAAACAGATTGTTAGGTAATCATTTCAATAAATTTTGGATTATGCCTAATCCAGGTGATGCTGGCAACAGTTTAGGCGCTGCCGCATTGGGTTATGGTAAAAAACTAAGATGGAAAAATGCATTTTTAGGGTATAATATTCCTAAATCATACCCCGTAACAGGCTTGTATAGAGAACTAAAACGTAGTAAAATAGCAGGTGTCGCTAGTGGTCGCGCAGAGTTTGGGCCACGTGCATTGGGTAATCGCAGTTTGTTAGCAGACCCAAGAGGCGATGAAATTAAGGATAAAGTTAATGAAATCAAACGTAGACAAAAATTCAGACCATTTGCCCCACTTATTTTGGAGGAGTTGGTTCATGATTACTTTGTTATGCCTAGTGGCTGGTGTGACAGTAGGTATATGCAAGTCATCGCTACTTGTAGGCATCCTGACTTATTTCCTGCTATCGTTCACGCTGACGGCACTAGTCGTGTCCAGACTGTACCCAAAGATGGTTCAGGAATTAGACAATTACTAGAATACTGGTACAAGCACACAGGTTGTCCTATGTTGCTTAACACAAGTTTGAACATTCGAGGTGAGCCTATGGTCAATGATCGTAGTGATGCAGATAGATTTGAAAAATTATATGGAGTAAAAGTCATCTCATGATTAAACCCGGGGATAATGTAGTAATAGTAGGGGACAGTTGGGCATGTGGTGAATGGGCTGCAATTTCAAAAACTGCCCCGCCCGACAAATATAATATGCTATTCCCTAATTATAGAATGATACATTCTGGTTTAACTTTATTTCTACAAAATTTTGGATGTTCGGTAAATAACTTAGGCATACCTGGAGGTTCTAATATAGAATCACTAGATGCATTAACTAATTATTTGTCAGAAAAACGCCCTGATATAATATACTGGTTTCAAACTGATCCTGCAAGAGACTTTGACATTGATACATGGAAAAGTTTCAATTCACTATCAGAGTTTTCAGAACAAAAATTAATTCGGTTAGCACATGCATATAAAGAATTTAATTCATTGGGTGTACCAATACAATGCATTGGTGGTCTTTATAAATTAAATACAGACTTGATGACACCTTATACAAATTTAAAACCATTTATTGTAAGTGTAATCGAAATGTTTGAAGGCACACAACCTGAACATATAAACCCTGCATCGTTGGTTGAATTAGAATTATTATCATATGAATTTATCGAAGAGTTATCAACTATTCCTCATATGCGAACTTTATTACCTAAACAATGGTTCTATCCTGACGGAGGTCACCCAAACAGATATGCACATAAAAAGATTTTTGAATACATTTTGAACTATAAGTAATTGTATGCTTAGAGATGTATTTTACTACGGAAATAAACCCAACGTTCACCCCAGAGAAAGATTTGCAGAATCATTAGAAGATGCTAGAGAAAAGTGTACAACCGAACACTTTTGGATCATCAATGAATTCTGTGACTACCGCGGCTTTGATTGGGATTTTGATTTTGAATTCTTGCCTGATGAAGATGTGTGGGCAGAATCTCACAATAACATTTGGCCCAGCCAACATCAGAAAGATAGCGGCACTTGGTTATGTTCTAAAGAATTTAGCGAAGTGTTAATCTATCGCGGTGATGTAGAACCTATTATTAGAAAAAATGAAAAGAACGATAATTGGGTACTATTAGATAGTATAGATGAGTTTAAGTTTGACTTTAGTTGGCATCCTGATCCAACCGATCCTGCTTATATCTATCGTTGGGGTTCAAAGTTTGCACCGGTACAACTAAAACCCGTGTTAGAGTATCATACTCACGGTGCAACAGAAGTCAGGTATATGAACACTACTGTTGAACTCAATGTTGATAAAGACAACTGGGTGTTTTATCAACAACCTGATACAGACAAGTTTGACTTTACTTGGAGACCTAGTCCATTAGACACCCCTTACATATATGTATGGGGAAATAAACACATCGATGGTATACTAAAACCAACTGCTGAATACCATGTACCCGGTGCAACTGATAAAAAGTACATGCCAGAAAAATTAGCAGTACTGCCTGAATGGGACAAGTGGGCGCTTTTAAAAGAAGTAGATAAAACAAAATTTGATTTTACTTGGAGACCTGATCCACGTGAGCCGGCTTACATTTATACATGGGGTAATAAGTACGAACCTGCTGAAATAACACCTACATTGCAGTATGTATGTGAAGGTGCTACAGAAATCAAATACATGGAGGATACAATAGATGTGTTACCACAATGGGATCGTTGGGTAGAAGTACAACAAGTAGATAAAACAAAGTTTGATTTTACTTGGAGACCCGATCCACTCGAACCCCCTTACATTTATACTTGGGGTAATAAGTGGATCGAAGCTGAACTAAAGCCTACACTTGAATATCATTGCCCTGGCGCAACCGAACGCAAGTACATGACTAATGATGTGCCTGTAATGCCGGAAATGAATCGATGGAATATCATCGAGAACATTAGAAAAGATGGATTCGATTTTACTTGGAGACCTGATCCACGTGAACCTGATTTGATTTATGTATTTGGTAATGAATTATATGATGGTATAAAAATGCCTACAGTTGAGTATCATTGTGATAACGCAACTGAACGCAAGTACATGGATAATTTAAAAGCAAAACTTGCTTCAAATGAAAAACTCTACGAACATTTAGAAGATTCCGTATTAGATGATTATTCATGGTTGCCCGATCCTGATAGCCCACCTTACATTTATGTATGGGGCAATCAATGGAACAAACCCGAAGATAAAATTAGCGTACAATTAGTTGTACCCGGTGCGTCAGAATATAAATTCATGGATGCCCGTGCAATACGCAAGCCATGCATGGACAATTGGGTAATACCTAGTGATATAGATACCACTGGCTTTGACTTTAGTTGGGAACCTAGTCCTGCTGACCCTGCATTTATCTATGAATTTGCAACACAATGGCAAAAGACAGGTGGACCTCGCTATGTTGTAGAACATGCAACAGAAACAAAGTACATGGACTTCCAAAAGGCTAAAAAGTTAGTTGATATGACTAACTGGACTATTCCTAAGAACGTTGATGTTAGTGGCTTTGATTTTAGTTGGCATCCAGATGCAACAAGTCCTCCATACATTTATAACTTTGCAACTCAATGGGCATTAAGTGGTGGACCAACATATACTGTACCTGGTGCAACAGAACTAAAATATGTAGATGATCAAAAAGCAATAGCAACAGTTGATATGACCAACTGGGAGTTTGATAGTGTATTGATTGATGTTAATTCATTTGACTTTAGTTGGCATCCATATGCAGAAGACGAACCCTACATATATCAGTTTGGTACTCAATGGCAAAAAACAGGCGGACCGAGATACATTACTCCTGGGGTACACAAGAACAGTCCTATAAGTTATGTAGACACACGTGTGTTAAAAGCAAAGCGTTTACCTAATCAAAAGAACTGGGACATACTTGATGATCTAGTTGTTATTGATTTTGATTATAGTTGGCATCCTGACGAAACTGAACAACCATTTGAATATCACTTTGGTAATAATTTGTATCCAGCAGAGATTATGCCTACTATGGTCTATCGTGTACCTAGCGCAAAACAAGTAAAGTATGTAAGCGATATTATTGCTACACTGGGTCCAGATAGAAGTAATTGGAATATACCTTCTGACATTGATGATACTGGGTTTGATTATAGTTGGAAGCCTAATCCAAAAGATCCGCCATATATCTATGAGTTTGCTACCCAATGGCAAAAGACAGGTGGACCAAAGTATATTGTAGAAGATGCAACAGAAACAAAATACATTGACACACACAAAGTCAAACACTTATCCAATAAAGAAAATTGGACTGTTCCTACTAACATCGATGTTTCAGGGTTTGACTTTAGTTGGCATCCAGATGCAACAAGTCCTCCTTATATCTATAACTTTGCAACTCAGTGGGCGTTGAGTGGTGGACCTGTATATACTGTAGCAGGTGCAACAGAAGTCAAGTATATGGAAGATCAAACAGCTAAAGCATTACCTGATATGACCAACTGGGTTATACCTGATGATGTTGATAAAAACGCATTTGATTATTCATGGCATCCTTATGTAGAAGATCAACCTTACATTTATGTATTTGGTACACAATGGCAAAAGACCGGTGGACCTAAATATATGACGCCGGGCGTGCATAAAAACAGTCCCGTAAAATATATTGACACACGTATTTTAAAATCAACTAAATTGCCTTCAAAAAAGAATTGGGATATACCTGATGATATTGATGAAAGTAGTTTTGATTTTAGCTGGCATCCAGACGATACTGAAGAACCATTTATCTATGAATTTGCAACGCAGTGGCAAAAGACCGGCGGACCTAAATACATTGTAAAAAATGCAAAATCATTTAAGTACATTGATAGTTTAAAATCTAAAAAATTACCTAATCTAACTAATTGGGATGTTCCTGCTAATATTGATATGGATAGCTTTGACTTTAGTTGGCATCCTGATAGCACAGAAGAACCATACAACTATTATTTCCCAACTGAATGGCAAAGTGAAGGTGGTCCTGTGTATAGAACTCCTTCAGCAAAAAATGATGCATACCCTAATATATTAGTTGCAAAAACATTGCCTACAACAGACAACTGGATAATACCTGAAGGTCTAGACACTAGTGAGTTTAAGTTCAATTGGCATCCGCACCCCAAAGATCCTGCATTCATTTATGAATTTGGTACACAATGGCAAAAGACAGGTGGACCAAAGTATGTGGTCACAGGTGCAGAAGAAACAAAATATATTGATGTTAGCGTAGCAAAAAGATTGCCTAATGCAAATAATTTTGTAACACTCAATAATTATGTGATTGAAGAATTTGACTATAGTTGGCATCCAGACAGCACAGAAGAGCCATTCATTTATCAGTTTGGTAACAAGTACTACCCTGCTGAACAAATGCCTACAATTGAATATCGTGTTGAAGGTGCTACTCAAGTTAGTTATGTGCATGATGTTGTTGCAACACTAGCAAGTGATAAATCTAATTGGAAAATTCCAAAAGACATTGATACAAAGAGTTTTGACTTTGGTTGGAAGCCAAGCCCATTAGAGCCTCCCTATATCTATGAATTCGCCACTCAGTGGCAAAAAACAGGTGGACCTATCTATAGAGTAGCAGGTGCTACTGAAAAAAAATATGTTGACATCATTAAAGCAACACACTTGTCCTCAAGAAAAGGTTGGGAAGTTCCTGATGTTGACTTAACTGATTTTGATTTTAGTTGGCATCCTGATGCAACAAGTCCACCTTATATCTATCAGTTTGGTACTCAATGGGCATTGACTGGTGGTCCAAGATATATTGTCAAGGGTGGCACAGAAGTAAAATACGTTGAAGGCATTATTGCTAAAGCGTTACCTAGTAGAACCAATTGGGAAATTCCTGATGATATTGCTATTAATGAGTTTGACTTTAGTTGGCACCCATACGCAGAAGATGATCCATTCATTTATCAGTTTGGTACACAACACCAACGTACAGGTGGCCCTCGCTATGTAGTACCCGGTGCTAGTAAAATCAAATACATTGACACACGTATTATCAAAGCACGTAAGTTAGTTAACATGACTAACTGGATCGTATCAAAAGATATTGATGTATCTAAATTTGATTTTAGTTGGCATCCAGATGACACAGCACCTCCTTATGTCTATCAGTTTGGTACTATTGAAAATGACACAGACGGCCCAAGATATGTTGTGCCTGGCGATACACTTGATACTGTTTACTTAGAACGTGTTGAACTAGAAGAGTCACAATTTGTTGACTATCCTAAATATGCGATTGAAACTACACTAGATGATTTAGTTAGTAAACATCCAAATGAAATCTTTTGGGCTATTAATTCAGAACTAGATTATAGTGAATTTAACTTTGATTGGAGACCCTCAATCGAGCAAGTCAAGTATGTTCATGCGTTTGGTTCTAGTGAAAGCACAACAACACAAACATATTTTGTTAATGCAAATATGTGGAATCAAGGCTTTAGAGATTTGAACTGGGTAGAAGATAAAAAACTCGATGACAAAACATTGGCTAAACTATTTAAGAAGCCAGATATGTTCTATGTGGACAAGGGTAACAAAGAATCAGTTATACGTTTTGAATTACTTAAAGCCAAATTCCCACACATTCAAAAGACACGTTATCTAAACAGTTGGGTAGATACAATCAACCGCTGTACTAATCGTGCAACAAGTCCTTTGCTATGGATATTGAATAGTGAGTTGGATTACAGTAACTTTGACTTTGAATACTATCCTAATCCTTGGCAGATGAAAATGGTTCATGTATTTGGTACTCAATGGAGTCATTGGGGAACCACATTCATGGTCAATCGTGAAACGTTTAGCAATGATACCAAATACATTAAGATCATTGAACACTTGAGTAACTTAAACTTTGTTAAGACTAACAGAGCAGTAGCCACACAATGTTTATATGACATTGTATTGATTGATCATGGCAATATCAATAATGTTATTGAATTGTTACAACAAAAGGCAGGTGACAAATCTGTTAGTGTTGTTAAGTATGATACAAGTTACTTGAACACAATTAGAACTGTATTGAGTAAACAGCCAGACAAACGTGAAAACTATATTTGGTTGTGCAGTAGTATTTGCGATTACACAAACTTTGACTTTAGTTATGTTTGCGATCCATTTGCACGTGAACAGTTGCATGTGTTCCCTAGTGGTAAACAAAAGTTTGGTGACACATTCTTCTTAGATGTTAACAAAGCAAAAGAATTAATAAAAGAGATTGATTCACTGGAAGAATACAACAAGGTTAACTACAATGCGTCATTGCGTGTACCTAGAATGCCTGAGCCAATCATTGTAACAAGTGATGATACACTTGTTGATGCGGCAAAACGTATTGAAGGATACCCATATGCTGTATTGATGACAGAAGATAACAAGAATATTGATGTCATTGATACTGAACCAATGAACTTGTGGAGCCCTGAAACTAAGACAATCATGGTTACAAGCACAGGTGCATCACGTATCATTGTGCCACGTGACGTAAAAGACCACGTAAAAACCGAATTATACGATTATCCGTATATTAAGAAATCAACTAAACTTGCTATGAGCAAGCCACTGGATATAGTCTTCCTAAGCAATGGTGAAACCGGCGCTGACGAGAACTACGAACATTTACTGAAGGTGACTAAGGGTATTAAAAACCGTGTAGTAAGAGTTGATGGTGTTAATGGTCGTGCTGCCGCATATCATGCCGCAGTTGAAGCCAGTGAAACACCTTGGGCATTCACAGTCTTTGCTAAATTAAAAGTATCAGCAAAGTTTGATTGGAACTGGCAACCAGATAGAATGCAAATTCCAAAGCATTATATTTTCCAAGCAAAGAATCCTGTGAATGGTCTAGTTTATGGTCACCAGGCCATGATCGCATACAACAAGAAACTTACACTTGCTAATACGGGTAAGGGTCTTGACTTTACATTAGATGACGAACATGAAGTTGTGCAATTATTGTCCGGTACTGCAATGTACAACACAGATGCATTTAGTACATGGCGTACTGCGTTCCGTGAAGTACTCAAACTACGTGCAGAAGATAGTGATATCGCCCGTGAACGATTACATGCATGGTTAAACAAAGCAGAAGGCAATTATTCTCAATACAGCATCAAGGGCGCAGTAGACGCTGACGAATTCTATGATGAAGTCAGTGGAGACTTTAACCAAATCAAACTAAGTTATGAGTGGGCTTGGTTGCGTGATAGATTTGCCCAGTCATAAAATGCCCATGTCAACGAAAACTTGCGGAAAAACGTTAAATAGTATATAATAGACACATCACAAAGGAGTTTCTTATGAAAAAGGTTCTTTTAACTTTATCATTACTATTGCTTGCAGGAACAGCCAGCGCACAATGGCATCACGACCGTTGTTGCTATCGAGGTGGTTACTACGGTGGAGGTAATTGGGTAGCCCCTGCAATTATCGGTGGCGTAATCGGGTATGAATTGTCTCAACCCAAAACGGTTATTGTCGAACAACCTAGTGTTGTTTACACACAACCGCAAATTGTGCTTGGACCTAATGATGTAGTAGTCAATGGAATTATTTATACTAAACAATTAACCGTTGTAAATGGAATTACTCAGGAAGTATTAGTTAGGAAATAATGAAAATATTAGGTTTGGAAGTGTGGAGTCAATCTCCAGAAAATGTCTCCACTTTTTTCAACAGATTAGAAACTGAAGAATTTGATTACATTGTTTTGTTTGGACAAAATGAATGGCAATACTATCAAGCCTTTGCCCATGTATTAGACAGAGCAATACAAGAAGTTTGTATTAAACGCAATCAAACACTTTATATATTTAACGGATCGGCTATCGTCAATGAAGTTGACGAACCTACGTTGCACCCTTTAGTAAAAGTTATTGCATGGCCTGAATGGTATTTCATTAAAACCTATGCACAAATGTGTTCTCATAGCAAACATTATAAAATTAATTATAATTTAAATGTAGATGTTGACACATACAAATATCATTACATTACCATGAACAATCGTGCGCATCCGCATAGATGTTATATGATGGATATATTGGCAAAATATAATTTGATTGAACGTGGTGCCATTTCTTGGGCAGAAGAATACTATACAGAAGATCCTTATCCTTGGCAATACTGGATACCCAAGTTATTAAAATTAGGATCATATCTCGAAAGTGAAAAAATTTGGCTCAATATACCAGATGAATTCTACGATTCATTTGTTTCATTAATAAATGAGTCTACAATTGATTCTGTGATCTTTAGTGAAAAAACTGTATTTGCATTGGTATGCGGGCAACCTTTTATTTGTGTTTCGGGACCAGGACATCATAAGTTACTAGAAAATATGGGATTTGAGTTGTATACAGAATTGTTTGACTATTCATTTGATAGTGAGAAAGATAATAATAAACGAACAGAATTGGTAGTACAAAACATAGAACGTATTTGTAAATTATCACTAGACGAACTAGCAGTACTTAAACAACAAATCAAGCCTAAAATTATAAGAAACAAGCAAAGGGTAAGAGATATCGCAATGTCGCCCAATTCATATTGTGACATAATTGCAAGCGTGAGACAATTAGATCAGATTGAAAGCGCCACTGCATGTAGTTGGATTTGGCACATGTATTTTTTGCTTGACGACTGTCATAAAAATAATACGCTTTTATAATAAATAATATTACTGTTTTAGAAAGGGTGTTTTATGAAACAACATAAATTAATCACCAAATTATATAAGGCATGTTTCGATCATGACCAAGAAAAGCAACAAGAGTTGCGAGTAAAAGAATTTGCGAAAATTTTTAAACGCAAATCTGAGGGCAAAAAGTTTACTGCCAAGTGGACGGTAGTTCACTAAATAAAAAGAACAGCGTAAACTGTTATTAAGAAAAGTATTCTGGACGGGGGTGCGAATCCCCCCAGGTCCACCATAAGGAGATTTGATAAATACTAGATGCGAATAAAAGAACTCACTGAATCATTTAACAAGTGCTATAACATGGCCTGTAAGGTATATGATTTAGCAAGTTCTAAAAATTTGCAACCTAAACTAATACAAGTAGCAGATTACAAAGGCGATGGTTCTGGCGCTGATAAACGCTGGCAAAAACTACCGCAAAGAGTATGGCAACATTATGTCACAGTAATCGGCAATAAAGTTTATGACCCAACTGCTAAACAGTTTGGACCTGACAAAGATACTGAGTATAGTTTAGAAAAATTAGATACTGAATGGGGAAAACAGTATCATATCAAATAAGTCTTTTTGTGATGGGCCTGATATAGATTCGACAGGGTAACAAGTAAGAGTAACGGCGCTCGGCAAAGCAGAAGCCGTAGGATTGGGGTTTCCCGATTATAGACGCAAAACCTATAACTGCAAACGACAGTTTATACGCCATTGCCGCTTGAGCATAGCCGAGGTAGTTATACCTTGTAACCAAAAATAACAGTAAGGGACATTCGTGTCCCTTCCTTTTTGTTCGATAAATACACTATGGACATCAAAGAACTTCACTCATTCAAATTATCTGATGCGGTTAAATTTCACGACAAACTTAATCCTAAATTATGGTTTGGTGAAAGACTAGACCCTGCTGTTAGAAAACAATTATTAGTCATTGCCAAGGACTTTATGAGCGAACTTGGCATACATGATTTAGCAGTTGATGATATCACGGTATCAGGTAGCAATGCCGCATATACATATACTCCTCATAGTGACTTAGACCTACATATCCTAGTAGACATGAGCAAACTAATGAATAATGATGTATACCAAGAATTGTTTAATGCAAAGAAAACACTATACAATGACAGCCATGATATCAAAATCAAGGGTGTACCCGTAGAATTATATGTACAAGATAGCAATGAACCTGTTGTTAGCTTGGGTGAATACAGCGTATTAAACAATCAGTGGATCAAGCGTCCAACTAAACGCAGAGCCAATCTAGATCAAAATGCCACACGTGCAAAGTTTGACAAACTAGCAGAAATGGTAAGTCTGGCATTAAAGACACAAGATTTAGAAAAACTTAACAAAGTTATTAAAAATATTAAACGTTATCGTCAAGCAGGACTAGACAAAGGTGGTGAGTTTAGCCCCGAAAATCTAGCATATAAAGCATTGCGCAGTCAAGGTCAGATAGACAAACTGTACAACTTACGTGACAAATTACATAGTGAGTTATTGAGCATTGATGAAATGTATCGTAATCCTGTTACTATACAAAAAGAAGAACAAGAAAAAACATTTAAGGCTAGTCAAGTTTGGAACTATGTTAAAAAGATACACCCTGCTGATCAACAAGGTGATGGCTTTTTAAAAAGTTTAGTTATCAATCATCCTAAATGGGAACTTAAACACGTTCCATTAAATCAAATTCGTATACCTGATCCATATGCAGAAGATGATTTTGAAGATGCATACAATCGTGTGTTGGATATTGACATGTACCATGTTAATGACATTACATCACATGATATTAACAAAAGGCCTATCGTTATTGATACTGATGGATTTGTCATTGATGGTAATCATAGAGCATTGTCAGCAAGATTGCGTGGTATGAAAACGATTCCTGCATATGTTCCTGTAGGTAAATTAGAAGAAAAAGTTAACTATGATTTACTAAATGATCCTGAACCAGTTGATCAAACAGTTGATTGGAACGGTTATAAATTTAGAATTCAAAACACATTGAATGGTGTAGAGGATACCCCCGGTGTAGTTATCAAAGCATATGATCCTAAGAATCTAAATCACAGTATAGGTAAAGCAGATTTTGTATTACACAAAGATAAAAAAGGTGCATGGATCGAAAGTAACGACACAGAAGTAGATGATGAATATCAAGGTAAGGGTATTGCTACTATGATGTATGCAGTTGCTAAAAGCATGGGTTTTGATGTTAGACCTAGTCCTTATCAAAGCAATGCTGGTAGACAAATGTGGAAGAAGTGGGGTAGTGATGCTAAGAACTTGATGAAAGAAACATTTGATAAACCCTATCCACTAAAATGGGAAAAGAGTGAGTATGGTGATGTTGATGCATTGGCGACATTACCAGATGGTGCACCATTGAGTATCATGTTTGAACATACTACTCCATATGAAGTTCATGTGTCTTTCTATAGAAACAATAGTTTAGAAGTCACCGGGGAAGGTGATTCACAAAGAGTATTTGCAACAGTGCTACATGCTATTCAAGAATTTCTTAAAATGGAACAACCAGCAAATATATCATTTTCAGCAAGTAAAGAAGTTGAGCCTGGACAAAACAGTGAAAGCCGCGCTAAACTTTACAATAGATTAGTTCAGCGATATGCAAATGCATGGGGATATAAATTCCATAGCTTTGATCACGGTGATGAAGTTGTATATGAATTGTCTAGGATCAAGCAAGATGTTAGCGAAGCCTCAGGGTACATCCCAACCTATGCTCAACGAAATGACCCAAGATTCGAAAAAGCATTGACAGTAGACGTACATCCTGATACAATGAAAAAGGGTGCTAAAAAGTTCGGCTGGAACATCAGTCGTGCAGGCATTCCACCAACAGCAAAACCAAACGGTAAAATTTAATAAATTTACTTTGGTATTACCCTAAAATTTACTTTGGTATTTTAGATTTATTATTCATTGGAAAATTAATGAAGCACGTGCTAGAAACAGTATATGGACACATCTATAAATGTGTAAATTCTTTACCTAAAGATTTTACGGTATCTGACATTGCATGCCAGTCAGGATGGTTAGGTACACATTGTCTAACACAAGGATTTAAATTTGTCAATTTTATTGATGCGCGTCCTGAATCATTCAAACAACCTCCGTCTAATTTTAAGAATTGGGACTTTGTTCAAATGGATATAAGTCAGTATGACTTATTTCGTAACCAAATCAATGATTTTGACGTATTGCTCTATTGCGGGCATCTATACCACTCAGAAGATCCTTATCAAATGCTAAAGACTATTTCTGAAACAAAATGCAAACATTTGATTATAGAATCAAAAACACTGGATATGAATGGCATACATTTAATGGCTCCGCCAAAGATAGACTATGAAATAGAGCCTACTCATTTGTCGGGACTTGCATATCATCCAACTAAGTCTGAACTTTTAATTGGTCGTCCAAATTTAAATTGGACAACAAAGACCTTACAAGAATTAGGATTTAAGATCGAATCGTATGCAACAGGTGTACTAGATAACGTATCATACAGTCAACCAAACAAAGCATTCCCTCATTATTTTATTCATGCGGTTAGGTAGTTAAAAAAAGGCTTGACAATAAATCGGTTTGGGCATACAATACTTGTATTGAAACTGATTAAAGGACTCAAGATGACTCTCTCCGATATCACTAGCGCCGTTATCTCTGGTAACTTCACCAATGAGGAACTCAACAAAGTAGCCGATGCTATCAAGTTTGCCCGTGCACAATTGGCTAAGCAAACCAAGCGTAGCATTAGCATTGGGTCTAGTGTGAAATTTTTCAATTCACGTGACGGTGTCGAAGTTCTAGGTACCGTTTCCAAAATCAATACCAAATATGTGATTGTAAAGTCTGGTTTTACGAACTGGCGTGTCCCTGCTAACATGTTGGAAAAGGCTTGACAATAAATCGGTTTGGGCATATAATACTTGTATTGATTGATTAAAGGAGTAAACAATGGTTAAGCAAGAAATCCAAACTGAATTTGTTCAAGCATTGAAACAGTTTTCCCGTAAAAACTATACCATCTACAAAAGCGACAGTTATTCCGCAGGCTACTATGAAAGCCTTGTAGCAACCATGTTTAGTAGCCTTAGCAAAAAATCTCAAAAAGAATTGCTCAAGGACATCAAAATTGCATCAGTTAGAGAAGCCTAAATTTGACAATAAATGGATTTGGGTATATAATACACTTATTGATTGATTAAAGGAACATACAAATGGCACTGACTCCCCTGACCGAACGTCAAAAAACATTGATTGTTAACAATGTCGTTAAGGCATGTAAAAACATTGACAGCCTCAACAAGACTGGTTACAACTTTATCAATTTGTGTTCTGGGTTCATTGCTCACTATGACCTTTATGGTTTCATTAGTCACTACTCGGACTATAGTTTGAAACAAGATATCTTGTCGTTTGCAGGTCAAAATCAATGGAAGAATTTTCGTCCCGGCGAACGTGACTATGACTACATGATGGCTAAGAAAGACGTTTACAATCGTATTCTTGCCCAAATTGCATAAAATAAATTTGACAATAAATCCAACCACTGTTATAGTATCAACATCTTAATTTTTCTAAGGAAGTAAAATGGCAGCATCGATCAGCGATAATCTCACAGTCACTAGCGTACAGGCACGCAAGGCTATTCTTAAGGCGTTCAAAGTCAAACGCCCTGTTTTTCTCTGGGGCCCACCCGGTATTGGTAAGTCTGAGGTTGTCTCAGAAATTACTGATGAATTGAATGGTCTTATGATTGACTTGCGCATGGCGCAAATGGAACCTACTGACATTCGAGGTATCCCTTATTTCAACAAAGACAATGGTAAGATGGACTGGGCTCCCCCAGTTGACTTGCCAGATGAGGAACTTGCTAGTCAATATCCCATCATTGTTCTTTTCCTTGATGAAATGAATAGTGCGCCCCCAGCTGTTCAGGCAGCAGGCTATCAATTGATTTTGAATCGCCGTGTTGGTAAGTACAAGTTGCCCGATAACGTTGTTATCGTTGCGGCAGGTAATCGTGAAAGTGACAAAGGTGTTACTTATCGCATGCCAATGCCCCTCGCTAATCGTTTTGTTCACATTGAAATGCGCCCTGACTTTAGTTCATGGCAAAACTGGGCCGTTAACAAGAACATCCATCAAGACGTGGTTGGTTACTTGTCGTTTGCTAAACAAGATTTGTATGATTTTGATAGCAAGAGTTCAAGCAAGGCATTTGCTACTCCCCGTAGCTGGTGTTTTGTTAGTGACTTGTTGGACGATGATGATACCGATACTGACACACTTTACAACTTGGTTGCAGGTGCTGTTGGTGAAGGCTTGGCAGTTAAGTTCATGGCTCATCGCAAGATTGCAGGTAAGATGCCCGCTCCAGCTGATATCTTGAGTGGCAAGATAACTGACTTGGCAGTTAAAGAAATTAGTGCAATGTATTCGTTGACTGTTTCAATGTGCTATGAATTGAAAGATGCCGTTGAAAACAAGAAAGTTGACAAGAAGAAGTTCCACGAAATGGCAAACAACTTTGTCACTTACATGATGAACAACTTTGAAACTGAATTGGTTGTTATGGGTGCTAAGATTGCTCTCAAGACTTATGGTCTGCCAATCGAACCTAGTCAACTGAAAAACTTTGACGAGTTCCACAAAAAGTATGGCAAGTATATTGTTGATGCAGGTAACTAAACTTAAAGGAAGTATATGAAATTCGCTACTACATCATTGGCGACAGCATTGGCAAGTGCATTGTTGTTATCGGCATGTGCTACTAAGCCCCCGGAAGTTAAGGTTGAGGCCCCGGCCCCGATCAAACTTTCGACACTTGGTAAGGATGAACAGGTTGCTGAAGAAAAACGGCAACGTGCTATTGAAACACGTAAGGCAGTTATTGTTAATTTGCCTGAATGGTTCTTGAGTCCTCCTAAGTCTGATGAAGGCACCTTGTATTCTGTCGGCACTGATAGTAGCGACCGTTTGGGTACTGCACTAGAGAAGGCTATGTTAGCGGCTAAGTTGCAACTAGCAGACCAAATCAATGGTAAAATCTCTAGCAACACACGACAAATTTTGCGTGATGGTGATGGTAAGAGTAAGTCAGTTACACAATATGACCGTGCTACTACCAACACTATTTTGCAAACTGCGGTCAAGCATTATGTTGTACAAGAAAAGAGTGTCCATGTAACTGACAAGGGTTATACTGCATTCATTTTGTTGAAGTATGATATTGAAGATGGCACTGACAAAGGAACTTCAATTGAAAATTTCACTGCTATGAAAGAGTTGGATCAAAAGGTCAAGTCTAATGCTGAGACTAAATCTCAACCAGTTAGTTCTATTGAACCTGAAAGCAAAGTATCTACTGTGCAACTTTTGGATGTAGACAATATTGAATACAAACAAAGGCGTGATGCGGCATTACAAAAACCCGGAGCAGTAGTCGGTCAAGTTACTGTTCGTTAATTAGGAGCGCAACATGCGCAGTCTGACAATTTGTTTATTAATAGGTATGGCTAACATTAGCCATGCTGAAATGTTTTCAATGGACATTGCGGCCCATTATAAAATGGGCGACAATGAATCTGTGGCTACTGCACGTAAGTTATGTGTGGCAGATGCAAAACGTCAGGCTGCGGATTACAGCGAATCCTTCGTAGAATCACAACTAACAGTGCAAACTACTGAAGACAATGACGGGCAAGAAGTGTCACGTGCCAGCAAGGAAAGTCGCACTATCAGTGCCCAACTAGTGTCTGCTAAGTTATTGGAAGAACGATTAGAGACTATGAACAATCGCATGGTATTTTCATGTGTAGTTCAAACTAAATTTGACCCTGACCAAATCAATAACAAATTGCAAGGTATCATGGATGCGCAACGATTGCAAAAACAAATTGATGCGCAAAATGCACAAATTGCTGAACTTAAAAAGCAAGTTGCTAAACCAGTTGTTCAACCCCAAACTCCTGTAGTTGCAACAGCTCTGGTCACATATACCCCACCCGTGACATATGCACAACCGGTAACCTATAACCCTCCAGTAACCTATGTACAACCTGTTACATATTACACACCTCCCCAACCAGTGAGGTACTATACACAGCCTCAAGTGATATATACTCAACCACAAACAGTATATTACAATCAACCAATTTACCAACGTGGTAGGGCTAGTCCACTTAGTAGGGTAATGTCATTCCTTCAATGAAATTTGACATTAATTCCGTTTGGTGATATAATATACAAATACTAGAAAAAGGATGTTTCATGTCAGAAGTTCTGAACCCAACTAAAAAGCGTAAGCGTAGCGAAAAATTTGAAAATCTTGTGGGTCCTACTGACCCTAAAATTGATGCTGCCGCACGTGAACGATTGATTACGGCACGTATTGGTTTGCTATTGCGTCATTCATTCTTCGGTAATCTTGCAACACGTTTGCAATTGATTAATGCTGATGAATGGTGCTCTACTGCGGCAACTGATGGCTTGAAGTTTTATTACAATTCACGCTTCATTATGATGCTAAAGCCTAAGGAAGTTGAATTCCTAGTAGGTCATGAAGTATTGCACGTAGTATACGATCACATTGGTCGCCGAGGCAATCGTGACCCTCAAATCTGGAACATTGCCGATGACTATGCAGTTAACGCAGATTTGAAACGACACAAAGTAGGTGACTTTATCACTACAGTGCCTTGCTTGTATGAAACAAAGTATGATGGCAAGCCTGCTGAGGAAATCTATGATGACCTCATGAAAAATGTTCAATATATTGATATTGATTCACTAGTTGACAAAATGCTTGACGATCACCTTGATGGTGAAGATGGCGAAGGTGACGGTGATGGCGAAGACGGTGACGGTGACAAAAAAGGTAAAGGTCGTCCCAAGATGAGTTCTGAGGAACGTGAACGTGTTCGTCAGGAAGTCAAACAAGCTATTATCAATGCCGCGCAAGGCTCAGAGCCCGGCAGTGTGCCTAAGGGTGTTGAGCGTTTGATTAAACAACAAACTAACCCTATCATGCCCTGGCGTGAATTGATTCAAACTAACTTGACTAGTGCAATCAAAAGTGACTTTAGCTGGATGCGCCCTAGCCGTCGTAGTTGGCACATGGATGCTATCATGCCCGGCATGAACCCCGGCGAAGAAATCGATGTGACTGTTTTTATTGACTTGTCAGGTAGTATTTCAAGTGAGCAAGGTAAGGCATTCATTAGTGAAGTGTCAGGTATGATGCAATCGTTCGATGGTTACAAAATCAATATCGCATGTTTCGATACTGAAGTTTATAACTACCAAACATACACTAGCGAAACACTAGAAGATATTGGTGAATATCAATTGGTAGGTGGCGGTGGTACTGACTTTGATAGTATCTTTCGTTATTTGAAAGATAATGCATTGAACCCAAATCGATTGATTGTGTT